TTACACCGCTTCATATAATTTTGATACAACGTCATTTTTTAAATCCATACTAGAAACATCATAAGTGTAGTTTCGAGCATTAACTTGTTTAGTATGTCCCAACAATGCCGATGCTATAACATCTGGAACGCCAGAAGCTTTTAAATGCGAGTTAACAGTTCTCCTAATTGCATGAATGCTCCAGTTCCGAATACCCAATTTTTTACACCGATAACTCAAACAGTCTGAGATAGCATATGCATGTATTTTTCCGTTTTCTCCTGAGAATACATACTCTCCAAAATATCCATTTTTCATTTCTTGTTTTTTAACTTCATTTAATATACGTTTTACATCTTGCGACAATGGGAATAATCGAGATTTTCCTGTTTTGGTTTTACCTACTGAATATGTTTTGGTCACCCTATCATATCTTTCAGAATATTGTATGACTAAATATCCGAGTTTTTCTCTAACATCTGACCATTTTAGTCCAGTCAATTCTCCTATTCGCATTCCTGTATAGAAAGCTAATTCAACCGCATACAAAGGGATATATGCTGGTTTCTCGTGCTTATCCTGCTGTATCAGACTAAGCAACTCATGAACGTCTTCATTTGATAAAACACGCTCTTCTGCCAAATCCAAATCAAAGTCTACTTTACAAAATCGCAAAAATGCTTGCTGTTCAACATATTCACACGGATTCTCTACAATTTGCCTTTTAGTCCGTGCATGTTTGAAAACTCCTTTTATATATCCAAACAGAGCTTTTGCTCCCTTTTCTTTAAGTCGAATTTCTTTTACCCGATTTACCATAAATATAGTAATGTCTTCGTCTGTAATTTGACGAATATCCATATACTCTATTCTTTGACCTTTAAAAAATCTCTTATAGTCTGAATCATATTTTAAAAGAGTATTATTTGCTACACCAAACATTTCTTGTTTGTTTCTCCACCGTCGCCACCAGTATTCAAACGTATACTCTGTTTGCTCTTTGTAATAATCAACTATTAAATTTTCAATGTCCTTTTTAGAATTCCTCTTTCTAGGGACTCTACCTTTTTCTTTATCAGGAAGATAAGTATGCCATTTTCCATCTTTACCTTCCCAAATACTATACGGATGCTGTTCTAAAATTTCTTTTCTTTTATTCATATTTACTGCATCCTGTATGTGCGATAAATCAATTATACCTTGCTCAATGGCATAATTCAATATTTCGCTATTCATTGGTTTTTCTATATTAAAATCTCCTTTCACACTAGGTAATTCATCTTACCCAGTGTATATACAAAATATCATCAATCATCAAATAAGGATTTATGCTACTTTATTCTGCCCTTCAATATATCCTACAAGTTCTTTGAAGTATGGCACATTGTCTAACATCCACTGGCAGAAGATTCTCCAATCCTTTACTGGATGTGTTTTTCGTGAAAAATACATATTTAAAAGCACTTCATATGTAAGAGAAAGATTTGCTGTGATATTATATCCCATAGGCAACATTTCAAGAATTGCATTCCAAATACTCTTATCCTTTGTTGCATTGTACTCATCTTTAAGTTCATTTAGTTATTTTCTGTATGTTGCTTAACTTTGTAACCAAGCGTGTTTTCAACGTCTGAAGTATTACTTTCATCATGGCTTGATAATGAGAATTTCTCAATTACAACATCAATACCTTCATGAGAAAAACTATCTAAGTCAAACTCTTTTTTATGAATTGTGTGCATCTTAGAGCAACTACATCTTGTTGTTCCAACTTTATATGTATCTGCCTGCGCCCACCATGTGTGATGAGATGTAATTCGTAATCCAACTGGCAGTGATCGTAAGGCTTTTCTGTGATCTTTTCCTGCTCTTGCAAGTCTTTTAAATAAACCTAAATCCTTCTCTCCCATACAAAAACATGGATGCCAGATTTCTACGTTTCTTTCTTTATCATATTCTGTTGTATGTCCAATGTAGCTATCACTTAAATGCCAACTATCGTATGCGTTTCTAGCTCCTTCAATAGCAAACATCCACTGCTCTGGGCTTGGAAATACTGGGTGTTCAATTTTAATCATATATAAACTCCTCCTATTTTAAATATGAAGAGAATACTAATTTCTCTTTATCTTTATTATCAACTGTTACATATCCGTGGACATTAGGCGGATGCCCTGACCAACTGATGTAGATTTTATAATAATATCTCGTACAATCAACATATTTACGTGTCACAATACAGACATATCCTTTATTCATGAAGTCTTCTAATACTGCAATACAAGAATCAAGTGATTTGCTAGTGTCGCAAGACATTGGTTTTGTCGTAAAATACACTTCTGTTTTGCCATCCGTCTGTGCGGTTTCCCATATATCATTTACTAAGTTGTCATATAGGTCATCAAATATTTCACTTAATTGCGCCTCGGACTGTTGCCGTGAATACTCTTTCATATCCACAGCATTGATCAGTCCTTTTGTTTGTGCAAAATAATTCATTTATTTACCCGTACTTCCAATTCCGCCAGTTCTTTTAGTTGTTACAGCTTCTTTATCGGCTACACCATAAGGTAGGAAAACTCCTTGTGCAAATGCATCACCTTTCTTGAGTTTCAGTGGTTCATTGCCATGGTTCTCAACCTTGATAAAGATATGTCCTTCATTGTCTGCATGGTAGTAGTCACCGTCAATTACTCCTGTACCGTTACCAATTCTAGCCTGTGCCTTGATGCCCAAGCTACTTCGAATGAACACTAATAACACCCATCCTTTTTCAATCTTACATCTGATTCCTGTTGGAATAACTCGTGCATCTCCTGGACGAATTGTAATATCTGCTGGACTAATGAAGTCATGTCCTGCGGAGTCAACTGTTTTACGATAAGGTAATTTTAAGCCACCATAGATTGATTCTTCTGGATATCTAATCATCTGTTTCTCCCAGTCCTGTACGAACTGGTCAAACGATACTTTCTCAAACTCTGCAACTTTCATTAATCCGCTTTCTGTTAATAATCCCATATATGTATTTCCTTTCCATTTTCTTCGTGCAACTTTCACAAAATTTCGTGTTTTATAATTAAGTCTATTTATTTTGACTTCTATATAATCTTTCAACTGATTTAATCTACTTTGTTTTCCATAAGCCACATATATTTTAGTTCTCATTACTGTTCACTAAGCATCAGAGGTAATCCAACTTCGTTATAATAAGAATCCTCAAAAGTCATTTCTGGTTCGTCTTTGTACTGTTCTTTTAATTTTTCAACCAACAGATCTTTCTGTTTTTTCACTTCATCTTCAGTGCCATGCACAATTAAAGTCACATTGCCGTCATATACACCATCATTAAATGTTTCAACTTCGATCATATATAACTGACGGTCTGTGTTAAGACTTGACTTTTTAGCCGCCAGATACAGATAATCTTTTGGCAATTTATATTTCTTGAGCAGCTTGTCAACATCTTTAATGAAATCAAGTTTGTGTTTTTCTTTTTTAATCTGCTTCTGTAAGTCTGTGTTTTCTACGTTTCTTTTATCGTTTTCGGTCATCATTACATTATTTGTATTCATAGTAAATTCTCCTTGTGTAGTTCATTTTCTGTATATCGGCAATATTCATCCCATAATCCTTTGGCATGAATATAGTTCTTGCCTTTCAATCCCATCTTCTTCTGTTCTGCTTTCAAGTCTTGGAATGTAAACTTGCGTGAGCATATCTTTTCTTTTAAGAATCTAGTTGCAATCCGCCCTACCTTATACATCTCCTCACGCTTCAAATTTGCAGTTAATTTCTTGTAAGTACTCAATTCATCATCTGGAATTTTATAAGGTGTTTTTGGCAAATTTTTCAGTGAAAAAGGTGAGATATATTTGCAAGTTCCATCATCACGGATTCTACTCTTCTGTGCCTTCAACAACTCAGCAACAGTATCCAGATGTTTCACATCAAATCTAAACAGCACTTCTTTATCAGTTTCTTCTATACAATAAGGAATATCTTCGTCTATCTCTCGAATTGCCTTTATAATGTTATGCCCTCTTATTAATGAGGGGATATAAGCTACAAGGGTATATTCGCCTCTATGCTTGCCTTTGCCATAGTAATATATCTGATTGCCAAATGAGCATTTTATGTACAAATCATCAAAGCTAGGATCTATTAATCCTGCATCAGTTCTAGGGAAATCATTAGTATCCATGTTATATGCTGCTACAACACGATACTTTTCAAAATATTCTTTACGCTGTAAGAAATTAGCCGTAGTAATTCACTCCTTATTTAGTTGATTTTGATTTAGTTGTCTTAGGTGTAATACCTGTTGGCGGTGCATCATTTGTATTTTTGTATACATCACGCACCATCTTCTGAATTGTTCGCAGACTCAAGCCATATGAGAGCTGCAACTCAATAACCGCTTTGGAAAGTTCTTCCATTACTCTTCGTCCTCCTCGCCTGTAATAATGTCATCATTGTCTTCATCAGACTTATCGTCTAATTCATCGATCTCATCATCAATTTCTTCTCGTTCCTGTTCGAGAAATTCAATCTTTGCCTCATTGTCATCAATCAATTCCTGAAGTCTAGCAATGTCAAGTTTGCGGATAAGGAATCCGCCTGCTACCATAGCACCAAGAAATGTGCCAATGGCAACAGTTCCAAAATTGCAAAGCATAAACTGCCATAAGTGTAATTTAATCATCTGTATCCTCCCATACTACGTTGACTTTGAACCCTAATTCCTTTAAAACATCTGTAAAATCATCAACATCTAATTTATGGTTTTCTATTTTAGTCCCATTGACTTCAATAGATTGCCAGTCGTCAAATTTAATGATCGTAATTGTATTTGGTTCTTTTACTTCTTTGTCTTCTTTATATTCCTCTTTGTACATGTCAAAGTCTTCGCATAAAGCACACTCAAAAGAAGTATACCTATTAGCACAACTTTGACACTGTGAATATAAATTGTCTAAATATCTATTCTTTTCGCTCATATTCCTCCATTATCAATATCGTTCCACTTCCCATCGCACCATTACTTCTTGTGGAAAGCGTTGAAGCAATATTTTTTACTTCTAAGCAGTTATATACATCAAAAAATTCTGGGAAATATTTATGTTTTTTATAAAATTCTTCATATTTATTATTTACCCACTTACTTTTTGTAAGTTGTAAATGATTTATTTTAACAAATTTTCTACTATCTCCACAGACATGCACTATATTGCCTGTGGATTTGTAAAATTTCCTTCATTAATTCCCTGATATAATCGATCTAATGCCACCTCAAATGCTCCAATACCAGAAAAGAAACTGCTTAACTTAAGATTGTCAAATAGATATGGCATTGCTTTGTATAATTCAACAAATATGTAATATAAAACATCTACAACAATTGAATTCCCCGCCTGTTTATATAGCTGACTATTGCTGTTTACTTGTTCGGCAGCCTCAAATGATTTATCATCGAATCCCATCAGTCTCCAACATTCTTTTGGAGTTAATTTTCGGATTCTAATATCATTTGTAACCGGCAAAATTGCAGTCTTAAATCCTTCTGGTCTTGTAGTTAATGTAGGACAAATATTTCCATCTTCTTGAACTCGACCTCTTCTAGTTGTAGAATCTGGATATGAAAGATTAGCAACGCCACCAACTACACACTCCGTATAGCCTTTCTTAGTTGCCTGTTTAATTGCTACTTTTGGCATTCTATTGCCACCACTACATGTATCCATTGTTGGGCTAATATAATTTGGATCATATACTCTTCCTGCTTGTGGGTTTGGTTCTTTATTTGTTCCATATAACTGCCCAACCTGTACGCATTTTGGATCTTTAAAGTCTCTGCTTAATAATGTCTGGCAACATTCTGAATTCTGAATTCTTGTTCGTGCCTGTGTAAACGTACTTGTTTTTATTTTGTTAATTTGTTTTTGACTCAAGTAAAATTTCTCATCTACTTCGTCATCCAATATATCTCTCAAACGAATACCATTATCAAATGATTCTGGATATTTAAATTCCCCATTATCTAGTTCTTTCTTAATAAAAATCAGATATACTCTTTCTCTGTTTTGTGGGATACCGTAATGTTTTGCATTGAGAACTTTCCAATATACGTTATATCCATATTCTTCGAGTTCCTGTGTAAATAATTTAAAAGTTGTGTCTTTAAATTTTTTACCTACAATATTTTTTACATTTTCGTAAATACCGAAGTTCGGTTTATTGGCACGAATAACTCTTAAGTATTCAACTAGCAGAGAAGACCTTGTCTTTTCAATATCTTTTGCCCCACATTCTGGGCATTTATCACGTTCAGACCAATGAACTGTTAATGGGTTGTAAGCATGTCCACACTGCTTGCAAGTCCAAACTGAACCTTTTCCTTTCCCTGCAACACTAAAGTCCTGGCATGGTGAGCCTCCACAAATCATATTAAATGGTTTGAGTTTTGTTTCATCCACTTTTGTAATATCACCAAGATTCAGTGATTCATCTACGTTATGTACTGCACAATAAGATTTGATAGCAAATTTATCAAACTCGCAAAAATTTACTAATTCCCATGCTTTGTTTTTTGAAGTTTTGTTTTTATCTACGGTTCAATTTCTGTAGGTAAAACAATACAAAAACAAATACATAAGAAAGGTTTTATCAAGTAATCCTAGGTAAAACGCAGTGCGCTGCCTTGTAAATACAAGGTTTAAATGACAGAAAATAAAAACAAAATTTTAAAGTCATCATATGGAAGAAATAAGACATGTCTAATCTATAGATATTTCTCCTCGAATAGTCATCAGAAATGTAACTAGAAATGTTACATTATATATAGGTTGCGATACCAACACTAATCATACAAATATAAGCTGTGATCATCGCCCATTCAATATAGAACTTCAATAATCCTGAAGCCTTAAAATCTTTTATTGGATCAACACTTCTCTCAATTATGGAAAAGAATAGTGCGGCAGCAAGTCCTATCAACATGATTATTGTAATCGTTAAGCTTGTTGTTAACATTGATTGTCCAATAAAAAAGAATATATTTCTTAAGATTCTTTTACACCAACCTTTCTTAATATTTAATCAAAAACAGAAATGTAATTGAAACATACATGAAACTCAAATACCAAGGCTGCTGTGGAAATATTTCAAAAAATAGTGTTGCAGACCTGTTATTTATATATTACTACCATTGACGGGAATGGAGCAGACTGTGTTGCATCTCCAAACTTTAATCTTCCTTTTATAAATCTAATTTCTGCTTTATGATATATATATTCATGAAAGTATCTTGTGTCAGTTCTTGCTGGTATCAGCATTACAACTGTAGTTTTATCTTTTTTTGATTGTTCATAACTATATTTAACCCATTTTGAAATTTCTCGACCATATGGTGGATTACAGAAAACTGTATGCCCCCCCAGTCTTGATTTAATCCATTCTGCTCTTTTGTGAAGAACAGGTCGCATTTATGATTTTTACTGTCTGCACAAGGATCTAAAGTAAAATGAAATTCTTCATTAAGTTTATCAAAAAAATCTTGTGGCGTAGCCCAATTATCTGTCTTAGAAGACATACATGCTGTTATATTTGCCATTTAATTATCTCCTACTCTTTTGAATCTATACTTCTGCTCTACATCTGGGTATTTCTCGTGATCAACTTCACTCAGAAACATCTCAACTGGTCTGGCATAGATACCAAACTCATCATACATCGCCTGATAAATTACTAGTTTTTCATTTGTTTCTGTCTGAGTAGCGATGCCAATCACTTTGTAAAAATGTCCTTTGAAATGTTTGTAAATATCGTCTTTCTTTGGTAAAACTTTATTATTCATTAAATGGTTCAAACCTCCCTACTAAGCCACCAAGTACAAACCCTTTCCCAGTACCACTATCTTTATTGGTAAATACAGACGAAATAAATCCATTGATTCTGCAAGCTTTGTCATTTTTTAACTCTGTTTTATATCGTTTGTAAAAATTCACAAGATCATCTCGACTAACGCCAATTGCCGATGTTACAAATTCAAGTAATTCCTTATCACCGAAATCGTCTCCTCGGCAAAAATTACAACTACGAATTTCTTCCTTAGAACCATCTTCGTGTGTAATCACTTCTTCTCTATATCCGTCTGCGCAATCAGCAAATGTCTCGCCACATTCACATGTTCTATAATCTGTACTCATATTCACTCACTCTCTTGTTCTTTATCTTCTTTTACAAGAATTGCTTTCCAAGTTCTACTATTGCACGAAGATGCTGAGATTTTGTATCCATCATTTAAGTAATCATTTAAAGCAATCTCATAATATTTTTCATTAGCTTCACTGATGGTTACTACTTTTTTAAATTTGTTCTCATCATTTGGAACCTGTTCTCCTTGTTCAATTTTGACCAAAGTTCCAATAATATTGCGTAATTCTGATGCTTTAATGTATGCAATATTGCGGTCATTTTTACTATTACACCATCGCAAGTAATATCGATCTAATGTATCAATAACTTCTTTTAAGTGTTCTCTTGAATGCCCTCGCATACCTATCTCCTTTCTAAATTGTCTCCCACCATAGATCGTGTACTTTCTTATAGCCACCTCGACTTGACACATCTAATACTCTGCGAACTTTCTTATTGGACAGTTTCTTATGAAATCTGTAATCATCCCAAGCGCTGATATAAAATCTTTTATAGTAAGGTTTCTTACGAGGTATTTCATAGAATCCACAATAATACTTATCTACATATTGCACAGGTTCAGGATACCCACCGATATTTTTAAATCTCGCCAATCTTTGTTGGTATTTCTTCCTACGATTTCTCTTATTCAACATCGTCTTACGATTCTGCTGAAATTTTGTAGGAACATATTGCATAAAGTCCGTATCCTGTGGACAGTCTTTTGATTTTGACATAATTAGTACACTCCTTTCTATGATGGGATAAAAGTGGAATTTTATTACTATATTTAATGTGAAAAATCCCTTATATTTTAACGATTTTCTTATGTCTATTTTAATAATTTTGACAAAAGCGTTTTATTTCACTCGCTCTCATTGTGTCTTTCTGTTGTGGACAGATTATTGGAAGTGTCTTTCCATAAAACTACCACATTTCGCTCTAATGATTTTTGCACATCAATCACTCTTTGATTTGTCGATCCTGCCCACGGATATGACATATCTTTCAATTCGTCTACATACTGTCCATCCACAAGGACATCTATATAAGGAAGAATCTCAAGTCGGCAATCGTACATAAGATGGTTTGTTCTACTTCTGCGAGAATACTCAGCCAAGTCTAAACCGATGTCTTCTGCCTTATTTCCTGTATATAACCAGATTTTTTTGTCTGGTATAAACTCTTTGACAAATTTGCATATTGCAGAAACACCATCTCTATTTTCTTTTGCTAAAGGCTCACCGCCAAGAATACTTAACCTTGTATATTGGGGCTTTGATAACTGATGCAATAGTTCCTCAATTTCTTTAAAAGTTAATTTATTGCCGCCATTAAAATCCCACGTTTCTTTATTAAAACAATTCTTACAATGGAAGTGGCATCCTTGAACGAAGAGGGCTACGCCAAGCCCTTCTCCGTTGCTAATGTCCATTTTTCTTATTGAAGCGTATCTCATCTATTCAGCTCCTTATCATCTAAGTGGTAAACTCGATCATGGATATCACCATATCTTCCTTGATTGCCTCCATTCTTAGAAGTCCCAATGTAACCACAGCATCTGAATGCAATATCCATAGTCGAACCATCTTCATTTCCACACTGAGGACATCTCCATTTCAAAATACCATCTTCGTCAACTAATGGAATATCGCCAGAGTATCCACATTTTTCACAATAGCAGCTCTTTGTATTGATTTCTGCATACATAATATGATCGTACATATATTTAATTACTTCCAATAAAGCACTCACATTATGTTCCATATTAGGAGTTTCAATATAACTTATTGCCCCTCCTGGACTGAGTTTCTGGAATTTTGATTCAATACGAAGTTTGTCAAATGCGTCAATTTCTTCAAATACTGGAATATGATAGCTGTTTGTAATGTAATTTCTGTCCTTCCCGTCAATTTTTTTAAACACATCATTACCAAATCGTTTCTTTAAACACTTGGCAAATTTATACGTTGTAGACTCTAAAGGCGTACCGTAAATACTGTAATCAATGTTTTCTTCATTCTTCCACTGCTCACATTTGTCATTCATTCGTTTCATGATTTCTAATCCAAATTTTTCACCAACTCCACCATCTGAATGAGAATGTCCAGTCATATATTTGACGCATTCATATAATCCTGCATAGCCTAATGAAATAGTTGAGTATCCATCAAATAATAATGGATCAATTACCTCATGCTTTTTCAGTCTGCTATATGCCCCATACTGCCAAAGAACAGGTGCTACATCTGACTTTGTTCCAAGGAGACGTTTATGTCTTTCTTTAAGTGCTTTATGACATAATTCTGTTCGTTCATCAAACAATGCCCAAAATTCATCCATATTCTTTTTAGAAGACAATGCGATATCTGGAAGAGATAATGTAACGACTCCTTGGTTAAATCTACCATAATATTTATGCTGCTTTGGGTCATAATTTTTTGCGTGTGCAATATTGCCAATCCCTTTGTCTGTAAAACGATCGGGTGTTAAGAACGACCTGCACCCCATGCAAGTATAAACATCACCTTTTAACTCTTTCATAACCTTTTCAGAGATGTAATCTGGAACCAATCTTTTTGCAGAACATTTGGCTGCTAATTTTGTCAGATACCAATATTCTGTAGACTCATTACAATTATCATCTTCTAAAACATAAATTAATTTTGGAAATGCTGGTGCAACAAATACGCCATCTTCATTTTTAACTCCTTCATCTCTTTGCCTAATCATCTCTTCAATCAATAAAGCCAAATCTTTTTTCTCTTGCGGTGTTTTGGCTTCATTCAGATACATAAAAATGGAAATAAATGGAGATTGTCCGTTAGTCGTCATAAGCGTGATCAGCTGATATTGTATAATTTGTATACCTTTTTTGACTTCTTCATACAATCTATTGGCTACAATTTTTTCAATATGCTGTTCTTTATATGGAATATCAATATGCGCCCATTCTAATTCAACTTCAGATCTAATTTTCTTTCTACTCACATCTACAAATGGTGCTAAATGTGCTAAAGAAATACTCTGTCCGCCATACTGAGAACTAGCCACTTGTGCAATGCCTTGAGTCGTAATATTGCAAGCAGTTGAAAATGAATGTGGCTTTTCAATTAATACTTCGCTAATTACTGTGCCATTCTGAAGCATGTCTTCAATATTTAATAATCCACAATTATGCATTTTCTGTAAAAAATAATCTCTGTCATGAAAATGAATGATACCTTCCTTATGTGCTTGAACAATTTCTGGTGGAAGTAAATAGCGTTCTGTTGCATCTTCGCTAACGATACCAGCAATATAATCTCTTTTTGTTGGATTTAATACAGAGTTTTTATTTGCATTTTCATCTTTAATTTCTTCGTTGGCATCCTCAATAAGCCCAAGAACTTCGCTGTCAATAGAGTCATAATTCTCTCTCTGGAACTCTCGAACACTGCGATAACCTTCATATGCTTTTGCAGTTAATTCCTGCCCTTTCTCAACAAGCTTTTTGAATACCATTGCTTCAATTGTAGAAATGTCAATCTCTTCTGGTAATTTACTGCAATCATTTTCGATTTCTATTGCAATCTGTTTTGCAATATCTTCCTTAATTAATCCAGATCCATTCTTCATTGCTTTCATAATCGCTGTGTAAATTTTGGTCTTGTCGAAATCTACAACAGTACAATCTCTTTTAATTACCTTCAATAAAAGACCTCCAATAAATTATTTAATAATATCATCATCTATATGTAACGCACCCATCTCCTGCTTTCTTGCAGTTCAACGTATATCGTGCATCGTTACCATCACCATCAATCTTTTCGGTTGATACACTTTCAATTATCATTGTCTTACCTGTTTCTACATCCTTAACAAGTACCTCTTTTTCTATATGTAGTTTAGAAACTAAATTTCTAAGCTGATTAATTGTTCTGATCAACTTCCTTTGTTGTCGCTCCTTCCGTGTCTCTAATCTGTCTTTTAAATCTTTCTAGCTCAGCCATAATATTTAAACAAGTCATAGATAAACTTCCTTCATTATTAATAATTGCATCACATAAATCATAAGCTTCTTCAAAAGCAGATTCGTCTTTTTTCATTCTTTCATCAATTGCATCACTTGTATCTCCACGATCTTTCATTCTCTGAGTACGTGTAGAACTTGGAGTATCAATACATAATGCCAAGATATGTTTCTTATGATAATTTTCTTTTAACTGTTTTAGTCCTGGAACATCAACTACATATACGTCTGCATCATCACACTGACTTTCTGTAGCACAATACCAATTGCCAGTATAATGATTCTCTGCAACCTTGCCTGTAATTCTGGAATACTGAGCTAAGTTTACATATGTATGATCATCAAGTTTATCTGCTCTCTTCTCTCTGGTTGTATATGATCGTATATATTTCAGACCGTAAACGTCTTCCAGATACTTCGCTGAGACACTTTTGCCTGCTCCAGATCGCCCAACCAGAGCGATTAAAACATTACTTTTATCTCCTGTCATCTCTATGAGTCCTTTTCTAATTTCTTAATTCTTCTGTTGATTTTTGTTACGATTTTGCCGTTATCTTTGCCTCTAGCGATTAAGACGGCTTTTCTATCCTTTAATAAATTTAACTGCTCTAATTTTGTCATATACTCATTTTCTCCTTAGGCTATATTTTAGTTTTACAAGTCATCAATCCATGAACGATGTCACCACATAGAAGGCGATCGCCATTAATACAATTGTTACAATTACTACTAATCCAATTGGTATTACAATATTTGTTATCATCCAAAACGCAAATGCAAATACACCAACAGATATGAATGTTGCAAGAAACCAGACGATGGTCAGTCCGATCATCGACAAGAAAAATTTTAAGATTTTCTTTAAAAATTTTAAGATTTTCTTTATGATATTTAATCACCTACCTTCAATCCCATTTCCATATACAATTCATCTACTGCATTTCCTTTTCTCTGAAGACAACTATAAATTTTCTCATCAATCGTATGTTTGCCTCGTAGAATAATATATGTACACTTATTTTCTTGCCCAATTCTATGTATTCGATCTTGGCTCTGGCGATACTCTTCATAACTGAAACTTAACGAATAGTAAATATTGTAAGTGCAATTTACAAATGTCAAGCCTTTACCAAGAAGCTTTGGGTGAACAAATAATTTCTGAATTTTGCCAGCTTTGAATTTCCGAATAATATCATCACGATCTTTATTCTTAGATGTGAGTGCAACACCATTATACTTTTCAGCCAGACGTTCAATCTCATGCTGGAATTGACACCATATAATAATCGGCTTATCTCCAATTTCTTCAAATGATTGCTCTAACACCTTGTCTTTGTTTGTTTCGAAATCGTCAATATTACCTTCTTTATTGATAACAAACCCACTAACAATCTCTCGCAATTTCATAAGCTTCGCAGTAAATTCAAATTTAGACCATTCATTGATATTGTCTTTGATATTTTTAACCATATTGTTATAATGTCGTTTTTGTTCACTACCAAGATCAAACTCTTTAATCTGAAATACTTTTGGCGGTAAATCTACACAATCTTCTTTCTTTAAGAATACAGATTTCTCTCTTAAACGATTAAAATATGCTTCTTTATTCTCTTGCGTCTGATACCACCTATGAGGATTCTGCATATCCTGCGTGAAATAGTGAGCTTGGAATCCAAAAAAGTTATTACCGAACACATCCGCATCAACAAATTTCATTTGTGGAAATATTTCTGAATTATGATTAGGCGTTGGTGTTCCACTTAAAACGAACCTATGTGGGATCACATCAATCAATTGCAATAATTCATTTGTAATTTGAGCACTCATGTTTTTCATTACTTGACTTTCATCAACGATTACGCATTGAAAATCCATTGCTAAAATCTTCTTTTTCAAAATCTTAAAGCTCTCATAATTCATCACATAAACATCTGAGTCAATAGCCATAGCATCAAATCTCTTTTTACTTGACGTAGCCCAACAATTTGTGATCTCTAATTCTGGGTAAAATTTCTTGCAATCATCTACCCATGCAGTTTCAATAACGGATAACGGACAAAGAATTAATGTTTTACCATAATGTTTTGCGATTTCAAGACCCATCAAAGTTTTTCCTGTACCAGTATCGGCAAAAATACCATAACTGCCTTCATTCAATGCTTTATTTACAATATCTTTTTGATATTTCCTCAGATGTGGAGAAAGTTCATAATGAACAATCTCCTTCTTTGGAATTTTAATATTGGTATCAATTAAACCATATTGCTGTAATTTAGTGATTGCAGAGTCAGGGAATTCCCATTTTCCTGCTCTAAATTTGCGTCCTTCAATCGTTCTGATATATGGAATTTTCTCTACTGGAACTTCTAAAGCTACCAATTACTCACCTGCTTCTGCTTTTGCAGCATCTTTAAGTTTTTTGATTTCTGATTTTTTCATACCTAAAGCATTTAACTGTGCTTCTAATTCTTTAATTTCGGCACGAATATCTTTCTTTTTCTTTATCAATGCTTTCTTTTCTTCTTTGGCTGCCTTCGCTTTTGCGCTCTGTTCTTTACCAATCAGTAACTGTTCATTAAATCGTTCTTTCATTGCATCGATAGAATCATCTGTTTCGAACATTGAATCATCCCATGAATCAAAGCGTTTTTCATTTGCTAAATCATAGAATTCTTTATTAAGTTCAATACCAATGGCATTTCTACCATTTTCAATGGCAACTTTATTAACAGTTCCTGCACCAGCAAATGGATCTAAAATTGTGTCTCCTGGACAAGACCAAAGTTTAATACAACGCTTAACTAATTCTTCAGCGAACGGGGTTGTGTGTCCGATCCCTGAATTACTAATATTCCATACACCATCTGCCCAATCAGCCCATTCTGCTAAAGTAATATCAGATGCTTTGATCAATTCACAATCGCCTGATTTTTTATATACATAAACAAATCCAACATTGGCTGCGAGAATTGTATCTCTTGCTTTCATATTTCTATAATACAGATTTCCCTGTGCTAACATGGCTCTCTGTGCAGAATATTTTCTCCAAAATGCTTTTGTCCAAAGTGAGAAATTATTATCTAAGAAAATCTGGTTAATAGCACCAGTTAGACTTTCCTGTCCCATTTTGTTATCTCTACCAATGGTATAATTGTAGTCTTCAAACTGCATAATGAATTTACCACCTGGTTTTAAAACTCTTTCACATTCTGCAATAACAAGTCCTAACAGATAATAATACTCTTCGTAGCTCTCACAATTTGATAAATCACTTGGATCATTGCTATAAACTCTAAGGTTGTGGTATGGCGGAGATGTAATTACCATATCTACTGTTTCAGCATCCATCTTCTTTAATTCTTTTAAACAATCACCATTAATCCAGTTATTAAATAATTTCATATGTAACTCCTTAATATATTTTTTATTTCATCAAAGATTAATTTTATCTAATATCTAACGTCGATTCCTTCGATGTCTGCCCTCTTGCAAAGAACAGACATATAATCTTCCATTGCCATAAGCTGTTCATTGTAGATTTCTCGATCACACGTTGGAGTAAACTCTAGTTTTCCATCATCCCATTTTTTTAACATCTTTTTTAATCCACGATGTCTAATTTCTACCTGTGCATACTCCGCAATAAATCTTTCTTTGTAATCTTCGCTGCACATTGGCTCTACTGTATCTTTTAATGTTTCAATTTTCATAATTAATTCTCCTATCTTCTAAACTGTCGCACTAAACATTCTGCCGCATCCATAATCCATGCATCTCTTTTGACTATTGCAGCCGAAATTTGTTCAGCTTCCCTTTTCTTTTTCTGCTGTATTCGCTCCCAATGTTTTTGTGCTTTGTCCATTCAGCTCACCTTTACTCTTCCGTATGACATGTATTTGTCAGTTTCTTATACACATCTTCATATAATTCCTGTTTGTCTCCGTTGTATGTATACTCTGCGTAAATACCATCCCCACTTACTGTCGTAGATGCTAAACATTTATAATTCTGCAAAGTCTTGCAACTCCAAACGACAAACACATTACTGAGATCAATTTTCATTGCCAAATGACTTCTCTCACAATGTTTGTTATACCAATCTACTAATTTTCTCTTACATACACTCTGAAAGTGATCCATTCCTGTAATAATCATCTTGTTTTCTCCTTATTTACTCTCTGTAACTTTAAATGGAACAATTGATTCTGGAATATAGTTAACTTCATATTTATATTTGTTAACTTTAGCCCCTCCTAAATCTTCGATTACATACATACTATCTCGGTTCATGTGGACAATATGTTTCTTATATGAGCCATCTGCTGTTTCGACAATAAGTTTTACTTTCTTACTGCCTTCATCTTCTAAGGAAAATGCTCCGACAATTTCAAACTCTACTTTGTCTGTCCTTGTATTAATTACAGCAAATCGTCTCAAGACGTTAAAATTGTCTGCTTCTTTAGATACATTAGTAGATACTTTATCTGCCTCTGTGCATCCTGTCACGATACCACCAATACTGAGACATCCAATTGCAGCAATAATCGCCATTCGTTTTTTAATGTTTAATTTCATATATTCAATTTTCTCCTTTTAAAATTTAGGTCGTTTAATCTCTTTTTGTTTTGACCAATCAATTTCTGAAGGTTCTACACCTGTCTGCTGTTTGTAGAATTCATAATCTTCTGTCCAAAACTCTGCATCTTCATCTTTAACGAAGTAACTCTCGTCAAAAACTAGATCCATCTCATCTGGTGTAGTGAGATACTTTACTTTACAACGCCTACCGTATTTGTATGTTTCTCAGTTATAGCTGATTGAGCATGGTTCCCAGATGCGATATTCTACATAATTGTCTTTTACAACAAACCTTTCGATTTTGCTTTCTGGGATTCCCAGCCTAACAAAACATTCATAAATGGTTAGTTTATTCACTCGTATCTCCCTTCAGAATCTTGATTAATCCATATTCATCAATGATCGGAATGCCTAACTGTTGTGCCTTTTTATTCTTACTGCTTGTAGAATTCACATCATTGTTCACAAGATAATTCGTATTCTTTGATACAGATCCTGCAACCTTGCCACCTCTGGACTCAATTTCATCTTTGATCGCATTACGATTGGCAAACTTATTTACCTTACCAGTTACAACAAAAGTCATTCCTGTGAGATCAACCGCTGATTCTTTCTTACTTTCTGGCATTTCAAATTCAAGTTCTTCTGCTAATTTCTCGACCATCCCAAGATTTTCTTTGAAATAATCATCCATTGACAATGAAGTATTGATACCAATACCATCAATATGTCCAAAATATTTTCTCTGTTTGATTCTTTTAATAAATACATCGTATGGATTTTCATTATTCGATAGAGAAATCTTATCAATAAGCTTGCAAATATCCTTTGCCGTTGACTTCCCGACAAGCTCAATACCAAGTGCTGTTACGAAATTAACCAGTTTACATCTGCGACTTTCCTCGATGCTATTTAATAAGGAAGAAACACTTTTTGCACCAAATCCATCAAGGTTCTTCATTTCAGATTTATGTTCTGCTAAATTATAAATATCTGTATAATCTTTTAGCCATCCAAGATCAATAAATCTTTTCAGAGTTGCTTCGGACAAACCTTGAATATTCATTGCATCTCTGGAAACAAAATTCACAAACTTGCTTAACAATTTCGCCTTGCAATCAGGATTTATACATTTCAGGACTTTACTACCATTCTCGTTGATAATTTTTGCTTCACCACCACAAGTTGGACAAGTGTCTGGAATCTTGAATGTATTGCTTCTTGTCAGATTATCGTGTACTTTTGGAATTACCATATTACTACGATAAACCTGAATCGTATCGCCTACACCAAGTTCTAATCCTTCAATGTAACTTACATTATGTAATGTGGCTCTTGTGGTTTCTGCGCCATCAAGATCAACTGGATCAAATACTGCAACTGGATTAATCAACCCTGTACGAGATGTATTCCATTCAATATCTCTGATCGTTGTTTCGTAGAGGTCGTCGATCCACTTTAATGCCATCATATTTAATGGATGATGTCCCGTTGCCCCAAGTGATTTACCATATTGATAATTGTTATAAGTGAAAATCAGACCATCAACAGGATATTCATATGCCTCTGGATCAAATTTCTCAATATATTCTTCGACATTATCTCGATTAACAATCTGATGTTCTACAACATCAAATCCCTGCTCTGCAAGATATTTAAAACTGTCAGCAATACTTGGCATTTCTTCTTCAGATACGCCATCAATTTTGACTAACTCAAATGCTTTGTAAGCAAGTTTTCTTTCCTTTGCTACATTCGCATCTAACTGCCTGATTGTACCTGCTGCCAGATTTCTTGCGTTCTTGTATTTACCATGCAACGCTTCATTGATTTCCTGGAAGTTTTCATAACTAATAACTGATTCGCCACGTACCTCAATACTACGCTTGTCAGGAATCTCAAGAGGTAAATTGAAAATCATACGAGCCGTATGAGTCACATCTTCTCCAATTTCGCCATTTCCCCTTGTAATTGCTTGTTTTAAGCGTCCTTTTTCGTACCTTAGTACCACCGTCAAACCATCTTCCTTCCACGATAAAACACCAATTTTATCCGCAAGAAATTTTTTGACCTCATTGACATCCTTCGTCTTCTGAGCTGATAACATTGGGCGTGTATGCTTTACTTTAGCCAGAGAATCAATTATAAATCCTTGAACGTGATGGATGGGCGAATTATTCAAAACAACGCCAGAATCTCTCTCAAGTCGTTCTAAAGTAGCACATAAATCGTCAAATTCTTTATCTGAAATGATCGGATTATCCTCTGCGTAGTACGCATATGAAGCATCATTGATTCTGTCGATCAAGACATTCATTTCTTTCACATATTCAGTTTTCATAATTTTTTGGATTTTCCTTTTCTTATTTATATTGTTTAGTTGATTATTTTAATTTGTGTTTCTATGTCTTTCAGTAACTGCCAATTACTTCACTACATATATTTTTCTGTGCTGTTGCACATTTATTGTTTCGGAATGTGTTGATTTGAACACGTCTACATGCATTCCTTTTACTTTGCCTCCACAATCTTCTGCCACAAAGATTGTATCACCGTATCCCTCAATCTTAACTTTTGTTCCGTAAGGGATAATGTTTTTATCAACCGCAATCGTATGATACGGTCGAGCAAATCTATGCCCTGCATGATTCCAAGCAATCTTAGATCCATATCCTTCAGAACATTCATAACATGGACAATATGCCGTGATCAAAAATGTTCCAAGTGAACTCTTTTCAAGCTCTTGCTTTCGCTTCAGCCGTTGTCGTTTAATTCGCAATCGTTTCGTCCGAAGTGTTTCTAATCGAATCTGTCTTGCTTTTTCTTCATCAGCTTTCTTACATTTCTGATAATGCTCATGAACATCTTTTAATTCAACGCTTTGACTGATTGGATTATTTGAAATCACATTGTCTTGCTTATTTTCTACAGCAGTTGTCTCTGTTGATAGTGTTGAAGCCTCTATAGAGGGTCGCTCCTCTGCTTTTACTGTGTGAGTCATAAACCCCGAACACATTGCTAAAAAACTAAACGAAATAACTTTCATTAAAAATCTTTTTCTCATTTTCACATCTCCTTTCCTCAACATGTCCTTATCTTATCATATCTTTATGTGCTTGTCAATAGCATTTAAAGATATTTTATGATTGTAAACTTAGCCATGTACGTCGCTTATTATGATTTGTCATAATACATCTTTTGAACGCTTCTGGCTCTGCAAGGAGCGCAAATCTTTTCTTAGCTCGTGTTAACATCGTATATAACATACAGTTATCAAGCAATTTGTAATGCGTATTGTCAATAATACCGATCATGGTCTGTGCTGCCGATCCTTGAAGCTTATGCGTGGTTAATGCGTATGCTAATTGCAGTTGTCCAAGTTGAGCGAAAGAATATTCAATCATCTTCTCTTCGATATTTGCATTCATAGACACCAAACATATTTCTTTTTCTTTATCAATCGCTGTAATATATCCAATATCACCATTAAATACGTCTCGCTCGTAATCATTTGAGGTCTGTAATACCTTATCTCCTAAATAGTATTTACGATCTTTGAATTTAACAAATGGTTTATTACTACTAGCAAATAATTCTTTCTGTACTGCTTTGTTCAATTCATCTGTACTGTTCGTACAATTACTTCTTCGTGGAGAAACAATCACAACATTGTCAATTCCTTCCTCTTTAACAGATTTGATATACTGTTTTACTGCCATATTAAACAATGATTCTCTATTCTTCCTAAACAAATAAAACATATCATTTAGTTCACCATGGACAATTTTTAACTGTGGACTATCCAATGGATTAATCCCTCTTCGAATCTTTCTTGCATCCGTTAAAATACCAGATTTTTCTGCTTGTCTCATCGGTTTGGTAAGCTGCACACTATTTAAACCTTTCTTTTTTAACAGATCCGAGAAAATATTACCAAATCCAATTGGTGGCAACTGCATATAGTCACCACAAAAAATTAATCGTGTTCCTGGTCGAATTGCTAATAAAAAATTATAGAAAAGGCTCGCATTTGTCATACTACTTTCGTCCATAATTACTACATCAGCAGGTAATGGGTTATCTTGATTGTAACAAAAACTATCAATACCTTCTGCCATAAGCAATCTATGAATAGTCCGTGAGTCTAAGCCTGTTGCTTCTTTAATTCTTTGGGCTGCTTTTGCAGATAAGGCACACGCAACAATGCTATTATTTCTTTTTTGGTAGCATTTAATAATTGGTTTCAGAATTGTTGTTTTACCAGTTCCAGCTTCTCCAGAAATAAACACAACTTGGCAATTTAATGCTTTGTTAACTCCTGTAATTTGCTCTTCTGAAAACATAAACCCTTCTTCATCTTCAACTTCAGAAATCGTCTGACTAATCTCACTATCTGTTATTAGTTCGTAATCTGTTGCATTCCCAAATGAATACTTCTCCATATCTTTAATCAATTCGTAAATATCCATTTCAATTTTATAATACGATCTCAGACCAATTTTATCTCCAGATGTATATAAATAATTTGGTAAATTTTTATCTGATTCTTCATCAAACCATTCGTCAAATATAGGTAGGCATTCAGATACTGCATTACTAATATTGCTTCTTAAATTTTTGATATACACATATGTATGTCCATCATTATCACCAACTTGATGCAAATCGTAGGAAATAAATGCATTTAACCGTTGATTTGAGCATCGCAATTCTGGTTTCAATTTGAGTGCAATATCATCAACTCGTTTAAATCCCATACCCTTTACTCTAGTTAGTATATATGGATTTTGTTCAATCTGCTTTTTTAAGACACTTGGATTAGGTTCGGATTTCAATAATCTTTCAATCGTTGGTAACGTAACCCCATATGGTTGCAACATTACAACAATGTCAGAAATCACATAGTTTTTAATAATTTTATCTCTAAGCTTCTTCCAAGTTTTATCTCCTAGTCCTTTGATTTCTGAATGGTCAATCATCTTTAACTGACCATTCATTACATCTTCGACAACATTAGGATATTTCGTAATTAACTGATCTGCGATTGCTGCGTTCGTCTGTGTTTTTAAAAATACCTTTTGTGCTTCAAAAGTTTTAGGAACTTCAGCAACTATAGAAAGTGGTTTATATTGATATTCATTGTATTTCTTAGAATATGTCATATTGGCTTTAACCTTATATTTCGTTCCTAAATACAACTCCTGCATATTACCAACCAATTTGCCACATTTATTCATTTTTTTATCGGATAAGTCATCAAAATCATTATTATTATATGGTTTACATTCTGGTAAATCTTCTGCTGTACAGAATGTGTAAATCCCAAATAAAGATTCTTCATTATAATAAATCTGATATAATGGGACAATCTCAAACTCATATTCTTTTGTACTATCCACCACTTTAGGCGACAACTCCCTTCACTTTCTTAATATCTTCTAGCCATTGTTTATATGGTTTAATTTTCTTTGCGATAACCTTCTCGTCTGAATCTTTTCTGCATAACATCGCAATCTGATTTCCTTTGACAATCATATCTTCATATTCTTTTAATTGCGAATGCCAGACGATTGCCTCAGTCAATCCAAAACTAGAATATAAATTCACATAGGCAAATGTCTTTTTATTTTTGTCTTTCTTTTTATCAACTTTAGCGATCACTGCAACCACAGTACAATCATCTCCATCTTCAACATCTTGAAATTGTTTTGACATATACTTGTATGCCTGATCAAATGGGTTATCGTTGATAAAGATTTGCAATGCTTCAAATTCCCAAAAATCTTCATTCTCAAGATATTTTTGATTCTGTGCGATAAATTTCTGAAATCGTTCTTTTTCCTTATCTTTATACAGTTCATACTTTTTATCGTTGTAAGCTTTTAATATTGCACCTTTGTCGTAATCATATTTCTTCTCACCTATACGGTAATCTTCAGCGTCAATATCCCATTTAATAAGTAATTGTTTGTAACTCGGTGCTTTCGCAACTGGTTTAAATGTTGTTGGCTGATACATAGATTTCAAATATTGAATTAAAGTTTTACGTTTATTCTTTGTTGGAATTGCACCTGCTTTGATCAACTGAATAACCTGTGATTTACTTGGGTTAATACGTTCGCAAAAGTTTTCAAATCCTATGAATTTACCATTTTTATCACGGTCTTCAAGAATCACCTTTGCAATTTTTTCTCCAATACCACTGATAGCCGATAATCCAAATAATATATACACATCGTCAATACTGAAATTCATCATTGATTTATTTAAGTTTGGTGGTAACACTTGAATCTTAAACGCCTTGGCATCAAGAATATATTTATTTACCATTCCTGCCTTATCTTTATTGCGATTCAATAATGCCTTAAAAAAACACAACGCATAATGTTTCTTTAAAAACGCTGTTTGTAAGCATAATACAGCGTAGGAGTACGCATGACTTTTGTTGAATAAGTATCCCCCTTTTTGGGATAATGTCTCGCTAATCTGTTTTGCAATTTCTTCGGGGTATCCATTCTCAATAATCTCGTAATAAAGCTTTTTAGATTCAGACTTTACAAGTTCAATATTCTTCTTACCAATCGCCTTACGGAATAAGTCAGCTCCTCCATAACTTCGACCACCAAATTTACGAACAATATCAAGTAATTGCTCCTGATAAATCATACATCCATACGTTTCCTTTAAGATTGGCTCCATATCTGGATGGATATATGTAATTTTCTCTGGATGATGTTTATACTCAATGAATTCTTCTAAAACATCCATTGCGTCTGGTCTATACAGTGCTAATACAGCTGCCAACTCTTCCATGTTTGAGACTTGCAACCTAACCAGCAAATCCTTCATACCAGCACTTTCGACCTGGAAAACACCATTCGTCATTGCACTACGCAATAATTCATATGATCCTTTATCCATTTCAAACTTTGGATTGTTAATATTTACATCAAACTCAGTTAACCCTGCGTCAATTTCGGCTTCCTTTACAGTGTTCAATGTAGCAACACCCAAAATATCAAATTTAATAATTCCAATCTCTTCAACGATACGTTTATCTACTTGGATGACGTGTTCTCCGTCAGTTCCAAGTTTCATTGCCATATAATCACTAATATCTGTATCAACAATTCCTACACCACCTGCATGAGAAGATACTGTTTTTACTCTGCCTGCAAGATGTGATGCAACATCAAAAAGTTCTTCATATCTTGGGTTCTCTGCTAAATCTCTGTTATTCCACAAAGATTCTTCAATTGTGTCATATACGAATTTTTTACTTAATTTGTCCATCTCGTGATAATTGAACCCTAAGACCTTACCAACATCTTTGATCGCTACAATTGGAGTAATAAAACTGAAATTGATAATCTGGCATACTCTGTTTTCGCCATACTTATCGATCAAGTATTGGATAATCTCATCTCGTGTACCAACATCTGTATCTGTATCTGGCATTGAAATTCGCTCTGGATTTAAAAATCTTTCAAAAATCAGTCCATATTTGATAGGATCTAAGTCTGTAATTGTAATCGTGTAACACACCAAACTACCTGCACAACTACCTCGACCAGCACCAATTGGAATACCATTTTCTCTTGCAAAATTGATAAAATCCCAAACAATCAAGAAGTATCCATCGAATCCCATCGAATGAATAATATCTAACTCATAATCAATTCTTTCTTTTCTGAGTTTCTGCTCATCTTCTGGTAATTTATCGAATCCTCGTTTTACCCACCCTGTATCAATCAGATACTTTAAATAAGAATAATTATCTTCAAACCCTTCTGGTAATGGGAAAGATGGTAACTGAGGTGCCTGAAATGGCATGTGGATTTCATCAATTAAATCTGCAACCCTATCAGTTTCTTCAAGTCCTTTAGTTACTGCGTCTTCTCCAATTTGACTATCCATAATTGCATGAATTTCATCATCAGATTGCAAATAACATCCTTCGTAAATTTCTGCTGCGGTTTCAGTATCGTGAGCAAGTTTTACATGCCAGTTCTGATAATATAAATCTTCTTTTCTAGCAGCGTGACTATCAGTTGTGATAATGTATGGTGTATTAGTGTCTACTGAAAGCTGTAAGATTTTCTGATTATATACCATTTGATCCTGATGTGAATGTGACTGCATTTCTAAATAAAAATGTGGAAAAATCTCTTTGTATTCACGAACATATTCAACACATTTCTGATAATCTGGCTCTCTGGCAAGTTTCGATGCTAAACAAGCACTACTCACAACCAGATCCTTAGCATATGGTTTCAACGCATTCAGATCAATTCGTGGCTTGTAGTAAAATCCATGAAAATTTGAATCAGTTACCAATTGATTAATTGCTTTTCTACCATTCTCATTCTTTGCCAATACAATTAAATGGAAATATTTGCTATCCTTATTTTGTTCTGTCATATCAAAGCATTCATAAAATTCAACTCCAAAAATCAATTTAACACTTGGATATTTCTCATGAAGCTTATCATAATAGCACCAACTATACTCATTGCCATGTTCTGTGATAGCCAGGGCTTTTAGTCCTATCTCTTCTGCTCTTTGTAAGTTTTCTTCAGGTAATGCATATCCATCTAATAATGAATAATGCGAATGTGTATGTAATGAACTGCTCACTAACTTTCACCTCAATCCCAAATATCTTCGTCTAATTCTTCATCTGTTGTGATGCTCAGAACATTAATATCATCAACCGCAATTTGATATTGTCTAATTCCGTTAAAGATATTAGTCTGTGCAGTTCCTACTAATTCAAATGTAACTGTGTCTTCGTCAGAAAAATCGTTCATAATCCAATCATAAATCTTATTTTGTTCATCGCATCTAAACATCACGCATGGAATATCATTAATCTTGAATTGCATTGTATCCATTTTCTTACCAACAACATTAATTTCTTCCTTATTTAATGTGATATTCTCGACAGCAATCATCGGATCATCAATGCCCTGCCCACGAATATCATCCAATTTAGACATTTCCTGTAGTAGTTCAAAATCTAATCTGCAAGCATCTACAATGAAATCAACTCTATAAGTTGCATCATATTTAATATCTTTCAGCTTGTCGTTTAATTCTGTGATTGCTTTAGAGATATTATCTGTCGAACATCCAAACGCATTGGCGTGACCTTTTGCCCATAAAAATGAATTTGTTTCGGATATCACATCTTTCAAACTATCAATCGGGCTATGATCTACATTCCTTGCGCTACCACTCATTTCTACTAATCCTGTTTCTGGGTTAGTATGTTTTCGTAATAATAAACATGGTCTGTTCATATCTTCAGCAATCTTAATAGCAACCAATCCTGTCAAACTGCTATTTAATGTTTCTGTAACATCAAGAATAGTAATCTTACTATCTTTATCTTTTTCTGCCTCTTTCATAATAATCGGAACCATCTTTTTCTTTTGACGATCCTGTTTACCTTTGGCATTTTTGCATAATCGAGCAGCACGATCGTAAATGTTCTCTTTGATTACTTCCGCAGGATTGTTTTTTGTTGCTCTTTTCTTATAATCAAATACCTCATAGTCTTCGATAAATGCTCTAAAAACTAACTCTTTATCTTTTAAAGAGCCGAACCGCACCATACCATTAATAATTGGAACAATATACCATTGAATATTATGGATATTTACAATACTATGCATTGAATAATCTTGTGCCTGAATTAGTGCTTTAAAGCATTTATTCTGAATATTCTGAATCCCTTTATCCACTAATCGGCGTGTCTCAAATGATCTCATATCCATGACATCACCGATATTCGCTAATGCACATAAATCTAAATAATCATCAGCATAATTGATCCATAATTCGTCATCCATTGCTTGCAAAAATCTATAAACAACGCCTGCCCCACATAAGTCTTTGTTCTTATAGCGTGGACTGCACTGGTTATTTACAATTACAACTTCCTCTGGCATTTTAATTTCAGATTCTTCTTTTTCATGGTGATCAAGAATTACAATCTGTACGCCACGATTTGTAAGTTCTGCACACTGTGTTATATCGTTGGTGCCTGCATCTGGAATTATTAAAAGTTTTACGTCTTCAGGTATAGTAATATCTTCACTTAATCCGTGAGCTTTTGCTTTTTTATGCAATAAGTAACAAATGTTACTCTTACTGTCATAAAGTTCATTATTAATACGATTTAAGTACATGTATGCCATTGAAGCCGAACAAAATCCGTCTACATCTTCGTCAATTAAAATACCGATTTTATGTCCATTTTCAAGTGCAAAAATCGTTGTATTTACTGCATTTTTGATACCCTCTAAATCGGCATAATCTTGAATTACGCTATCATCAAGGTTCAAATACGTTTCATAATCATCAATCCCTCTATTTCTTAAAATTTCTGGCACAACATTAGAGGTATCATTTGTGCCACCTTCATATAATTTGTATTTTATATGTATAACCTGCCTGTTCTTATTTAAGTGTATACAAATAGTTATTTAACAATAGTTCCCATTTTTTAGGGTCATCAGTAGGTGATTCTTTTTCATCAAGGATTCCTTCTTTTGAGTTATCCATAATGTATGAAATCGGAACTCCATCAATAAAACGATCGCCAAGCTTTTGAATCTCTTCTAACTCAACATCTTTGTCAAAAATAAATACTATTTCAACTCCGAGTCTTGTTAACATGTCAATTTGCTGTCTTGAAACTTGCTTGCCGCCAGTCGCCACAACATTTTGATATCCGTATGACCATAGCTGCATGACAGCTTTTTCTGCTTCAGCAACATATACTCTTCCAGCCCTTTCTATATAAGGTAGAGTTTTATTCAATCCGTATAAGATTCTTTGTCTAGCGCATGGCTCAATATATAAATATTTCAAATCATGTTTATCTAACTCTTTCTTGAACAATCGTCCTTTAACACCTACCAAATCACCAATTTCAGAAAAAATAGGTATTGTAATTCTGTTCGTATCTTCGTCATAGCCAATATTAAATTCTTTCTGTGTTAAATAAGTAATATGATCTTCATAAAACAGATCATTAACATAGTCCTTATAATAAGAAAGAATTCGTTTTGAAATTGGTTTGACTGGTTTATCTTCTTCGGTTTCTATATTTTCTTTCATATCATGAATCAATTGAGTAATCTGCAAACTTTCTGGCAGTTGCTCATTAAAATCATGATAATAATCTATGCCGATCAAATTGGCTAGATATTTTAAACCGTCTGGGAAAGACAGACTTTTTGTAAAGCATACCAAGTCAATTAAATCTGTCTGTCTTTCTTTTGCTGTCATTTTTCTTGTATAATTTGTGCAATTTAGGTTTTCGTTGTTATATGTAATAACTGCGGATTCATTATCCCCATCTTTATTTGCACAGCTCCAATATCCAGACGAATGATATTTAATATGATGACAGCCTATATCTTTCAGAATATTTTCTACATAATTATTGTCGTATATATATTCTTTTAGCTGTGCTACATCCATAACCTACGCTCCGTTTTTCTCTCGTTTTATGACATATCCTATTTCGTCCCAAGTATTTAAATCCAAATTGATTTCAAAAATTGGAATAACATTCTTATTACCGCCTCGGTTTTTATCAACCTTAATACAGAAATATGTCTTGTCCTTTTTTAGATCGTGCGCCTGTGGTTCTCCCCAATCGCTAATTGATATATACTGATATTTGTAATATTCGTCAGGATGTAATCTTTTACCAAGCATTAAGATGTCAGCAACGTGCTTAATCTGTTTTGCATTGGCAATATTATTACTACTTAGCTGGAATATATCTGTATACACCGTATCATCAGTTAACTGGAATACAGAAAAGCAAAACATATGGATCTCTTTCATAAGTTCTTTAATTTTTGTGGCTGTCTGTTTCACTGTTTGCCAATCATCAATACGATAACCTTTTAATGTGTCATAACCACAATATTTCACATCATATAACATACGATGTTTTCTAAATTCAAACTCTAATGCAGAATCTGAGTAGTCAGAGCCAACATCTTTGAAATATAATTTCCCTTGACGTTTCTGATCAACCCATTTTGCAACTTGCATAACTTTCTGAAACTCATCTGACGTAGTAGCCACTCTATGTTTGTACTCATCTTCTGTTTCAATAAAGTCTCCATTTTCATTTGTTTTTCTTTCAATCACATTGCCATTGTTATCTCTGTAAATACCACGAACTATTTCTTCTTCTGGCTTTTCAATATCAATCCCATGAAGCTCTTTGAAACATTTGTTGTTGATCACTGTAACGACTAAGCAATTTCGTAAATCGTCCTCATCCATCTCATTACTGAGCAATAAAAATTTCTCGTCCATTACCAATACGATATATGCAATCAGCAACATCATATTTCTTGATTTTCCTTCATTACTTAAGAATCCATTAAAAATTACTTTTCCAAGGCGACATCCTCTGAACATCTTATTGAGAATCGCCCAAGGTAACGGAATCCCCAAATCTGGTTTTAATAAAAATGATTCAACCTGTGATTCAACACCACTATTCAATAAGACAGAATCTTCGCCTGCGCTAATAACAGTGTTAATTTTGTCTGCCTGAGATCGAATCACTCTATAAATATCTTTTGCTTCCCATTTTTCAAATAATCTATGGTTTAAAATTCTTTGAACAGGATATCCATTTCTGTCATACTCTCTTACAAGAGAATATTTCTTAACGAGATTATAATATTTTTTAAAATCATCACAATCTGCAACCTGCATCCATGATGAAATCGTCTTCCACCCTTTGTATCTTTTGTATGTCCTAAGTCTTTCATCTGATTGACTCATGAACATATTTACCTTGTCTTCCTCAATCGTTTGAGTGAATGTTTTGTACATAATCTCAAACATATCATAGAAGAATTTACATGCCTCATCACTGAAATCATACTGGCTTCTCATATATCCACCATAAGAAACATATAAATCTGGTTGTTTATACAAAGCACCGATAAACATCATTTCACTCTGAATGTTAGTTACACTTTTACGTTCTACTGTTTCTTCTGTCAATCAAGTCCCTCACCAAAAATATCACTTAAAATGTCATCCATGTTATCGTCTTGTGTGGCTGTTACTACAGTTTTTTGAGTTGTGATATTATTTGTTTCAACAAAAGATTTTGCAAATTTTTCATTATTCTTTTTGTCTACTTCATTTAATTTCTGTTTCTCTTTCCATCGTAAATAACTATCATACTTTCCTACTAAAACTGCCAAATCATAATTAACCTGATGTGTTGGATTATCTTCATCCATCGTTCCTTTTTGTATCAAAAATGTTCGATTTTTCTTAAGATATTTCATTTGACGCTTCCACATATCTAAAAGATCACTTGGTGGAATTGGTTTCGCCAAACCACGATATGTACCTTTATAAATACTTTTCAATTTTGTAAAAACATATGCTGGTACAGAACCAATGTAATTATAATTATCAAGAATAAACCGATATACTTTGTCTTCTAATAATCTTGGTTCAAGTAACAATCGTGCTTTCTGATTATATTCGTCAATCTTAGATAATGCAGATAACCATTTATCATGTTTAGTATTTTTGGATAATAATTTTGCCTCACACATTTTTCGGAAACATTCTTTGTGATAATAACTATTGTCATATTTAACAATCTCTTGTACTTTATCTAAATCAAGTTCAATTACTTCTTTACAATAAGCGCATTTTACTGTTAAAACATCTGCCATACTACAGTTACTCCTCGTCCAATATCAAAGGATTAGGTAGCCAAAATGGCTACCAAATAAACCCTTTTGTAATTTCACCTTATCCTTCCTGATCTTCTTTGATTTTTTTTACTAAGATTTCTTCTATCTTCTTTAGCTGATCAAGATCATTAAGACGACTAAAGGCGGTAGGTAATCCTTCTTTGGCGAGCTTATCTTTCATTTCCTGTCTTTTTGGAGGAGCTAATTTTTTGATTCTGTCAGAAATTCGTTTTTTTACATCCTGAACAGAATCTTTTTTACTAGATGATTCACTGGATGACACACCAGATTCTTCTTTTTCTGCTTCCTCTTCGGAAACTGGCTTACCTGCTTCTCCAAGAATTTCTCTCTTATAGATTTTCTGTTCAACATCTACTGCTTTTGTAAGAGCATTACCAAGTGTAAACTCTTTGTTCCCAACAGAATTATCAATAACTTTCTGCCAAGCTAACATCTGTGGATCTTCTACAATCTCGTTCTTTTTATATGTATGTGTTCTATCTTTCAATATCTGAGCACAAACCATATCAGTTTCACTATCAACGAATGTACGAATTACTGTTTTGGCGTTATAATCCATACCTTTAAATCCGTCAATAATTTTACGACCTGTTGTAACAGTTTCTCTTTTACCATCAATCATCTTAGATTCTGTTTCATCTTTTTCTCTTGCTGTTACAACACAATGTGCTCCAGAAGCTAATAAATCAAGAATTAAATCCTGACCTTTGAAGTTTACAGTCTGGTAATCTTTTAATTCCATACCTGCACCTTCAATCTTGACAAGTCTGGCTTCACCTGTCATATTTGCAGCATCCGCTTTTACACGATTTCTTTTCTTAGAGAACTCAATCAATCCCTGTTTTGTAGTTAGATTTAAGATTGTTGATCCATCTACAACAATGGCATCAGCTCTAAATGGAAGACCATCTGCGTCTAAAACTACATCATCAGTTTCTTCTCCATCATCATCAAGCTCGTAGAAGTCACCATTTGTTTTAACTGTGTCAATATAATGTCTTACTTCTCCTAAGCTCTGAGTGTAAACAATGTAAATGTTTTCGAGATTTACACCATTATCTTCTAGTTCTGGTAAATAATCATCAATACTTCCTGATTCAGAGTCTAGGTATAAGACTCTGAAAGGTTTCCCGTCTGGGCGTTTAAAATACGCTAACTGCATTGCCAGTGTGCTTTTACCAGTAAAAGGTTCTCCATAAATAATAGTCATCAATTTACTCTGTGTTTTTGCTGCTTTTCTTGCTTTTGCCAAATGTAAAACTCCTTTATGTATATATTGTTTTTTGTTATTTATTTGTGAAATGATTTAGAATTGCTCTTACCAAACATCGCCTTCAGTATCATCTGAAGAATCATCAAAACCAGATCCCCATTCATCATCTGTAGAAGAACTACTTGTCTGTTTATCATCAGACTCACCGAAATCACTTCTTGCTGCTTCTGCCTTTTTAATAGCTTCAATCGCTGCATCAATTGCTTCTCTGGTGTATGTTTCTGAATCAATACTGTCTTTGCTTGCGCCAGTGATAATAAGTTCTTTTCTTGCAGAATTTACGACTCTCTTTGTAGGATCTGCTTCTCCCCATCCATCATCTTCTACTTCAACTTCTTCTGTCTGAATTTCTGTCTTAATGTGTCCCCAAACTTCAATAGATGAATATGGCTTCACATTTTTCTTAAAAGTTTTTGCTAATTTCTTATTTGTCATATAGAATTCAGCATCATCAACAGATGAATAACCAATAATCTTTCCATAAACGATAAAACGTCCTGTTGGCACATCATTTTCTTTTTCCTGTTCGATATTTGTGAATACCATTGTCTGTTTGAAATCAGATCTTACTTTACGTTCTTCATCATCAAGATCAATTTCTTTACTTGTTAAACTAATCTGTGTTGGAGACATTCTTGACCACTGACGTTTAGTACCGTCTTCCCCAGTAAAACTTCCATATTCAATATCTCCTTTGATGAATACACTCTGGTTGTCTGCCATGTGTTCTGAAGCATATTTTGTTAAATCAAATGGATCTAATACCAGTTTTTTGTTAACGACCTGCCCTTTATCATTAGTCTCTTTCTCAAGACCAACTCTTGAACCAATTAATGACCAATCATCTCCAAGTCCAAGCTCCTTGACAGATTTGAAACGATCAGCCCAAGGAATATCTTTAGTTTTGTATGTAGTTTTTTCACCGTTCTTTTCTCTTTTAAGGAAATAAACTTTTGGTTTTTCAAATGCCTGAATTTTACATCCAACTTTTACATCGGGTTCTACTTTAACTCCGAAAGATAACGTTCGTTTATCTTTGCCTTTCTGCGTTTTACCTTCCTTATAAAAGTCGTCTTTTGCACAATCAGTGATTAATCCTTCTAACTGAAATGTACCTTTAGTTTCTGGTAAGTTGAAAAGTCTTTTAGATTTTGTGTTTTCTGCCAAATAAATTTACCTCTTTCTGTTATTAAATTTGTTTAGTTAGTTTTTAGTTTGTAAATAAGTCATCAATTTATATCCACTGTTAACTCTGCCAAAGTCAACAGGAACAAAAAATAATTTTATCTGATCGTCTTATATTGTTATAATCGTTCTAGCACGTTTATAACAAATGCGTCAAAAAAATAATAAAAGTTGTTTGCGTTATTCAACTTTTATAATCTGGAAAATGTTGTTGATCGCATTCTTTTAATCTTTTGTTGTATCGCTTGAAATGATGTGCCAAACATTTTTGCGATTTCTTGATATGTATAACCTTTTGATTTTAAATCAACAATCATTCTGTCCTTATTATTTAGTGTGTAACATTTATCTTGAAAATTCAACTTGAAAATAATATTTTTTTCAAAATTTTCTTCATCCTTTAAAAGAAATGAATTTTCATTTTTGTCTTCATCCCAATCATCTAACATATGATTATATGAAATAGTATTCATATCACCCTTTCTTCTCTGCCGAAATCTGTATTTGTTATATACCGTTATTTCATTTTGTATACATAAATACGCATATGTCGAAAATGATTTAGATCGTGTTTCATCATAATCAATTGCTGCCTTACACAACCCAATAGCAGCGAATCCATAATAGTCATCAAAATCTTGTCTGCGGATACCGCATTTTGTCATAGCAGAGTAAATCAAATTATGATTTTGTTCTACTAATTTTCTCTGTTCGTCATTTAATTTCAACGACATTTACTCCTTTATTTACTTGTGTTTATGTATTATCCCTTGTAAAAAGGTTCCCATTGCTTAGGTGGAAACTGGTTTAATTTCCAGTCATCAGGATAATTATAGGAGATATGACATATTTGCCTAGCTCCCCCGTCCCACAATTCTAAAAACGGACATTTACTACTACAACCACAGCTATCTTTGTTAATAGAACAAATATCTTGTATTGTTCTTAGTGCAACAGCCACTGCTTCTTCTGTGTACTCTCCATAATTTTTCTCAAACATATAAGTACCTCCTACTTTCCAAATGCTCGCCATACAGTATCTGGATCATCATCAATCTCCCAAATACAAGGATCAGAATCTCTAATCGTGCAACTTGGCGCCCTCCCTGTCATTGTACATAATGGGCATTTTTCGCAATCTTCATCATTGCCATGAAGATAATATTCGCACGTATCCTGAATCACATGCAGTGCATTTAAAATTTCTTTTGGCGTATGTAATTTACTTTTCTTTTCTTTCTCCATTATATTTCTCCTTAATTGTATCAATTGCAAACTGCAACGCCTCATCTTGAATTGTTGTATAATCATTTACGGAAATCATATCATTTAATACATGGATGTACTGTGCCGCATTGATTTTAGTAGATAATAGGTTTTTGGAATCTCGATTCTCTATGTCGTTCACAGTCAATGTGTCGCAAGCATTAATACACGAATTTACCAATTCGTTCCATAGCGAAAAAACAAAATATCTCGCTGCAATCGGCTGACATTTTAGTTCATCAACTAGCGGTTTCGTCAGTTGAAACGTATCAAGTAAACTACATATATTATAATATTTTCGAAGTATATGATCTCGCTTATTTGATTCAACCTCATTCATTGGAAGTGTTAAACTATCTCTTAATTCTTCTAACTGCCCGTATGTAAACACTTTGTTATTTTCTTTCTTCATTCTGTCTTTCCCATTCCTTTCTCCAAGAATCATCTTCTTTAATATTACCAAGTTTGACATATTGATCTGGCTTGATTTCTCCCAAATCAATCATATCAGAACTATAAATAGATAACATCTGCCACGCCAAATCTTCATCACTATAAATAATCAAGTAAGCGTCTTCGTCGTCATCAATCAATTGCACCACATCATATTCAAACTCATTTTCTCTACCTGTTGATCTACAGATAGACTCTGGCTTAATTTGACATCCGTACATATTAGCATTATCTTTTTCTTCTGATCCATATCCTTGGAATAACAACCACTCATTACCGATATATGTTCCGACAAACCATTTATTATCACAGTGGTTTTGTGCTCGACAATACATTCCATTGTCTTGATAAAGCTTGTTCATATTTCAATCACTCTCCTAACTCAATTCCACAAATTTCTTTCGCCAGTTCTCTTACTGCAACACGCTCTTCCCAAACACAATATCCATCATCTTCATCAATTGTAAGATTGTTGTTATACATGAATTTCAGCAAGTCCTCCAACGTATAAATATCTTTCTTAACTTCATTCACCTTGCCATAAAACTCTCGTTTTAGAACTGCTTTTATTTCTGATTTAGTGCGATATATCTCATCTAAAAGCATTGAATATGAACCATGTGTTATACTGTCTTGTATCATTATATATGTTAGATCGCCAAGACATTTAATCTCCGTAATAATTCCAGACTTAACAGTATATGTTTCATCGTACAAAGCAAAATACACCTTATCTCCAACCTTAAAATCGCACATCATACCACCTCTTTCTAGCACCAAGCCCATATAATCGCACCTATAGCACCAACAATATGTATAACACACCATATCTGAGAGAATATACTCAAGAATCTTCCAGGAATCCCTTTTGGATATGACATATATAAATATTCATCTCTATTGTTATAAATCCAGCACCATATTCCAACATAAACGACACATGCTATGAGAATACTTGCTAATTGGATTATCAATTTTACATCATTCATAGTTACTCTTACCATCCATCGACTTCAACTGATACCAATTTATCTTTATTTTTTATAAAATCTAATTCTGCTTCTTTTTTCATATCTTCATATAATGTGTCGTAATACATTTTCTTGAGCTTGAAAAATGCTACTTGTAAGTCACCTGTATAAAATTTACCTCTCTGTCCGTTCTTAACTTTTCGATAAAAACTTTCAGGGTGAACATATTCGGCAGAAATCCTTCCATCTTCTCCATTATATGTAGTCTCCATCAAAATACCGCCATTTTTCAATGCCATGTACTCAACTGGATTATCTTCAATAAAACCATATGTATGCCAATCATAATCATCTGGCACAATAGCAGGTTCAATAACATCAAAGTATTTTTCTAATTCATCTCCAGACATCACACCAAGATGCGCTCCATTTGCCCCAAATCTAAAATTGATAACATTTTCATCTGTATCAATCTTAACAATCTCGCATACCTCGCCAAGATTATCGAAGCATCCCATTGGTTTCTTTAATTTTATCTTATGATCTGTTGTCAATCCATTAATATTAATCATGCTGCTACCTTACCTTTCCTACTAAAATGTTTATTCCATGCATCAACCGCTTCTTGCTGATCGGCAGTTAGAGGATCGTTGAATCTTTGTAGCGCTTGTACGATTCGTCCATTTTGTATTTCAATCGTCACTAACGATTTGTTTGGTTCTTTTACTCTTCTTAAGAACATAATGTGGCATTCGCCATCAATGACTCGATCTATGTAACTTGCCACACAATTATTCTGCTGTACCGCTTCGTCTTTAATATCTTGAGTACAATTCGGATAAAAGAATCTCAGTCCTTTATATGTAAATTCATATTCTTTATTAATACGGTTCTTAAAGACTTCTTCCGAAAATTCTTTTTGCAATCTTTTGTAATTTCTTGTGACAATATCCATTGTTGTTTTGAAATGTCTTGGATATCTATCAAATTTATGACTGATTGCGTCCATCATACGGGCATAATCATGCAATTCTCCGAGTAACCAATTTATACTATTGGTAGCAGCTTCAAATGTAATTATTCTATCTATATAAACAAACACATCTGCAAGATTATAGCCATAATCCTGATTTAAAGCCTCCAAAATTTTCGTAAAACGATATCTATGATTATCCTCGAAGAAATTTATTAAATATTCTTTAGTTAATGTCATATACTCTGTCTGTAAAATCGTTTGTACATAATCTGGATACATCTTATAAAAATCAACAAAATCATTACTTAACAATCGTCTATTCTTCACACCAAGACAATAATTTCTCAACCATTTTGGTACTTCATTAATTGAATATTTAAAATCTTCTGTGACTTGTTTGTGTGTAAACCCTATAGCAAAGAACTGCTCGCACATAGAATACTTACTTGCATATTCAAACAAAGTTCCTAAATTATAATCAATGAAGCCCCATGTAGTTCTTCCCATTTCACAATTTCTTCGCCAATTTACATATTTTAGAAACTCTGCATAATGTGGATCGGACACAAACAATTTATCCAATTCATCAGCTGAATGTCCAGACAGAATATTGTTCAAAGCTTTCACTTTCTTGCCGCTCTTGCCATAATAATCACCATTTGATAAATCATATTTGCAAGTTTTACCATCATCCAGATGGAAAATAATAAACTTACCTTGTTTTTCTGCCGTGATAATGTTTCAACTCCTTTCATTTCGCCTCAAATTCCTATTTTATTGTCACATTATGTACACAACGATAATGTTTCATCTCTAAATAAAAATCTACAACATATTGACACAGACCAATATATTCACTAAATACCCTATCAGACATCTCAATCCACCAAGAATGAAGTTTTTCGTTCCCATCATTTAAAATCAATACTGGAATATTATTTTCATGAGCAATAGCAATTTCCATAGATGTACCAATACTCTTTGGATCATTTGCATACACAATAATCAAATCGCTATTCTTAACAAGACGAGTATCAAATCTCATAACTTCTTTTTCTGTCTCGTGTTTGTCATTTTCGAAATTGTAATAATCTACTGGATTGATAATGCTAACTGGTTTTACATCAACTAATGATTTCTCACAGCGACTATTGATACACCTACAAATTTCTTTTCTCCACTCATTCTGTTCTTCAAACGACAAATCCTGCATACCGCCTGCTAAATAAATCTGAAATACATTACTCACTGTTTCATTTCTCCTTTCACAACATAGGACTCAATCAATCCTTTTCTTAGTCGATCATTCATATCCTGAATCGCTTCCTCAATTGTCTTAAATTTACACGAACAAATATGCTCTTTTGTCAAATTAACAAACGAATATGTGCCATCGGATTTATTCTTAAAAATAACAACCACTGATTCTTCTCCATTTGGCTTCTTAACAATAAATCTGAGCGCACCCTTTTGTGTTTCCTGTTTGTTTTCAAGTAAGATAGTATAATTGATTTTTAACCAGCTACCATATGCCCATACTTGTTTAATTTTTTCTTCAGCATTTTGAAGTTTACAATGTCTATAATCAATACTCTCGATATTATAGACAAGTGATTCAATGGCTTGTTTATCATTTTTTATTGTAATCTGACCATGCGTTCCATTTCTTCCATCTGCAATCGCATCAATAAATTCTTCTACAGTATACTCTTTATCAAGCACAACATCATATTTAGTACATTTATCGTTATCAGAACGTGGGCGTTTTATTAATTTAAACATCTCTGCCACCTACTTTCTTATCAAATGTTTCTTGCAAATTTAACCAGAACCGCCCATCGTCAGCGAACCCATAATGATCTGCCATTGCTTTTGCAAATTCTTTTGTAACACTTTGTGATCCGTTAATCAGCCCTTGCACATAATCAACATCCATGCCGATTTTACTCGCAAGCTGATAAGGAGTTATCCTGCAAGATTCAACAAATTCTTCTAAGCATTCGCCAGGATGAAAAGCAATTTCGTCTCCAATCTTTACATACATTTTTACACCATTCCTCTCACAATTCGTTCATTTGTTGTCATCAAGAAGTTATTGATACGATCCCAGTCTGGTTCGTCTGGCAAATCAGTATTCATATAATCATAATCAAATTGATAAAGTAATCCTTCAATAAAAACATCGTATGACTGATTTGGTAAATATTCTGTATGCTCATTGTGTTTGCCAAATCTATATGTTTTATGCGTACTATTGTATCCTTCTTTGATCTTTACAAGATCTTTTCCTATGTCGTCCATAGATCCTAACATTGTTCCGTTATGTAATAATTCAATGCCCTGTAACAATAATCGAACTGCATGCATCATTGATTTATTAGCGTATCGTTCTGCCTTTTGCCTTTCTTTCTCTGAATCTTTATTTTTATAATACTTAAAACTCGTTCGAGTCAGGCAATCACAAATATATCCTTTATATGCATGATAAACTCTCTTAGATAAGAACATATCTCTATTTTTGATCAACTCCATACCAATATCGGATACATACAAATAGCGGTCTGGTGCAAAATATAGCAACTCTAAAAATGTAGGATTGCCCTTGGCAAGCATATTAATCATCTTAATATGAGAATGTAACACGGTATCAATGTCTTTATGATCATCGGTCTTCTCAAGATTGTTCTGATTATTATTCAACAAAATCTCTCTTTTATCACTAAGGAAAACACCACGTAAATCAATGTCCGAATCCTCTGTATTTGTTCCGTAGGCATAACTTCCACCTAACGTGAGAAAAGCGATTTTGTGCGGATAATCTCGCAAAAAGTCATACTCTGTAGACGAGTTTATGTAATCCTTTACTTCTTCAATTGTCATGGTATCACCTCTCTTAACCACATAATGCTTTCTTAAACTGTACAATATTTTGACTAACCCACTGATGAGTGATTCCAAGTTGATTTGCAATTTGTCTTTGTGTTAAACCTTTCTGTTTTAAAACAATAATCTTTTTATTTCTCGGTGCCAATTTATCAAACTCATTTTGAAAATGTACCTTTGTAAGTACCTCATCTTCTACGTTATCCCCACTCATCAGTGTTGTTCCGATTGTAATATCATCTTCTGGTTCATATCCTGCCAATGGCGTATCTAACGATTCAGCATTCCTATTCATTTTTTCTGTTGGTCTGTGCCATTTTGTATAATATTGATTCACTTCTGAACGTAATACCCAGAAGAGATATGTACCAAAAGTTCCTTTAGACTCGTCCCATTTTAATGCTGCTTTACAAATTGCCATACGACCAAGATCCATATATGTATCAAAATCTGTAAACTTTGTAAAATATTTTTCATGTAAATGCCAAATTAAAGAATAATTATCTTCAATCAGCTTTCGCTGTTCATCATTTAATTTCTTCACATTTTTTATCCTCCTGTTCTTTAATGAATTTTTGTACTTCCTCTACATAGCTTAATTCAAAATATCTTTCAATATACCCGCCCATTGGAACTCCAGTATATTTAAAATTAGGAATAGTTTCTTTTAGTTGACCACAAACCTCGGATCTAAATGTGTTTGTATATTTTTTCAAATCATTCATGGAATATGTTTGTTTAAAATATGGCATATCAAGAGTGTTAAATAGTCTCCATAAAAAACTACTATTTCTATACTTTGTTAACTTACTGTCACGCAATACATCCATAAAATCTCTCATAAATCGGATTATCTTATCAACATCTTTTGATGCTAATTCAAATACTAAATTTTTTGATTCATCATAATATGTATAATCATCATATTTCGTATTTGAATAAATCTTGTATACCTCATTTTCGCCTGATAGATTTGCTGATATATTATCAACACTCAAAACTTTGCCATTTTTCATAACTATTTCATTGCTACACAATATCGCAGGAGATGTTATAGAGAATTTATCCAATAAAACATATTGTGGGTTATGATTGAAATAGGGATTATGATTGTCAAAATTACCAAACATATCTGACAGCTCAATCCAATCTTTATTTTTCAATGAATCAATTTCCGTCCATTCATCTCCAAGACAAATACCACGAACTGTTTTTAAAACTCTTTTACCATAAATTTCCACATCGGCTTCCCAATCTGGATCTCTGCTTTTGCTAAAAGCAAGTTCAATTTCTCTTGTATTTTTCTTTGACATACATCACGCTCCTAACACATATTTATCACTTCTGAACCCAGCTGCATTTGGGTGACCGCCACCACCATATTTCACAGCAAGCTCATACACATTTACTTTATCCTGTTCTGCGGATCGTAACTGATATTCCCACATACTACCATTGAATGAAAAACCAATGAACATATCATATTTAGAAGCATCAATAGATTCAAAGAAATCAGAATTGATTAATGCTCGATTGATCGCATAGACTTTATGTCCTTCAAATGTGGTTTCAAAACCATATGCTCTGAGATATTGTTCTGCATTTGCTGCTAAATACTCAATAATTGATAAGCCATCTGTTATCATATCACCAATAATTTTTGCTGCTTCATAAATTCCTTGATCTTCATTTAACGTGTTTAGCAATGGACTTAACGCATCAAAATCATACGATTCAAATGCATAGTGAAATGCTTTTATGAATTTTTTTGACGTTGCACCAAAATAAAATGTATCCCACATGGCTGTATATTCTGCCAGTTTTGGATAATCTTCTTTATATTTATATATATTGAGTAATCTTTTTACATTTTTCTCATCTGTCCTCTCAATTTGCTCCCAATCTTCGTCACACATTTCTTTAAAATATAACCATGTCAAATTCGCTCCTGAAATACCCGATCCAGTAATTCTGACTCCTTTGATATCACACTTAAAATCTTCATACGCTTCAATCATAGATTGGTGATGATCAATCCAAAACACATTCTTTGTGATACTTAGCAGTTGCCACATTTCTTCTGGTTCAATGCTGTAGTCTACAATGAATACAAATTCATCCTGTTTAATGTCATGAAACGGGAATTTCATGCCGTAATTAATTTTTCGGAAGTCCTCTGGTTCAAATGCTAAACCTCGCTGTTCGCAAGCTTTTCTGACATAGAAACCAGATACGATGCCGTCTTGATCAACATGATAAAAACATTTCATTCTTCTTTACCCCTTTCGTTTATTCATTAATGTACGCCAGAATATACTTTAATACGATTTTCTTTCAATAAATTTTCGACTGCTTTTAAACTGTGACTCATCTGCTTAGATTCTTTATTCTTTTGTTCCTGATAGAGATTAAGAAAGATCACTTTATCTGGTCGCTTATGAGAATCATCAACTACTTCTGCAATACTGTATACCCCTTTAATACCATTCGTAATACCATACAGAACATAATCGGACTCTTCTCTTTCCTTAACTTCTCGCAGTCGGTCTTCTTCACTCCAATTTTTTACGATCGGATTATAATAATCACAATCTAATATCTTTTGTAACTGGTCTCTCCATTTCCAGCCAGAACATGTTCCACCTAAAAACACTTTCATTCTTCTTTCTCCTTCAATATTTTTACTTTATGACCAAGTTCTTTTTCAATTTCTGAAATTGTCATTTCTTTCTGACTTGCTTTATCGTTCATTACATCTACATCAACATATGTACCTGATTGTCTTTTGTAATAGAGGTGTGCAAGGAGAATATTAATTGCATCACTCACTTCCTCCTCTGTTGGTTGATGAAAATTCATTGCTTTAAGAATGTTGCGACATTCGGCTTCTGATAAAACCGACCAATCTACTGTATATGCGGGTATACCCAACATTGTACTTGTATCAATTATCGCAATCTGTAACATTTTATTCATCGTTACATCTCTCCTTTCTCAATTTCTTCTTTTATAATTCTATATGCAAGAGCCTCATTAGACTCTTTATCATTAATTCCATTTCTTTCTAATAGCTTGTCCAATTCGTCAGGACTCAGCCGATCAAAGAATCGTTTTATTTCCTGTTTACGTTCTTGTCTTGTTTTCATTTTTTTTGTTTAAATTCCTTTAGTTCTGTTATTTTTTATAGTTGCCAAACCCACAAATAACATAAATCCGACAAAATAACATAGATTTTAGTGAGTGCTATAACAAACCTCACTTTTGGCGTACTCAAAAACTATTTGAGCAGAATATTTTTATATTCCAAAAACACACCAAATATTTTAAAATTTTTATTTTGTTTCTTAGCCATATCTACTTCACTACCTTACCATCTGGCATTATAAATTCCCAATACCCATCACTATTTTCAACTTCTTTTGGTTCTTCTTTATATATTTTCTCCATCAACTTCCGACCTCGCTCAATATCTTCTTTTGTCCAATTTTCTACTTCGTCAATCAAACCTTGCAAAAACTTCAATGATTCTTGTTTACTCATGAGTCTTATTCCTCACATTTTCTACCATATAGTAAGAATCCAATATCTCGTATTCTACCTATCTTACGATCATCCTTGTTTTCAAAAAATTCTAAAGAGTAAATATCACGATTAGAGGTATTTACTGGTTTGTCAAATTTAACGGTCATATATCTATACCCATATCTGCTACCAATCTCATCTGTTCCGATGCGAGTAATTGTACCTTTGTCGTTATTTCTAACCAAACCTCCTTTAGCCGCTGGCTTCATTCTATAAATATAAACTCTATCTCCGACCTTTAGCATTTACTTACCTTCCATTTCTTCATAAAGCTCTCTAAATTTTCTAAAATCATCTGCACTGCCACCATTATCTGGATGACTTTTCTTCATTGCATACTTCACTGCGTCCTTAACATCTGAACGAGTTTCTTCCTTATTATATGTATCATTTTCTTTGTTGTTAGCATCAGCCATAAACGACATCTTATCTAAGATCAAACTTACATTTGCCTGCCTCATCCGATCTAACTTTCTTTCGTATCTCAGAAATACAATCGCTCCAACGATACAAAATCCAATCGCATAGCCAATGACAAACTCAATATTTGCTCCCATGTCTAATCACCTCCCGTAAATAAAACTCAGATTTTACTCTATTACATATCTTTTTTCACAGCCACATTTCTTACACCGATAAACCTTTTGCCTACCTTTAGTTGTAATAATGTCGTACCATTTACCATAAGATTCTTCTTCGTAGCGGGTATCAAATATTAACTCCCAATCATGCTTACAAAAACAAGATCTTATATACCAAATTAATCTTCTCATTTAATACCTTGTACCTCATTTTTTACTCAATAAGTCTTTCACAATTTCTTTATCTTCATCTTTAACCTTTTTTGATTTTGTTGTTGCCATAAACTCTAACCACTCTTTTCTCATTTTCTTTTCGTCATCATTTAGGTGTTCGATAACAATTAATTGCTTAGAATTAAGTTTGTCGTAACTAGAAATATAGTTATTCCATCCGTCTATCCAAAACAACTTGTTTGAGATAACTAATGCATATCCCATCAATGTTTCTCCATTTACCATTCTTGATCTAAAACACAGATTTCCATTTTCAATGGGATTATTTCTCATATCTTTCATTTTTCATCACCCTCTTCTGGTCTTAACATAATGCCAAGACCTGTGCACATTCCTGTAAGTTTCTTATCCATTGCCTTAATTCTTTTATAATTGTAATAGGTCATATATGGTACTCCAATTCCAATTGCTATGATCACCATAAACGCCAATACCCAAATTATGTAAAACAAAACGTCCATATTATCTTTCTCCTTTTTTATCTACTACTATCTCTTAAAATCAAACCACCATACTGTGTAAAAATGCGTTTGAAAATATGTATCATCACCGTCATCAAGTTCCTCAAAATATTTCCTGCCTCGTTCCTTAACATCGTCTTCATTGAAATAACTATATGCCCATGCAGGAATTGTGTAAGATTCCTTATCTTCTAAGCAGAGATTCAACAAATCTTTGATCATCATTTGCAATTCTTCTTCATCATATCCCTGCGTCATTACATCAAAATATGGGATATATGCCATATATGGAACTGAGTCATTTTCATCTTTCAGAACTACGACAGGGAATGTTAGATTGTAATTCATATCAGCCTTGCTCCCTTGAATTGTAAATATTATTTTTTCTTCATCAGTTGTATCGTCACTAAGTGCAAATAGCGAAACATCTCTAAGTGCGTATCTAATATTGTTTACACCCTTTCTTCTTATGTTTTTTCTTCTTATATGGTGTACAATCACGAACATTAACCCATGACCATCTAAATGCTTCATCAAGATAAATCAAAAAGGCTGTATAAGTGTCTCCACAACTGCTAGAATCACATTTGTCTGTGCAAACTCCATACACTTTATATGGTTTTGCATGATATAAAACTTTCATAATCATTCTCCTCCAAAATAAACCCACCACTTAGTAACATTACAATCAATTTCTTTTTCTTTTAGTTTTGCAATCTTACGATTATTGCTTTGGTATGTATTCATCTGTTCTTTAACTAATTCATTGCTTCTTAATTCAGGATATGTAGTGATCAATGCCATCCCATCGCCAGCTTTAAATTCTTTATATGTATCCTTTTCATGGTTCATGTAACTCTTAACAGTCACATCAATTTTTCTTTCAAGCTGCTGATTTTGTGTTTCGTACATTTTGATTTTCTGATCCACGCCTTGATCTTCATACAAATTACTTAAGAGGAGTCCTAAAACTGCAAGTGGTATAAAATTAACTAATATTAATACAACACCAAGCATATCAAGATCTGATGATGAATTATTTTTATGTTTTTTATGACGATAATAAAGTATTGAGGCAATTATAATGACCGTAAATATCAACAACAGCATTATTCATCCACCTCACAATCAACATCAAATAGATATTTCATGATGCGTTTTGCTCCAATATAATCAACGGCATTTTTAACAATATCTTCGGAAGTGAAATAAATATCATTGATATTTTCTACTACATGATTTGATGATCTTACTAAAGCTTCATCTCCAATATCATATCTAATAGTATAATGTGGATTTATGCCATTCCACTCTTCTTTCTCTGGATCATTATGTTCTTTTGCGTATTGCTCAAGCTCTACTTTGACCTTCTGCTTTTCAATACCAAACTCTGTATCCTTTTCAGTCTTAAATACATTTCCTAAAGCTAATCTTCTAAAATCTGAAGTTCTGTTTTGCCATTTTGCCATACAGATATGTCCATCATCAGTGATGAAATAATACGTATCCCCATTATTTAATCCACATGGATTAGTTTCTTCTTTCGGTTCCGATCTTTCACAGAACTGATCAAATAATGATTTAAATAAATTCTGCTGTGCTTCAGATAATTTCGAAATATCAATTGTTTTTGTTGTACTCATTTATTTCCCCTCACTTTCTACCCCAAAGATGTATTTTAAAATTCTTTCTTTTCCTACTGCTTCGATTGCATCAAATACAAGCTGTCTTGACGTAAACATCACCGCCCCTTGTAACTTTAAACTCCAAAAGTCACAACTCAGTTGTTTTGTATCCTCATCATCATATTGAATACAAAAACGTTTTTTAACTATCTTGCTATTATGTTCATCTGCATACCGTTCCAACTCAACTTCTACTTTTCTTTTTTCTACATCAAATAACGCTTTCTCTCTTGTCAGAAAGACGTTTCCAAATTCCCATCTTTCGTTATCTGCAACTGTATCTTGCCATGTACTACATTCAACACATCCACGACTATTGGCAAAAAAATACTCTTGCCTACACTTTGGTTTCTTTACCTTTACATCCTGTTTCTTGTCTGGTTCTTTTCCATTCATTTTCTCAACAAGTCTGTAAAACTCTTTTTCTTCTGCTTCTGTTAGATTTTTAATTCCCATTTTATCCACTTCCTTTTTCTATACTTCTAATCAATATCTGCGATACTTTCTACAAAACAGTTGTAATAAATATATCTCTTACCTTTGTAGTCAAACTTGACATATCCACCATCATTTGTATCAATATCAATTTTTCCTTTATATTCAGCAATCTTCTTACCGTCTGCCGTGTATACTGTAATGACTCTATTCATACCGCCATTCCAATTGCTTTTCATATCAACAACTCCTCTTTTGAATCCTGCGGTACATCCTGTCATTGATCCTAAACAAATCGTTGCTCCTAAAACTGTTGCTAAAATTTTCTTTCTCATTTATTTCTCTCCTTCTTCCTTATAATAGTATCCATACAAGCAGCAATCTCCAGAATCCCATGTGTCGTAATAACAACCATTTGAAATTGCAACTACATGATTCGCAACATTTACCAAGTAATTGCCTTGCCTATGATTTTTTGCAAAGCTTTCAACTGTTGGTCGTTTAGATCCCTTTCTGTTGCTTATGCCTTGATAAGCAAATCCGTTATCGAATAAATATTCCTCATAACATCTTCGTTCTGATGGCATACACTGCATGTCTCTTGCGTATGGTAATAAGTCATCAAATGTTGCTAACCATTCTTTATTAAGAACTTTTGTTAATGCTCTGATCACGCAATCTGAATGATTGTCTTTTGTATCTTTATCGTTTGGTTGATAATATCTGTAAATTTTATTTGACATCCTCTCGCCCCTTCATATTTCATTTCTTAAAGTTTATCTCTCACTTGTTGAATATAATATACCACTTCTTGCAGATAGTGTCAATACAAAATCTTCAACTTCTTGAATACTTTATTTTACATCCTGTATGTAATATGCTAGAATATAGATGTGGAGGTATATCATATGATAAGTTATAAACCGCTTTTCGTAACTTTAGCGAAAAAGGGTATGACAAAATCTGATTTACGAACCGCTTTAAATATGGGGTCTGGTACAATTGCCAAGATGGCAAAGAATCAGTATATCAGTCTCGAAAACATCGATAAAATTTGCTTATATCTTGATTGCAAAGTTGAAGATGTTATTGAGGTCATACCAAACGATTAATCAAAAAGACTTTGACCATTTAGGTTAAGGTCTTTTTTAGTGGAAACAACAGGAATCGAACCTGTGTCGGCAATTTATATGTGACGAAAATTAAAATGTAAATAAATAAAATACTTATATGGAGGTAGAAAAATGAATGTTTATGTATTGCCTGCTCTACCAACTGAGCTATGTTTCCATAACTGGCACTTTATTTCAAATGCCAGTTTTATGTTTGTGAAATTAATTTTTGTAGATGAGTTTATCCGCTATTTACGAGCGTTTTTCATCTGATCTAAGATAGCCTGAGCTTCCTGCTGTCGTTCATCCTGCTCCATACGATAATCTAATGTTTCTGCACTAGATTCATATGCTACAGATGCTCCTTTTGCCTGCTCATTAAGTCTTCTAGCTCCCTCTCGAACTTCTTCCAATCCTTCCTGAGCAACATTTGAGTTATTAAATTTGTCTAAGCTTTTCTGTAACTCTGAAATCTGCTGATCGGCTTCCATCTGAAGAATTACCGTGTCTTTCTCGCCTTTTAATTTAAGCAATTCATCGTAAGCTCGATTTTTCAGTTCTTCTTGTTCATCTTTCTTAGCCTGTAATTCTGGCAATTTACTTTCATATACCGTCTGCTGATTCTGTAGTGTAACTAATTTCTGGGCATAATACATTGCTCTTTTATCATCATTATTATCAAGACACTGATTGATGGAAGTCTGTACTCTTAAGATATCTTTCTTAGTCTTCTGAAGATCTTCCTCCATTGCTTTTAATTTGCCAGCTACAAGAGTATAAGTACCAGTAACCTTCTGATAAAATTCCTGTTTATCTCTAATTGCAGTATTATATCTTGCCTTTGCTCCCTCTGGGGTCATTGCATCGTCTTTGATTTTCTCTGCAACTGTTCCAGATGCTCTATTTTTAATCTGCTGACCATTTTTAGTAAATGCTAAATATGCGACCACTGCTGCGATTATACAAATAAAAATTACTACCATAACAATTCCTTTCTAATACTGAATAATTTCTCCCTTTTCTGGATCGCCTTTACGATCAAAATCTTCAATGATTGACAGCCCAAAATTTTTATATAGTTCTGGGATACCACCAACATATCCTGATCCAAGTGCCTGCCATCTGAAGCCATCCCCACTTTTATATAATCTACCGATTTCAACTGCATTGAGTGTTTCAAAGTTCTTATTTTCTGTAAGATCATATACATACTGATCGCTATTTTCATCATCGTAATCGCAAACCATAACAGATGCATTTTCGACCATACCAAAGTTCTGAAGTCTCTGAATAGCTCTGTAAATTCCTACTCCAAGAATAAATTCAGATCTGTCTGAAGGGAATTTTGTTGCATCTACAATGAAATATTCATCATAATGTTTACCTCTATAGTTCATACCCTGAGAATCATTCCCATCTCTGTTGTCTCCTGAATATTCAATCCAATTATATGTCTGAGGTGAGTAAGTTAACCAATTGACAACATCCTGTGGATATCTCACCTGTCGGTTATCATCTGTTACGAATCCTGCAAGGTCACAATCATTTGGTGCTTCGCCAGAATATCTGTTCATATCCCAGTTAATACCAAGAAAAATTTTCTTCATTGCTGACCCATCTTCTTTTACCATGTCAATTTTCTGATTTTTACTCATATTAATTACTGCCATATTGTTATACCTCTACTTTCTTATTTGTTATTTAACCAATCAATGTACTGTCTTAAAATTTCTGTATATAACTCCTCATCAGACATACGATTCATGTCTTTTACTGCTGTGAACCCTGTATTGTCATGTTTACGCCCCTTAAGATTGTCAAGTTTCTTCAGATAATTGAAGTCCTCATCACCGATACCAATAAACTGCACGAAAATGTTATATTCAGATAATTCTCTTACGATATCATCTGTCTCACTTGCATCCCAGTTTTCTCCATCTGTAATAAAAATAATGAATGCAGGAATGTTGCTTGGTTCAACGTCTTTGTAATAATGAACCATATCTGTAAGGACTGGTGCATAATTTGTACCACCCATATTCATATGAGATCCCATCATCTCTTTTCTCACATAATTCTTATAGTTGTTGATTGTAACTGCATCCAATCTGTCAAAACCATTTGAGAATAGCCATGATTCCAATTCTCCATTGTCGTCAAATTTTAATGCAATTGGAAGCAATCTTGTCACAACATCCTGAACAGAACCATTACTAAATAAATTACTCATACTTCCTGAATAGTCCATCGCTAAAGCAACTCTGGCAATATGGTTATCCATATTTACCTTACGATCTTTTGACATATCAATTAACACTTTATTCAAGCTCTTTGCTGATTTAGACATATCAATTACTGCTGAGTTGGTAGGACTCTGAGGAGACGAAACTCCTCTGTTGCCCATTGTTGTACTTGCTACTGATGCGGAAGCCTTTGAATTGTTCTGTTTCCCAAATAATTTGTCAAATAATCCCATACATATATCTCCTTTATTTCTGTTTATTTACAATCACTTTGCGTAAAAAATCAACAGGTACGATCATCAACGCTAAAATGATAATTGTAATCCAATGTGTTATATCTAATGCTGTTGTATTTACTAATGAGCTTGCTACATTGCATAACAATACTGTGAATACACAAATACTAATTGCAATCTCAACGAATAATTTATTTTTACTAATACCATTAAATAAATTAAGTGAATCCGTCCTAGTATTGAACCCATTAAATACTGCCATGAAGCATAACAATGCGAATCTTGCTGTCATTCCTAATTCATCCGTACCAAACATCTTAGCAATTGGTGACAAGATTAAAATTCCATATAATGCGATAAATCCTACTGTAGTAACTGCAATTCTCTGTTTTGCTCCGCAGATAAATAACCCTGATCCTTTCTTAATAGGCTTTTCAGTCATGTACTCTACTTTAGGTGGTTCTCCACCGAATGATAATGAGTTAAGTGAATCCATGATGATATTTACGATCAGAATCTGTACGGATGCTAAGAATGCTCCCGTTGCAACTAATGGATAAATCGTGCTAAGGATTAATAATGCAATGTTAATTGGCAACTGGAATTCTAAGAACATCATGATATTATGCATAAATGTTCGTCCAAGTTCTACGCCTTTGACGATTGAAGCAAAGTTATCATCTGTTAGAATAATGTCTGAAGCTTCTTTTGCTACATCACTACCACTCTGCATACCAAAACCAACATCTGATTTCTTTAATGCAGCGGAATCATTTACTCCATCACCTGTCATAGCAACGGATCTGCCAACTTCCTGTGCTAAGGTTACTAATCTTAGTTTTGTTTGTGGTGAACATCTTGCGATCACTCGTAAATTTGGAAGAATTTCTTTCACTTTTTCGTCACTTAACTGTACAAATTCGCTATCTGTTAAAGCGATATCTGCACCATTTTCTTCATATATACCACTCTTAATCGCTACAGCTTTTGCTGTTTCAATGCAATCTCCTGTGATTTCAATGATCTGAATACCTGCATCATGTGCTATTTTTACAGCATTTGGAACTTCTTTTCTTACAGGATCAACTACACCAATGATACCGATCAAAGTCATATTATTTGGTAGCTGATTCTCTGTAATTGTTCCAATGTTTTCTGTTAATGCGATACAACGCATTGCTTGAGATGTCATATTACTAATTGCTTTGTTCATATTGTTTACGACTTCTTTAGTCATTTCTTTGACTTCGTTGCCATCGTAATAATATTTGCAATTTGCAATTAATTTTTCAGGTGCTCCCTTATAATATGTAAGACCTTTCTTACATTCATAAGCAGAATACTTATTAGAGCTACTAAAAACTTGTTTATTCTTCTGCCCAAGTCCGTCAATTCCAGACACCGTATAATATCTATCATAAGGGATTAAACTTAAGGTTGCTCTGTCAATAGAGTTGCCGCCTGTGATATTGCCATGATCATCAAATACTGCACTGTTGTTTAAGCAAATGTTATTCACTAAAGGTTCAAATGTACTACAATTCTTTGTAATATCGTTGCCTGCACCATCAATGATTCTCTCTGGTGTCATTACACCTGTTGTAAGTGTTCCTGTCTTATCTGTACAAATTAAATCTACATAAGCAAGTTCTGGAATCTTATTTGGATTCTTAGCAAGAATATTAAACTTCTTCATTGTACTCACATTCTGTTTAGTAACTAATTCGATAATCAGTGGTAATCCTTCGGGAACCGCAGCGACCACAATTGATACTGCTACAGATAAATTCTGAGCAAACTTCTTAAGAATTTCTAGCACTCCACCATCAAAATATTTATCAAAACCAAGACTTGCAATGCCTGTTGCAACTAGGACAATAAATGTAAGTGTAGCTGCTAGAGATCCCCATTTTGTGATGAACGCTGCAAGGTTTCCTAACGCAATATCTAATGCTGTTTCTGGAGCTTCTAATGTCTGACTCTTTACAAGTGTATCTCCATTAACTGTATTGATACCGACCTGCGTTACAATCATCTTACCTTCGCCAGACATAACCTGTGTGCCTGCAAATAATGAATTCTGATCCACATATGCGTCTGTAGATGAATCTACTCGTGCATGAAAATTAAAATTCTCGATCGGAGTTTTCTCGATTTCTTTTGTTTCCCCATTGATTGCCGAATTGTTAACTGTAATCTTGCCATCAATAATATATCCGTCTGCAAAAATTTGCTGTCCAGTACCAACCAGAACAATATCATCTACTACAATATCATCCGTATTAATTGTCTGAATCTTGCCATTTCTAATAACTTCACAATATCTCGTTGATGTTTCTGCTTTTAAATCAGCCTTTGATTTCTGAGAATCAAGCCCTGTCTTGACAGATAATGTTGTTGCGAGAGCAAGTACAACTAAAACTGCAATTGGTTCCGAAAAACTCATTACTCCTGCTACGGCAAGTACTAGCTGTAATACAGCAATTACAATTAAAATCATTAAAGTCGGATCTTTCAATGCATCTACTGCGAAATCCACCCAAGTTTTCATTGGTGGTTCTGGTAACTTGTTCGAACCATACATTCGTCGATTATCCGATACCTGCCTGTCTGTTAGTCCATTCATGTTAATCATAAATATCTCCTTTGTTATAAAATTTATTTACCACAACACCATATACAGGTGTTATAATCTAGTTACTAAATACATCCGCCACAAGAATTAGTGCGAAAATCCTCTTCGTTGATTGCCTTGAAAATCTGACGCTGAGCATTAATATCTGTTGTAATTTCATCTAACCAATACTTATTAGACTTCATCCATTCATCTTGCTTCAGTCCGTCATAATACGATTCCCATTCTACAGCCCAACCCTTGAAATACCATCTCTCATATTTTTTATATGTATTCATAGATTCTGTACGTAGATCTTCTGGAATTTTGTTAGTAACATCCTTACCGTCAACATAAAGTTTCCATTCTCCAACGCAATGTGCAAAACCACAACCCGTCCATTTTGCTTTAACTTCCATATTTAATCATCCAACTCCATTCCTGCCTCTATCCACATGCCAGATATAAATTTAGGCATTGGAGCAAGTTTAAATACATTCTTCTCATGCATTTCATCAATGATCTGTCTCACTGCTTTATCCTTGCAATCACCTGTTCTGATATATTCATCCAACACTTCGTATGTAAATCCAAGATTATCTTCATCTGTCTTGCCACATAACCCATCAGTAGGAGTTTTTTCGATTAACTCTGTTGGAAGTCCAAGAACCTTACCAATTGCTTTAACTTCTGTCACAGTCAGATCGGCAAGTGGAGCAAATGATCCAAATCCATCTCCGCCATAAGTCGCATATCCAACCCAATCTTCGGATAAATTGCAATTACAACTGACCCTTCCATTCATGCTCTGTGCAAAAGCATATAATGTAGCCATACGGATACGAGCAGGTAAATTTGTGGCACTTTGTTTACTCCATTTACCACCTAATTCATCTCTGATTTCATGCTTAATATCTCTGCAAGCATCAAAAATATTTACTGTATAATTCTCAATGCCTAAGTGATTACATAACATCTGAGAATATTCAATATCACTCTGCACACCATGTGGCATCATAACTCCAATTACTCGATTCTTGCCAAGTGCTTCTACACATAAGGCTGCAACCACTGACGAATCTTTACCGCCTGAAATTCCTACAACGGCATTACACCCTCTCCCATTAACTTTAAACCAATCTCTAATCCACTGTACTAATCTGTCTTTGGTTTCTGCCGCATTAAAACTGTTCATGTTATTTCCTCCTAGAATATTTTGATAAAATTGATCAAAAATTTTATTTTTTTCATTAAATTTCGAATATTTAATAGTTAATAGCGGAATGTTATTACGTTTACAATATTGTTGTTTAATATTATCCTTTCTTTTTCGATCGTTTAAATTTTTAATTTTTATTTCCTTGCTTTCTCCACAATATGTGTAGGGATAATAATGTTGTTGTCCATTTAATTCAATTAGCATGACTAATTTATCATTATTAAAAATCGCAAAGTCAAATGGTAAAGGGCGCTTATCAATGCAATCGAAAATTTTATATTGTCTTCTATATACAACTTTTACTTTTTTTAAATGTTGCTCCAATTCAAACTCTGCGACAGATGTTAAACACCCACATGATTTCTTTTTCCCAGACGTTAACGATACAGAACTAGCAACGCAGGTATTTCCACAATCACATTTACAATACCAATATTGTCTTCCATTTTTGATGTGCATCTTTTTAACTGCTGTTAATTTTCCATACTTATTCCCACTTAAATCTTTAACCAACATTTCTTTCATTTTTTCTGAATGATAACAGCCACAACTTTGTGTATGCCCAGATTTTAAATGACTATCTGCCACATTAACAATATTTCCACAATCACACTTGCAAACCCAAATAACTTTGGTGGAACAATTAGGTTGAATATTATTTGTTGCTCTATCAACAACGACTAATTTTCCAAACTTTTTACCTACCATTCCTTTAATTCGTTTCTGTTTTGGTTTACATTGTTTACAGTAATTGTAATTATTGTTGCGTACTTTATATGCATTTAATTCGACTTTATTACCACATTTTATACATTGGCATCTGTAATATTTTTTAATTTGACCACATGGAGAAATCCGATCTTTTGCAATCCCAATGATTTTATAGCAACCATAAATGCATCCTATATCATTGTCTGTTACCTTATGCAATATTAAATTAGTCTCCTTTCTTAAAATTCTCCTTCGTTTAATACTCTTCTGATTTCCTGTAATGACTGCTCTTTTACCAAATTGCCATCTCTAAATACTGTCTCAAGCAAATTATTCATTGGGAGGTTCTTTGTAGTATATCCATCTTTAAATGTCAATTTATTGTCCAATCCTTTATATACGTGACATAATCCTCTCTGAGATTTCTTAAATCCACCATCTTTTGGATTCTTAAAAATTGGATATGGTTTACCATCAATCTCGCAATACGTTGCCTTGATGCAGCTACTGAATGTGTCTCTTGTAAATGGCTTCAAAACCCCATCTTCTTCGATACACTGGAATGAGAATGATCCTACGCCAAGTGCGACATTGTTTGCTGCGAATCCATTCTTCTCTAAGATGTCATAAATCTGCTCACATCTCTGCACTGTAATTGAATCTCCGTAAATTGCTTTTACATGAGGATCTAATACTTTGTATCCTTTACTATTCGTAGTTCCGCCAAATTCTTCCCATAACTTGAATACCGTTCTGGTTACTACATCTACACAATCTCCTGAATCTCCTCTTACAAGAAAACATCCATTGTGATTCATGATCTCATTCTTGAGTTTTGGAAGAATATTCTCTACAACGTTCCAATAATCATATGAATCCAATACTGCGGAGAAGCTTGTGTTTGGATAAATCTCTGTAAGTAATCTTTTAATCAGAGTCTCTTCATCTCCGTCAATCGCATAATTACTACACGCAACCGAATGCTCAGTAGACGGGCTACCAAAAGCAACTGGTTCTTTCGTACAATCACAATTATAATTTCTCTCTAAATATGGAATTGTTGGAACCGTAGCTGTATTCAAGAATGATAAACACCATCCTGCTCCTGCTTTAACCGCAGACTGTAAACATTCTTCGCCACGAAAATCGAAAGCCCCTAATGCTTTAGCTTTTACAATATCATCATCGCAAGTCATTTCATAAAACTTATTAACGATCTGTCTATATGTATGCCCGACAGTCGCAGCAATCATCGGATGCCACATTTCTGCGGAAATTAAACTTTCTAATGCCTGCGGTAACCATGCAAAATCTTTGTGAGTATTCTCAATACTAAACATCGGCACATGCATTGGTACTAAAGTTCCTTCAGGAAGAGCCTTAATCTCAATTGGAAGATAGCCAAGATCATATAAATCTTCGATTTTCTGTAATCCATATGTACCTTTTCCAAGAGCTGCATCCATTACTGTCTTATAAGTACCAATTGCTTTGTTTCTATATTCAAAGAAAAAATACTCATTAAAATAATCGACCAAATACTCTTTAATGAATCCTTGTAATCCAAACATGGCTACTTCATTCCATCGTTTTACTCTGCTCATACGTGGAGTAAAATAAGAAACAGATTTTGTAATACCTTTTGGTAACATTTCAGCATGAACTGCTTTATAAAAATCAATTAATAACATTGGATTTGTTTGTTTCATAAACCTAACACCTCAACTTTCTCATGTTCTTTCGTAAAAATACTACGTGTTGTAAATACTTTTTTAAACAAACTATCTTCCTTTAGTAATTCGCCATCAAGAATTGTGTTTTCACAGTGAGTAACGTACAAATACATATCTTTACAACCGTATTTGTTTAATTCTTTTGATCCGTAGTAAAATGTGCCACCCTTACTACAAATATCATCAATCATTAAAATTGCTGTATTCTCATCTAATTTCTCTGTATCTCCATGAATCTCAATACCAAGAATTTCCCCTGTCTTCCAATCACGATTTTTAATTCCATAGACAATCGGATAATAATATGACTGAACCTGATCTGAATATCGTTTTAAAGCCCCACTGTCTGGGAAATAGATGACTAAATTTTTATCCTGTTCTTCTGCTTCAATAGAATTTATAGCCACGAATATTTCATTGTCAACATTCTTGACTTCCACATTATTCAACAATGCTGTAGAAACATGTGAATGTGGATCTTGAACTACCACTTTGGCAAATCCTAGACTATTAATAATCTCTGAAAAATATTTTAAAGTAAAACACTCACCTTTACTCTTAACACGATCGAACCTGGCATTTGGAATATATGGCATTTCTAATTCTTGTGGTGTACTTGGGCATCTTTCTTTTAATGTTCTTGAAATACAATATATATCAAATAACTCTTCGTCAGACTCATATAACCATCCAAGACAGAAAAATTTATATTTTTCATCAAATAAGAAACCATAAACTGGTTCAGAGACATCAATTTTCTGCGTACCATCTGGAAATTTCTGTGGCTTAATCTCAATTCCATTTACAATAATCATTCATTAATCCTCCTCATTAATTACTTCAATCTGGCACATCTTCATTGCTTCAAGTGCGTTCTTATGACTTTCTGGTGTCACACCCGCACAACAAGATGCATCTACAAGAATCTTTGCCTCTGGCAACGTTGCTTTTAGCAACATTGCATTTGAGATTACACAAATATCTGTACAAAGACCAATTAAGGTAATTTCAACATCTTCTGGATGAGACCGACCATCTTCACCGAATTCATCAGAACAATCGTCCATAAGTTCTAATGACCCAAATGTTTCTTTACAATAGTTCTCAAGAAGCCAAATAGCATTTTCTTGCTTGTCATTGCGACAAAACATCTCTGACGATAATAATGCCTTTCTAACTTCTTCATTTAAATGCCATCCATCTTCTCCGCAGATGCAATGCTTTACTGGAAGATTCTTTCCTTCCTGTGTAGATAAATAATTTTCATCGTGTGTGTCCATTGTTGCAACAATAATGCCATCAAAATTTTTAATTTTCTCAATTACTTTGGGAACAATTTCCTGTGCTTCTTTGGTTCCAAGGCTTCCGTCGATAAAATCATTCTGCATATCGACGACAACCAATAATTTATTAACGTCCATTGTTTTCTCCTTCCATTAAATTACTGTTTTATTAATCAAATAATCCATACCCAAAGTGCTGTCTCAGTTCATGATTCCAACTATTAATCGATTCAACTTTTGGCTCTTGGACGAGCTTATATCGAAAATCTTTAGGCATAGACAATGCGATAAAATTCATAATAAGTTTTGCACAGTCTTTCCTTTCTTCGATATAATACACGCCATCTTCTTTATAGAAATCAACCTCTTTAAAACACCCAGAATTATTTAAAATTTCAAATGCTGTTTCGCTAATTTCTGATTCTTGATACTCTGTCCAAATCAGTCTCTCACTTCTACAACCAAGACCTAGCCCCGTATAATCTTCATTACAATTAAAACCTACTCCTAGCTTTTTACAACTGTCTTTATACGCTTGTCGAATTTTATGAATATCATAGTTACAATCAAATAAAAAACTTTTTGATATTTTATGCCCATCTTCCGACCAGTCGCCTAATTCTAATTTATAAATCATTCCAGTCTCCTTTCTTTAAGCACCCGAACGTCCAAACGGACGCTCAGGCATATTGTCTTAATCTTCTAAAGAATCAATCATCGCACGTAATTCTGCTTCTGACATCTTCTCAATAGCCTCATCCTGTTTCTTGGAAAGAGCATCAATATATTTTCTCTGTGTCAGTTTCTTATTAATACGTTCCTTCTCAGCAAGTCTCTCATTACGTTTTGTTGTAAAGATATACTTCACAATACCAATCGCAACCGTTAATTTTGAATCAACATTTGCATCATCCAACAGGCTTTCTTCTGAAGATTTAACTTCCTGATCTTTCAGATTTTTGTAAACCACGTCTAAATCTTTATCAGATAAATCCCATAAATCTTCTACAGATAACTCACCTTTTGTGGATGGGAATCTCATTTTGTTTCTAGTTGCCATTTCGAATAAGTTTTCTGTTGTCATAATTCAATCTCCTTTTTCTATATTAAAATTTAATTTTAAGAACTCTTTCTGTTGCACCCTTAACTTTGACGATTACATCATCTCGTTTTGTAGAACTGAAACCAATTCCTGATAACTGATTTGGATCATCTGCGACATGCATTTTACTTCCTAAAGCCTCGAATACTCTCTTGTGCTGTACTAATTCCTGTTTCAAGAACTCATTGAAGAATCCATTTGGAGTATCTTCATTTACACATCCGTTTAACATGAACAGATAATGTTTGTGTCCAATACCTGTCTGTTCATCCCAATAGTTAGGCGAATAACACATTACTGTTACTGGCACAAACTGATTTGTATTGACACCCCAGATTTCTCTTGAAGATGTTGTTGATGGAAGCTTCTCTTTGATTGTGAATACTCCATCTTTTAATGTAACTGTAGCCACTGGTACGTTCTGTCCCTGTCTTAAAGGTTTATCATATTCAAATTCGTAAATCTGACCATCAAATTCAATCTCTGCTGTAAATCCTGATGTACCGTTGTTATGGCAATAATTGCGTACGAAAAATTCATAATCTCCATCAACCATCTGGGTTTTATCTGCCCATGTGATATTTTCTACAGCAGGTTTCCCCTTTACTGGATTAATTACATCAACATCAAGTCTGCCTTGTGTTTTAGAATCAACCATATGGCTAAAGAAAATATGCTGACAAGGTGTTTTACAATGTGCATCAAAATCATCCCTATTCCAATCTTTTCCTGCGTTCCACTGAATTGAAAATCTTAAGACTCCATCGACTGCTCCGCCTGCGTTTTTAACTCTTTCTTTCATTTCGCTATCTGTCATATTCCCTGAGTATGCCCAACTGAAAGGATTGTTCCACTTCATCATATTCTTAGCATTTTTGTTTACAGGTGCGATCAGTGAGACCATGTTCTTCTTATGTCGATTTTCAAATAAAACTTCTAATTCTTTTGCTGTTGGTAGAACATCTGATACAAATTTCTCTGCACTAATTTCTTCTACTTTAGAAAATTTCTTAGGATTTACAGCGACTTCCTTGCTCATTTCATCAAAAATATCTAAACCGCCCTGGATACGTGGTGCTGCATCACGATTGCAAAACAGAATATTGTTTACTGTAATATCGTCAAGCCTTGCAAATCTACGCTGCAATGAATCCATATATCCTAAATCGGTTACAGTTTTCTTTGCATCCTCAAGCATTTTCTTTGTAAAAATTGCCTTTGGTCGTTTGTAATTTGCAGGAGCTACAACATTTTCATAAGCTTTTACTGCATTATCTAAATCCATACCTTCACTGATATTCACAAGTAATGTACCGATACTATGGTTTCTAATACGACCAATTACATCTCCGATCGTCATGGCTTTTGTCCATGTGTATGTATCTTTTTCTTCATCTGGCAAACCGTTGTATTCTCGCTGATATTTTCTAAAATCTTTTAATACTCTTTCCCATTCCTGTCCTCTATAAAGAGTATTTGAAGCAATCAGTTCTAATACTGTATCAACAGCTTCTTCTGTGATTTCATCAAGCGATCTTTTGAACACGTTCTTTCGATCTCTAACTTTTGCTTTTGCTGTAGGAATATCGGATTTTCTTTCTAGTAATCTCTCTGGAATCGGTGTATACATATGAGTCCATTTGATAATCTGCTTATCTTCTGTATACTCATTTGTGGTTTTTATACCAACTGTATTTGTAAAATGTCTCCAAATATCTTTGATTGGTTTTGATTCTACATATGTTCGTAAAGCATCAACTACTGGCTGAAATACTGTATCATCTGTGTCGATCTCCCAGATTGTATGAATCTTGCCGTCAACAATTGCCACAGCTCCACCGATTGTTTTAATAAAGTTTCGACAATGACCACAATCATATTCTCTTCGCTTGCGATACATTTTGTTAGTTCCTTCAGGGAAACTACTCAGATATACTTCCCAAAGTTCATCCTTATCAATATCGGTTTCATACAATGTAGAATTGTTTTTCTCTACATTGTCGAGCATCTTATTTAAACGCCCTGACAATTTGCTTAAAAAATTGCTCCAGTTTTCATTCATTGGTGTGCACATAATTTATCTCCTTTTCATTTTGTTATTTAATTGCTACGAAAACGTCTTCCTGTTTTCTATCATTAATATAAATTTCCCTACATTTAAGTTCTGGAAAATATTTCTTTGCTAATTTCTTAAATTCATTAGCAAGCTTTTCATCTTCTGGTGCATAATGTAATTTGTCATCTGAAAAGCTAGGTACTAAACGATCCACCGTTCTTCTTAAGAATTTTGCATAAGGCAAACCTTTTCGTTCCTCTTCTCTCTGCTTATCATTCTCAATGATCTCTTCCAATTTGCATAAATTTTCTGTTACTTCAATGCAGCTACTTGGATATTTCACATATTTGTTTGTCCAGAAATCAACTGCATCATGAGCACCTGCGTTACCAAACAGGTATTTTAATACGCAAGTCTTGAAACCTTCTTCTCTGTTAAATCTGTCGAATCTGCTTGTATAAGCAACAGTTTCAGTACCACAGTTCCAAACCACCTTAACCATACCTCTGTAAATTTTAGCCTTAGTTACTGGTTTACCACCTCTTTCGAGTGGCTTACCATTACTATCTAAAATAGGTTCCCTAACTGTCATCTCTTTGTCTACATAAATAACTTTTTTGATTTTGTCTTTTAATTTTTCTGTATTCATATCTTTCCCCTCTTCGTTTTCTGTAAGTTCATTCATGATCTCTTCAATTTTTTCTGACTCAAATGTTAAAGTTGCACTCATTTCACCATTCCAATCAATATGTGTTGGTGCATAAGGATTCAACCCACGGTCGTCATGTATCATCCATGATTTCCCTGTGGCTGAAAGCTCACCAACCTCATTCTTTATTGGTTCTGACGTTGCAGTAATTGGTTTTTGCTGATAATGTGGCAGAGCAGACACTCTTCTTTCTGAAAGTGACGGTAAGGTTAATGTATCAACCTGTATTTTGTCGGCTGAAATCGTACCTGTCTGAATCTCAATATCTTCATTCATTGTTCCACGAATAAGCACAACCTGTAGTTCATCTGAAGTTCGAACAACACAATTAATATACCTATATAAATCACCATCAAACCACATCTTATTATTACTATTTATTTTCGTATATATTAAACGATGTAACTCTGTAGCTGTTGGATCAATAGCTTTATCATCTTCCCCAAATACACTACATACAGGCAAAAGTTTTTGAAAGCTCGATCCTCTACTTCTGTTATATTCGACACTTACTACCTTGAAAAGTACATTATCAACATCGGAAAATACTTGTATATAATCTCCAATGCTCAAACGAATTTCATCATCACTATCAAGTCTCTTCCTGTGTCTACCTTTAGTCTGCACCCAAACGCCCGTTTTATTTTCTTCCATACAATTCTCCTTTTTTAATTTCTTAATTCACAAGGTACTTTTACGTTAAATGTATCTTCACGCTTGTATTTTCCTATCAAAATGGTAATAATAACATCTGAATCTAATGTATCGACAAACGAAAATATTCCATTTCGTTTTCTTTCAATACCAAACGAATCATATATACGCAATATCCATCTTTCTTTATCAAGCAAAGCTGAAACACTAAACATACAAATATTATCCAAATGTTTTTCATCGCAGATTGTATAATGAACTCTTGGCATTAACTCTCTTGTATGTAATCGTAGATCACCTACATCTTCATTAATCACTACATATGTTTTTTCTTTTCCATTTTGCTTATTTAACACTTTAATGCAGTCTCCTGAGTGTGGACTATATTCTATCTCATCTGGTTTAAAATATCTTTGTCCTAATTTCCCAAACTTTTGTATGTAAATGCCCATATTTCTCCTTTCTAACATAATATTTACATTTTAATTTTGCACAAATGCCTGTGCGAGTCATCATATATAATAAGGAAGAAACTCTACCCGATTATATTCTGGATCAGCTCATAATACTTTGTCCTGCCGACATATGACTTATGTTCTGCATCTTTTAATTCTTTCTTCAAAGTACATATATCTTTCTGATTATCCATGCAATTCTGCATCACTTCTATGTATCGAATGCAATTCTTAATCTTTCTGTGTAATTCCTGTAAGGTTTTAAGATACCCAACAATCACTGCACGTTTCGCAGCATCAATCTTTTTAAACTCAATCGCATGAAGAATATCACTTCTGGCAGAATCGGCATATGATAATGCCTGCTCTAATTCAAACTTCTTTTCTCCTAATTGATCTGAGTCATATGCTAGAAGTCCTACTATGGCTCTTTCCTCAGTCTCTATATTGTCGATCAATGTATTATCACATTCCCAATCCATAAAGCAATTTCCATTACCCTTACGCATTATTTCACTAGATTCCATGGGTTTGCCAATTTTACCTAGCTCAATTTCTCGAGCATAAAATCCGTCTTTCATCCACGTATATTTATGCTTCAAACCTAAAATATGCTTTGCTTGTTTGGAGGTAAATTGAGTAGCTTCAGACTTACGATTATCACGAACGTATTTATTTCTTGCATGATCTCTTTTTACATAGAATTCTCCATTCGTAATTATGTATTTCATACATCACTCCTGTATTTAATTGTAGTTTTTTGGAAAAATTTTCATGTTGACGAACATGTTTAGAATTGTTATAATAATTTTAAGGATATTATTATCCTTATCTATTAAACAATTCTAAATACTTAATTCGATTTTCTATCGTGCTGCCAACACGATAGATTCAAAAAATCCTTTTTTGTTATTTATTATTTGTTTAGTTAGAATTATCAGTTTGTGTGAAAGTAGAAGTTTTGCCAAAGACTTCTGCTTTCTTTTTTGTTGTCTGTATTTTAATTCCAACATTGTATCCTTTGTATGTAAATTGCAGGCATTTAATTATATCAAATATATCATCCTGCTTAATGTTAGAGAACAAATTGTCATCTTGGATAAACTCGATCCAATGATATGAAAGATCTTTATCTTTGCCATAGATTTTTATCTTCCCATCATCTGCCCGAATCTTATATTCGCTCAAAAACCAAGATGACATTTCTGACGAGTGTAAATCAAGTACGTCAACACGCATTTGATTTGATTGATTCGCTACCAACATTTTTAATATTTGATTGTCCATATATAAAAATCCTTTCCTTTACTCTGTCATGATTTGATGCACACGATAATTCTTGTAATCTTCATCTTGATATAGATAACTGATTGTTTTCCCAATTACCGTTTGCCTTCTACTAAAATTATACGGTACATCATCCAATTTATATGTTTTATAGTATTTGTAATAAAAATCAATCGCAATATCATTGAACATCTTAGCATTTAATGATCTCGCTACACCATCCTTTGGCTTAACATAATACAGTTCAGATATTGATTCAATGCTCATTCTTGATTTTAAATACTGTATAAACCCAGAATTAATAACGTCATTTTTTGACATTTTATAATAATTTAACGATTTACCAAGTGTATTAAATAAAAATCTGATATTGTAACCAATACGGTCTTGTGCTTTTTTATATTCCTGCAAATCATTACATTTGTATGATGGAATAATTATATGATCTTCATAAATATTCTCACCCATTGCGTTTTTATAGTATGCAATCATATCTAAAAAGTTTTTACCAATTGGTTTCCCTGAGATCGTTTGTTTCTCTTCGTCGATTTCAGAAAACTTTAAGTCCTTTAAGGCGTCAGCATCAATACCGTTATACAAACTTACTAGATATAGTACGATTTGCAACCTTGTTTTTTTATCTAAAGGCTTTTTACGCAGAGCTAAAGCTATCAGAAGTTCGTTCAATTGTTCTTTCGACACGTAGTTCACGTTGACCTGATTGGAAAAATAAATATCCACAACGATTTGTAGATCAATGAATTTATCGCTTTTGAATGGATTATATTTTATATAGTTACATTCATTTGCATAGGTGTATAGATCTACAAGTTGGTTATATCTTTTCACAATAGAGTTCATGGTTCGATTTCTTGCAGTCCCTTTTCCTGCCCTTAACATAGCCTCTTGGATTGTTCCTGGAGCGTATGTTAAGCCCTGTTCGTCCTCTCTTGCAAGATCAGAATCCAACATCCATTCCCATCCTGGTCGTGCTGACTCTGGAACTTTTGTCTTTATATAATTTTCTATAAATTCTTTATTATTCATAAAACTTTCTCCATTCTATGACGCTGCCACATTCATATATGACAACATACCATTCTGTATCATAATGGCATGTGCAATTTTTAATTGAAGAGATCAATTGGTTACTTGTCCCCAGTATTCTAACAAATTCCGTTTTGGAATTGTTCGTCCTTGCTCACAATACACTTGAGAGTTTCTTTTAAGACCATTTGTTTTATTTCTGCATATAGTAACATGTGTAGGAATCCAATTTCTTATCCTTTTAGTTAGAGGATAAACATTGATTTCCGTACTCGTACTATTGCATATATCATTTGAAAATACAATCACTGGTCGTAACCCACACAATATATGACTATCTTCTACTTCAGGTAGATCGGCAAAATATATTTCCCACACATGCGGCTTCATATATTTCCCATATTCATATTGTTTCTTTCCATTTTCTTTTTTATTAGTATATCCGTTCATTTCATGTACCTCAACTTCCCTCAGTTGCATTTTCATTTCCATGAGTTAAATATACCATGCCTTTATATGCTTGTCAATAGCGTTTAAAGATATTTTTCAAAAGTCTAATATAACAAAGAATTTTTACACTTCTTATTATAATGCTACTACAGAACAAAATCAAGATATTTTTCGAACAAGTGTTCTCTTTTTGTTCGAACACTTTACCTTGTGCTTGCTTGGAAGTGGAAAATACTGTCTGATTTTATGTGGCTTGTCTAATTTCCACCTCTTTTCTTCAAAATCATAGTCACAAAAATCAAGCACTTCGTCCACATATCCGTCATTATATCTGTAATCTACAATTACAGGATATGTTTTATATCTCATATAACGTGATGCGTTATCTGGTTTTAACGGTGGAATCTCTGCCGAAATCCACATAAGATTCTTGTTTACTTTCTTTTCTTCCTTATTTTGTCTCATTGTATTTATCTTCATACAAAATTCTCCTTATAAAATCCTAATTATCTGTTCGTAAATTGCAATTGCATTATCTGATGGGAAAGAGTGATTATTTAATCGAAACATCAAATCCCAATGCGTATCTCCTGTTGCAAAAATCATAAAATAACTCCTTCCAGCAACTCTTTTAGTGCCTGCATATTGTCCTCATGTACTCCATCGTCTTTATCTGAATCATCTTTCCCTGTCTCATAAGCACGCTTGATAATCTCCATAACTCTATCATAGCTCACATTAATAACATTTTCCCTTAGCCCATTAAATGCTCCACTGATAATTTCCTTGTATGTCTGAGCAATATCATTAAATAATACATGAGTTTCCTCTTCTGTAATTGTAGCATATAAAAACGTCATTGCAGGACTGCTATGATTCAATAATCTCATCAGTGTATACAATACATTCTGGTCATCCTTATGATCAACAAGCGTCCAGTATACAAAGTTTTTTCTCAATGTATGTGTGCCAATGTTCTCCTCAATACCAACTGCCTTAGCACCCTTTTTGACAAAGTCCAAAGCATTTGCCTCAGTCATGTGTCCTGATCCAGATTTACATGTTCCAAAAACATAATCATCCATTGGAACTTCTCCATCAACCTTGACATCATATTTGGTTCCTGCCACTGCTTCAAAGAAAATGTCCACTGCTTTAGTTACCAAATCATTAAAGTATACAGTTCTGAATTTCTTTGTTTTCTTTTCTTGTTTACGAGTCTTATCGCCTAATAAGTCGCCCCATTTAAGTCTAACAATATCAGAAATACGATATGCCGTGTTGTTCCCAACTGCAACTAAAAGATTATTTCTGGCAGCTACATATCGTTTGTACTCTGTATAGGATTTATCAATCTGGTCTCTAAAATATGCATTAAAGGCTGCAAATTTTTCTTTGTTTTTAATCGGATAAACCAAAGATGATACGCCTTTTTGTTTGTTAGATCGAGTCCATTTAGGATTTCCGTCCTTGCGTCTTTTAATCTTTGTTTCAGATTCTTCTGCATTATTATTATTTACTGTTTCAATAACTTCAAACTGTGTTGCTGCCATGATAATCTCACCTCTCTTAGTTATTCTTACACTCTCTTAATTACTTTTTCTATTTCCTGTGCCAGCAGAAAATCATTTATTGCATTTTCATCGTCAGTAATCAATGTATATTTCCATACTGGGGAACCATGATATGATATATCTTCAACCTTAAATAATCCTCTTTTACCAGTGTTATTTTCTCTATGATCTGACTCCAATAACTCTGTATGAATTCCCCAACCATCATATAGATGTCCATCGTATAGTATTTGAGCCGCAGCTATTAATATATTATATTTGCTCACATCAACCTCTGTATTCACTGTTCCGTATAATTTCATTGTTCCAATCTCCTCTCTTAGTTATTACACTGTTCACGTACTTCTGGTCTAATTTCTACTTCGATTAATTCCATAATTCTCACTCCTATTCTCTAAATTTAGGCAAAATAAAAAGAAGCCCATAAGCTTCTCAAAATTGCCATTATTCAGTTTGCAATTATCATCATCCGTCATACAGGTTTATCCTGTCATCTGCTTCTCAAACAACTGTCTTTCCAACGCACCAAAATCATAATCACGATCACATTCCAAGTGTGCAAGGTTCGTTACCTTTGGCTTTTGTTTAGCGTTCTTCTTAGCCTGATTTCGTTCCCAGTTTCGTACTGCTGCCTTCCAGTCTTGCATCTTGCTATTGCCCATCATCCAATCTTTGGCTGTGTAATAATCCACAAACTCTTCTGGATCAATCCCATTGTTTCTTTGTTGACAATATCTGGAGACTTGCTCGCAATCAGGCGGTGTGAATCGCTTTATATTATTATTATTATATTTATTATTATTCTTTACTTTCTTTTTATATGTCGCTTCTGCGTCGTTTTGGTGTCGTTTCTGTGTAGTTTTTTCATCTACAAAACCTTGATAAACACTGTATTTTACTATAGTTATGACTGTCTTTTTAGTGTCGCTTTTTACATGTATGATGCTGTCGTTTTCCAGTGTCTTTAAAAATTTGACAACTTTTGAATTGCTCCAACCCCATCGATCACATAACTTTCTGATTGAAGTAACCACTGATCCTCGCTTAACTGCTTCTAAATTTCCATCAATGTATTTCGATTGATCATTATAACCTGCGAGAATCAGTAAGTCAATCATTGCTTGCCCTCTGGCAAATGGTTTATCTTCCCACAACCAGTGATCTATAATTTTCCGATGGAGTTTAATCCACCCTGTGTTACTCATGGCATCACTCCCATCTATATACATCTATCAAATTTTCGTTTTATTCTTCATCAAGTTCCATATGATTTACATCAACAGGATTCTCTAATTTTAAAATATCCTCTTTCTGTTCTACAAGAGCTTGTTGAGCTATTGCATTAATTTTATTCTGTGCAAAAGCCTCGATTTCTCCTTTAGCTTCTGTAATTGTTTTGTCTATCTGATTTTGGAATTGATCAAAGATAAATTTTGAACTAGATTCCATACCTTGAGTTACGCTGGCAAGTCTTTTCAGAATCATTTCTCGATCGCCTTTTCCAATAGATTTCTTCGTAGTAAAAAGCTCCTTGACTTCATTATAAAATTCTTTTGCATCGCTCATACGCTCGTTCATAGACTCTTTAAATTCATTTGTTATCTGCTGTCTTTTATTGATAAAATCCGCTTCGTTAATACGTCCTTTACCACGTAAATATTTAATAGTACATGGAGTACCTGTTCCAACATTCATAGAAGTAATTAATTCCGCAAATTGTGATTGCGACATTTCTACTTCCAGAATCTCATCTTCTCCAACATACCAATCATCATTGAGTCCCCTTGTAACCACACCTTCCCTTAATACCATATGGATTGTATCGTTATGCTGAATGCTACTGCCAAATAAATTGCTATGCCCGCCATGAGTACGATTGAATGATAACATTCCAAATGATGGGTGTTTATATGATGTTCCAAGAGCATCTTCTGATATTATATAATCTCCTTCTTTCCTAGCATTTTCTCTCATTTATCCAACTTCCTTTCTATCAAAGTTTCATTTTATCTTATGATCGTCACATCCCCATACCGCTTCATAGCAGACATCTAACATATCTCTTACGATTTGTTTCCTCTGACTTAACTTTTCTTCTTTTTTTTCAATATCCTCTTTCTCACGCAATAAATGCATATATTTTTGATACGGCATGTTTGTATCTGCTAGTTTTTCTTCTATAGCGATCCTTTCATTAATTACTTTTCTTAATTTATTACCTAATTCCTTATGCTTATCTTTAATCGCTTTAATGACTGCATATTCATACATTCTTTGATATTTAGACTCAAATTTTCCATCTTTGAATTCATAACGATCCTCAACCTTGCAGGCATCTAAAATCTTATCTCCGTTTTCTCTGCACTCATTTAACAATTCCATCAAAGCTTCTTCATTATCAAATGTCGCATAGCCAATACCATCTTCTTTTGTTTCGTAAACACACATATATGGTTTTTCTGGTGTATATGCTTTAAATTTTTCCATTTTAATCACTCCTTTTTAATTACTTTATTCCTTACAAGCTACAATGCAAGTTGGAGCGTTATACTCTCCAATATTCACATAAAACTTATTTAATATAGATTTTAGTTTCATATATACTCCATCTCTTCTCATTTCATCCTCTGTCTTTACATTAGAATATATCACAATATAATCAATAGGTTCATACACAACTGTCTCCATGCGTTTGATATACTGCTCAACACCGCTTTCTATAAATTTGATATCATCTGTTTCAGCACAAATACAGCCATATGGAATCCAACTTTTAGAAACATTCTGTCCTTTATAGATAATCATTAAAGCTCGCTTTGATTCACACTGATTCATTAACTGCATTAACAGTTTAGATTTTCCATTGCCCTTTAATGTTAATATTTCCATTTCACATCACCTCAATTTCTAAATTCTAATACCATGTTCTGCCTCATATCTACACCAACAATCAAGATATCTATCTTCATCATTAATATCTAAATATTGTTCGTACTTATCCATAAGTGGATACATTTCGTTATAACAAATATCTTCGTTGATAAAGCTCCAAATATCCATATAAATTGTATTATAAAAATCTTCTGGGACATAATTATATACATCTGCACAGATGATTTCCACCTTATCACTCAATGGCAACTGACTTGCTACCAAATCAATAACTTCCTGATTCTTTTCCACTACGGTAATCTTATCTATCATTGGATCATCTTGAATCGCAAGTAAAATCAAACCAATTCCAAGTCCACCAATAAGAACTTTTCCGTGGGCATTTGTTACAAAATCTTCATTAGTCCTTTTTTCCATTGGTGTATTAGACATTAAGACGCTGCCACGATGTTCTAATCTTACATAATCTCCTGGTGTAATTCCATGACACATGGCATACCCATCATGATTGCTTATTATAAAATGAGATAATTTAAAATCTCCAATCTGCCTATCTTTTAGAATTTTGCTCATATCTTTATACATATATCTATCTTCCATTTTTATCATTCCTTCTGATCAAATATTTGTTTTATTTTATCATATCTCTTTCTTAGTTGTCATTACCATCTCTTTTATCTTTTCGTTCACGAGACTTCATAATAAATTTATAATAATCTTCATAATCTTTAAATGACTTATAGTTTCCAGTATAAACATCAAAACACTGTTCATTTCTAACCATTGTATAATCGTTAGCAGATACAATAAGGTAAACATCTAAAGGTTCTTCTAATACAATATCAAATAAATCCATTTTAATTTCATTTATGGTATCTACGCTTAATCCACTATCGACTGCATCAATAAGAATAAATAATTCTTTTTCATCCTTCGTTTTGCACATAGCAACTGTATTTCCAATTTGTCCTGCAAGTCTACCGATGTTTTGAATAATTCCTTCTCCCTCAGATGAACAATATTGCTGTGCTACTATATCAAAATTTCCAAGATATACAGCATCTGCTATTGTATTATGCTTGTTATCAGATACATTATCATAGTTCATGCAGCTAATACCTTTGTCTGTAACGATTTTTTTAATCTGTTGTAACAAAGTTGTTTTTCCACTACCATTGCACCCAACTAATACGGTTAATCCAGGATTAATTTCAATATTCTTTTTCCGAAACATTGTTTTCTTGTTTCCATAAGGATTTGTTTCAATTTTAAATTTCATTATTCTTCCTCTTTCTTATTCACTAATAATTTCCACCGCAGCTTCATAAAATCTATTGTATAAAGTTGCATTAGTTTTAATAAGTTGAGACTTAGGCACTCCATGAGCATACTCGTCCCAATTAACACCGTTTTCTGTCATCTTAGTATAGATTTTCCGATAAACAGAAGTTCCGCCTTTAGATTTATTTCCAATATGATTAGCATAATTGGTAATCTTGATCTTCATTTCTTCCCAATCAGGCTGTGCATTTTCTTTCCTGAACTGTCGCAAAAGTTTTTCCAATGAATTGACTAACAGATCAGGATATTTGTCATAGCAAAGATCAATCGTTGGTACATTACCTCTTTCGCTAATATTATATTTCTCCTTGTATTCTTTCCGATCCTGCTCCCACACAATTCCATATGTGTTAGTGAGATACCTGTACACTTCTTTAAGAATATCTCTAGTAGTTGTTCCTAGTTCGTCAGATTCTTTGAGAATATCATCAATAATAGAATAGACATTGGATTTCCATTCATTGAGTTTGTATTCTGCAATAACACTTTCAGTATCTACGACTGGAATATCTTTCGTAGGTTTGCCAATCTGCTTATACAATTCTTTCCGTTCGGCTTTCATCTCTTTCACAATGTCTACTAATTGATTGAAACCTTTGATAGTAACATTGTATAGGCGTTCATTGTTTCTTTCCATCTGCCTCATAAGTTCTGTCTGTTCTGTAAGAAATTGCTCTACTGTCGTTACAGGAGTTCCTGTTCTTAAATTTCCATGACGATAAGCTTTGATAACATTCCATGCCCAGTCCATAAAGGCATCTGCTTTTGGCTGACGACTTAATCTACATATTTCAAATACTCCCAACTCATTATATACAACTGTTTCCCTATTCCTTCCATCAACCGTCCTCGTTTTGAGGACACTTGATTTTCCAATAAACCGAGCCTTGTTCTTATCGTGAATATTTTGAATTGCTTTTCTTGGATCTGCATATTCCAGTGCTTCTCCAATTTGATTTCTTGTCATCCAAATATCATCCTCAGCACTATAAAAATCACACGATAAATCATTAAAAATTTCCGTTTTTACTAACTGTAGGTTCATTCTTCATCTTCCTTTCTAAACTGTCTTATTTTTCTCTACACTCATTATTTTTGTATAACTATATTCCGTAAACCAATAGGAATAAAATCAACATTTAATTCCAACTATTAGTGTGTCAATCCTAATAGAAACCTATTCTATTCCTATTAGCTCTCTATGTAATCAACACCTTATCTATTAACAATTATATGCTTAGTTAATCATTAGTTTGTGTATAATAAATTTGACAAAGAACCGACCTGCCAAATCGGTTCCTGTCAAATATTTCCGTAAAATAAAAAGAACCTTCCCCTTCCGTTCGGTTCTTTGCCAAAATTATTATATGGAATTAAATCAGCTGATAAATAAGCATTCCGAAAGCTACGATAACCCATAATGTCGTAATTGCTTTCATAGGCTTCATAATAGCTTCTAATATTTCCTCTAATACGTCTATATATTTGCTTAAATATACCTTATTATGTTCACGATCAATTTTTCTTAGCGATAACCAAGCTAGGAAAACAATCACATATAACACAAAAGATATTCCGCAGAACTGTTCAAAGAAATGAATAATCTGTTCTAATTCCATACTTCATCATCCTCATCTTCATTATCATATAAATTTTCCACTGGTGCTGTCTGCTGGAACATATCCGTTGGAGATAAGTTTCTAGCCTCACACATTGCACAAAAGACTTTCAATACTTTATCCCATTCATGCTCCTGAATCCACTGTAGAAATGGTTTCTTTCCACGTTTCTTAACATCAATATGGTATTTGTATTGCAAGTTCTTATACAACTCGTTCCACATAACAGAGAATTGTGTTCCTGTAACTGCAGCCAACTTCCTAATACCAGCGTTCATCTTATTGCGATCATCCCATGTTAAAATTTCCGCTGCTAATAGCTTATTATCGTTCTGTAGTTTCTGATTCTCTTCTTTAAGTTCTTTATTCTGTGTTCGCAGATCCGTTACCATAGCAAGCTTGACATCCTCAGAAAATGACGGGAAGTAGTGTTCAATGAACTGCGATTCTTTTCCAAAGTCAACTGCACCGCCTGTCTTACGGATGTTTCTAAGATATTCTTTGATCTGTTTCTTCATCTGTTTTGCAATCGGCTTGCGTGACTGCATACACACTTCATAAAGCCCATCTTCTGTGAGGAATAAGAATGGTGCTTTAGTTTTTCCGTTGGTGTCTAATTGACCTAAATTTTGAGTACCAACATTGTTGGTAGTTAAAATTTTAGTCTTGAATTTTTCCTCTTGATCAATTGTTTGTAGCATTACATTGACATTATACTTCCCAGTTCCAGTCTTTGCATAATCAATCCATTCTGCCACGTCTTTAGCCAAGAATAACGGATCTTCAATGCTTCTATACAGATCAATTCTTCTGCCTAAAATTTCCGTTGTGTCAACAAGCTTAACTCCTGCCTCTACCTGTTCTTGTTCTCTTTGTTCTTCTATCGTTATATAATCGTTGATAAAAACATAATATCTCACGCTCTCGGCAAGCTTTGAAGTTTCCATCAGCAAAGACAATCTGATTAAGCATTTAAGAGTAAATACCTTAGCACCCTTGTAACCAAATGAGATATTTAATCCGTTCGGATACGTTACCATGATTCTTCCCTTCTGCTTTTCCGTTGCTGCGTCTTGACCATCAATGATCTCCTGCACCGTCTTAACTTCCATTCCATCTGCTAAAAATTCTTTACGATACTTCGTACACAACCTCTTAACCTCGTCAACATCTCCATCAAAAAATCGTGCTACCTGTTCCGTAGTGATATAATCTCGTCCAGGGAGCCACGGAATCGGCTTGATCGTAACTTGTTTTAAAAGTTCTGTGTTCTGCACCAGTTCATCTCTCTTTGCCTTATCCAAAATTGGATCGCAAGGAATTTCCATTTCGTTTAAATTCATAATCAATTCCACCTTTCTTATGTAAAAATTTGTATTAAAAAAGACACTCTGGAATTTTCCATAAGTGTCCTAGTTACCTATATTAATTTGTATTCACTCTAATTCTAGTTCGTCAATTTCTGGTGTGTCAGAATGATTCATATCAAATGATATTTTCCATTCTATCTTCCGTTCCAAAGATCGGAAAAGAACTTATAAATTCCATACAGAATAGCAACAAATGCTATAACCATTAAAATTCCATAGCCACCACCTAAGATAGCTCCTAACATATATTCCAAACTATCCTCTGGAACGATAAATATAATTATTAATAATAAAACCAATGGCATAATTTTACTCTCCTTTGCTAAAAAATAGGCACTATTAAAAGTGCCTATTGACAATAAATTAATCGTTTTTATATATATTATTTATTATAATTTGGTCTATCAGTAACATTCAATACTTGAATAAGTGCATCTTGTAACACTTTAGAAACATTAATTCCAGAATGTTCTGCTTCATAATTTAACCAACTAGGTAATGCAACATTTCTTCTTACAGATTTTGTATCAATTTTTCTTCGATATTCTGTTGAATCAATATCAACCAATGAAATAATAGTTTCTCCTTCATCAAAAAATGTGCTTTTCGCAATATCGATATCTGTAATATTTGTTGGTTTAGGAATTTCCACCTCTCTATCTTCCATAGAAACACAAGTTAATTCCATTGCGTCTCGTGCCATTTTAATAGCATCTGACATATCTTTTCCTTCCGTTAATACATTTAAATCTGGTGCCTCAATTAAATATTTCCCGTCGTCGGTTTTTGTAAATAATACAGGATATACTGCTTTCATATTTTCACCTCTATTCTTATATATGATTGCAAATAAGATTTTCCAAGGATAGGCTGTTTTATAACAGCCCATTCCTTCTTAGAATACCTCTAGCAAGTCTTTCATCAACTTCCTTGTGCCGTGGAACTGATTCTGATATATCTCCTTTGATGTAGATATCATGGTTACCGCCATGTCTGTCAAAGACAAATCCGCCTGCTTTGAGCTTCTTGATTAAATCTTTCTGCTTCATTGTATTGTCTCCTTTACTTACTTATATTATACACAATATCTACACACTGTCAATAATATTTTACACACTTTTTACACAATATTATTTTAATAAAATTGACATTCTATTAATTAATAGATCCATCTGCGTTGACAAGTTTATTTTCCATTTCCACATTGTTGTCTGCGATATTGTGTAACACATAATACAGCGGATCATCTGTCTTAGATAATTTTCCAACGCTTTCAGTCAACATTTCCATATCTTCTTTATAATCATCTACAAACGTGTCATAGTCCATGTCTAAAGACATATTGAATAAGATGTTTGCAATTCTTTTTACTTCGTTATTTTCCATAACTAATCACTCTCCTATTCCATAATCTCGTTTGCAATGTCATTTCTTGTGCCTCTAATAGAGCATCCTTCTGTATCATGTCGCATCAGGATCTCGTAAATCTGTTCTTCTTCTTCCTCTGTTAGAGAAAATCCTCTCCAGTATCCATAATCATTCTCTCCGTGACACATAACGATTCCGATAATTTCCTGTTTTGTTTCTGTATTCATAATCTTACTCTCCTATTTTTAAATAAACTTTCTAAAATCATTGTGATAAATTCGATCGAGTTCTCTGTATAATGAACCGTCGGTAACATGAATATCATCCGTACTATCTACGATTTTTCCGTCTTTGTAAGTAGAACAAGTTACCAAATTAAACTCATCGGTTGCTCTGCAATAATCCACATCTTTGTGGATGTATAATATAAGATTGGCTTTTTCTCCAAAATAAAGAACTTTTAATTTTTCTTCTGCTTCTAATTTCTCACAACAATCAATAATACAATCAATATCTGGTCTTTCTAATTCATAAATCATCATAATTTCCACTCCTATTCTGCGATAAAACTTTTCTTTTATGCTACTGTTTCGATCAATTGAACCATTGATTTCTTTTGTTAATTGCATATGTTGCCTCCTGTTCGTGATTCTACACATGTTTTTCTCATTTATACCTTATATTTTGCAACTGCATCTTCCCAGTTAGCTATGGTACAAACCTTGTCTATTTCCTCTGCAATGCGTTCTATTTGCTTAGAAGAAACACAAGGAGTGTTTTTAAAAGCTCTACCTATTGCTAATTTAACATCATCTAAGGTTTTATTTTTTTTGAGTTTTAAATTATGCCTCCTTAATAAATTCGGCAATTTCTTTTCGCAAACATTACCGTAATTAACAAACCATTCTACCCATAATGCTTCTGCGAATATTTCTTGTGGTAATCTCATTTTGCACCTCTCAATTCACTTTTGAAAATTCTGCTTCTATAAGAACAATGTACTTTGGCTGTATGAACAATAGTCTCGTTTCTTTTAATTTCTTTTACTCTACTTGTCAGTATTGTACGTGCCGTTCCGCCTGATGTAATTACAACATAATTTTCTTTCATAATTTCCACCTCTATTCCGTGATAAAACTTCCTATAAAGCTTTCAATTCTTCTTTTGTATACTTGCTCCATTTTCCAGTCTGAACACCGCTTATTCTTTCCAGCTCTTTGTCAGTTTTACAAATATATGGGTTAGATCCATCTTCAAATTTAATATGATTCCATGCCATAATTTCCATTCTCCTATTCTTCTATAAACTCTTTTTGATTTTTATTCTTTCACATTCAGGTATTATCTCAATAAATTCATCACAATTTGTAAGCCGAAAACTCAATTCAATCCAATATTGCTTATTGTTTATATCTGTACAACATGCTTCTAATTTATAATCATGTCTTGAATAACACGTCAAGCATAGTTCAATATTTTGAACAATAGCATCTTCTGGAATATCTTTATCATCTGCATATATTCTTAGTAAATCATCAATTCCGTTTTGATCTAACTCGTAACCATAAAATACCTGATAAGGTTTATCTGTATCATCTAATTCGTTAAATGTAATTTTTGTAAAATCTAACATAATCTATTTCTCACTTTCCGTTAAATCTGCATTTTATTTTCCATCAAAAAAGGAAGATACATCTCTGCATCTTCCTAGATTACTTTGTTCTTGTATTAAATTTTCCGTTATTCTTTTTCCCCAATAAGCTGGATGATGCAACCAAAATCTCCAGCACGATATACTCTAATCTGATCCGCCCTATAATCTGCTGTCAATCCTTCATCGTCATAAATCTTAAGCCATGCCTTGAAGCCTGATGATGTTTCATATTCCATCTCTAATGTATAGTGATCTCCGATCGTTGCGTTCTCGTCCACGATATAAGCATTATATCTTCCATCACAACCAAAGTCTAAAATCTTTGCTTCTAATCCGTTCTTTGTTATTCCAACAAAAGTTAATGCTGCAATGTCGCTGTCTCCGATAAATACTTTCTCGTATTCTTTATATGATTTCATATTTTCCACCACCTTATTCTATAAACAATAACTAATTAACCATTCTTTTCCATCGTACTTTACAAAACTATACCCATCCATTGGAATTTTTGTTTCCAACATCTTCTTAATTTTCTTATCTGCTTCAATTTCATCTGCATCTTCATGAAAATTTTTCATAAATTCAAAATTTTCTGTAAAATCTTCTAATGTATAAACAAGTGTGCCATTGTTTAAATGCTTTTCTGCTTCTTTTCTAGTACAGCCATCTTCCATTAAAATTTCAACATTTTTTTCCATAGCCCAGAGTTCTTTTAAAAGCTGGATCACAAATTCTGGATATTCCATAAAGTAATACCATTCATAAACTGATTCTATCTGATCCATTTCTTCTCTAATGAGATCTTCATAGTATTCGTCGGTATATCCGTTTACATTTGCCCACGTTTCAAAATCCATTGCTGTTCTCTGGAATTCTTTTACCTTGCTACTAATTCGTTGCAAGTCATTTTTTTCAATTGTGATCAAAGGTTTTCCATAATCATCATAAAGATCTTCCCATAAGTCGTTATTCCATTTTGATTTTGGTTCATGCTGTATGTAGATGTTTGTTGATCCATTTATATTCCAGCCCGTTGTAGCAACTAATTTTCCACTTTCTTTTTCTACTCCATAAAACATTCCAGGCTTCACGCAAAATCCAGCGTATGAAGCATGGTTAAAATGTTCTGGCAAGATCATTTCTTTAAATTCGTACATAATTTCCAACCTTTCTGCCTATTTAGGACTTTAAAATATTAACCGTTCTCTTATATTATACACGATAATTTCCATCGTGTGAAGTAACGAGGTGGGAATTGAACCCACCGATAAAAGCACTCTTTTATCTACCATACGCCACCGTTTTTCCGTTCCAATACGTCACTACCATCAATCAGTAGTACAGTCATTCCGTTCATTTTAACGTAACTATTAGCTTCAATAGTCGAGTCTTTCCGTTATGGTGTAGTCTGCTTCATTACAGACAGTAAAAGCCTTTAATTGGCTATGTAATAAACTATGTACGGCATACAGAGAAGTTGAATAGATTAGCTGGATCTTCTTTTAAAATTTCCGTCATACCGTCAATTGCTTCTTGCTGTGTTCTGTATTTCCGAAAAATTCCGAACGTGTTCTTATACAACAAGAAATATCTGTATCCAAACAAATCATCGTTAATTCCAGCGTTCGGAGGATTTTTTGTAAAGTATAACGTGTTATACTTTCGTTCTACGTGACACGCTAATGATTCCATAGTTGTTCTGCGACTCATTCTTTCCACCTACTTTCTAATATACATCACTTGTTATAATAACTTGCCGTATTGCTTTCAACCTTGAATAATTTTTATATGTACTAAGGTTGTTTATTTCTTGTTCTGTATTAAAAGAAGGAATTATGTAATTTCTATCTGCTCTAAAGTAAACTGTTTTTTTACTTCCTTCTATTAACTTATCATTCTTATCGAATTCTTCTACTGTGACTCCCTGATATGGCACTTGTTTATCGTATGCATCAAAGAAGGTGACATTATATTTTCCAACAATCTTTACTCTATTCTTTAATTTTTGCATCATTTCCATCTACTTTCTACTGTTCTGTACATTTAAAATAAACATCTACGTTGTTCTTATCATCGTGTGACCAACTAGATCCAACATATTTTCCACTGTTACCGCAATCTTCAAGATCGTACTCACAGCATAAGTCGTTATACTCATCAGGCGTGTTACAGAAAATTTCCGTTCTACCGTCAGGATATTCATTTCTTACTATCATAATTTCCACCTTCCTTCTATAATCTTTCCACCAGTTCTACAGCTAAGATGTACGCTACATACTTCCACACGTTCACGTAGCCGTTCAGATCTTCCAACTTACATTGCATAGCTGTATGGATCATTCCATCGCAGAATCCTTTACTTTTAAGTTCTGCGATAAGATCTTTCTTTGCGATCGGTGGTAAGGCTGCGACTCTGATTTTTCCAATGTCAAAAGTGTTACGTTCTTCCTTTTCTACTGTCTGAATCACTACCATGTTTGTTCTTGTTATCTTTAAAATTTCCATAATTATTCTCCTTGTTTACTTAAAATTTTCCAGTTATCAACGTTGCTATCGTCAAAAAAACTATGCAATTCTTGTTCTGTAAGTGGCGTTATACCATACACCCCGTCATATCCAAAATTTTCAATATCTTCTTTACAAAAAACTTCTGCTTCTTGTAAAGATGGATAATGATCGGCTTTAATTGCTATGCTGTATTCTGCCTCAATCATCCCATGAACGATAGGGATTCCATCATCTGTTTCATATGGGCTTTCTGATTTTCCATTAAATTTCTTACCTAATTCAATTTCATAAAACTTAACTTTGTTATTTAAAATTTCCATTTGATATACACCTTCCTATTCATATAATTTATATGCAATTCGATCAACTGCATCTGCAATATTTTCTACAATAGCTTCTTGATTTTCCGTGACGTTATCTTCACACCACGTTTTAAAATCTGATACCCCATTCTCTCCGCAATCGTGAAAGAAATTTTCCATTAACTCTAACACTGCCGTTCTATCATAAATGTTTACTTTGACTTTAATTTTACCCATTCTATCGTTCCTCCTGGTTATTTCCACCAATTTTTATATACTTCTATAATGTCATCAGAATTATTTTCAAAATCTTTTCCATGCTTATAGATTGATATATCAGTTGCTTTAATCTCATCACTATGTAACCACTTCATAGCTTCTCTAAGTTGTTCATACCCGTAAACTTCATAGCTATCCCTATACCCATTCTTATCTTCATAATAGATAAGATACGTTGCACGATGATTCATTTCTTCCACCTTCTTCCTATGCCGTAATCAGTTCATAATCTTCCAGTAGTTCCATCAAGTTTGCTTTTTTCCATCTATGTAACACTCGATCGCCCGTTTCATTTCTAATCGGTTTGTTAAGCTGATTCCCATTGTGATCTTCTTTCCATTGCATAAACTGTTTTACTGAATTATGATAGTATCCATCGTTATGGACTTCTATATATTTATTCTCGTTGTGTTTGTTTCTGTATATAGTAACAGTTGTCATGATTCCATACCTTCTTTCCTATTCTGTATCTGTATCATCAAAAAATCCCATACAAGCAAGCATATAGATAACAGTAAACATTATCAATAACGCTTCTAATATAAAGGCTTGCGGAATCTTGATAAATATAATAATAGCCGTTACAATCCATACAATGGCAACGACTATATCTATCGGTTGGGGTTTATGTAATTGTGCTTTATTTTCCATTGTTCTTCCTTCCTTCTTTCTTTACTCGTCAACTCTTTCTATCATGAAGTTACCACCATGATATAAGTTGAGTCCGTGATTTCCACCAGTGATATATGCATCATCAGTGATCCCATCACGTTCTATATCTTCATCTGTAATGAATACACCCATATTTCCATCAGATTCTAGTTGATCGATCGCAAGATCTAGGATTGCACCATAATTCGTTGTAGGTTCGTCAACTTCTACAAGTTCGCTAAAATAACCGAAAATCACTCTATATTTTGTCATAATATCCTTCCTTCTGCCCTTTACGGGACTTTATTTCCATTTATAGGTTCAACAAAATAGACAAGCCGTGTTTTGACTTGTCTATAATATTCAATCTATAAATACGCCACAAACTCTGAAAAATCAACCGTATCATATAAGTTCTTGATTTTCTCATGATACACATTGTTAAGTTCTTTTTCAGTATTAACCCATGAAATACCGTCAAAAACTTTTTTTGCTTCTTGCAAGATATATTGATAAACCATAGGAGAAAGATCACAAACAATTGTGTCTGATTCTTCAGTTGGGTCAAAAGATTCAAAAAACCCAACGTCAATCTTCTGTTGAATGAATTCTTCTAATGTTGGAATATAAATAGATTTTTTAAAGAAGTTTGCAAGATCCTTTGCACGTTTTACTTCTTTATTAAAAAATTCTAACAGTTTTCCAGCCGTTAGAATTTTAATCTCATTGTCGTCGTATTTATCTTCATATAAGTATTGCTTCATCTTAAATCACTCCTTTTATCTAATTTAAAATTGAAATGTAGCCGTTGAATGCTTTAGAATTAACATACCAACCATACATATTCATTTCACGTCCATATTTTTCATAATCAAAATAATCTGATACGTTTGTTGGAATATTTTCGAGTAGTCCAGCATCTTCTACATAACGATAAGCTAAATCTTTCATACTGTTACAATCTGCATAGATAATATAATTACCATTTTCTACAATGGCAAACGCTTCATCTAAGCTTGACGTTTCTGAACTAATTTCATTAAATACAGTTCTTTCTTCATCTGAAAGTTCTGCATAGCGTTCTCCGATTTCTTGAAGCCTTGAAAGTGGTGTGTATTCTCCTAACTCCGTTGTATCAAACTCTGCATCATAATCAGCAACAAAATATTCTTCATACTCTGCATCAATACCTATTTCTTTTAAGATGTTTTTAATTTCATCTTCATCAATAAGTGGAAAATTTACAGCTTTATCCATGATTTCTCCTTCATTGTATTTTCCTAAGTTTGTAACCCATGCTGTAAAACCGTTTGTATTTGTGTTCGTGTTCATGATTCTACCTTCTTTCTTTAGTTACCCGACTTACATTAAGTTATAAAAGCGGGATTTTAAATAAGTTACACTAAAAAAGACACAATCTTTTTTAGATCGTGCCTTTATAGTTTACGCTATTCCTTCACTAAAAAACCAATCAAGAAAATCACTTGTATATGGTTTTTTAGTTAAATGAATATCCTTTTCATTCTTTCGAATAAAAGCCCAACATTCAATTTTTGTTTCAAAACTAGTCGAATGTTCCATATTTGTTTTTTTATCGACATAATCAATATAGTATTTCATTCTTTTCATAGTTGTTTACCTCCTATCACTACGACCAGCTTTTAAGGCTGGATTTTTTAATAGTTCTATAATGCCGATTAAAGCGGTATGCAAGACAGTGATCACTGTTCATATAATTTGTATATAACCTACTAACTACTAAGGTACAAGCCGTTTGCGTTCGGTTATAAAGACAAATATCCTACTAGATGATATACTTGCCATGGTGCTATAATCAGCACTAACAACCATTAAATGGTTTAAGTTCCAACCATGCTTTTTTACTCTAAAGCAAGAAAAGAGTTGCTACAATTTGTTACAAAAAAACAGAGTATCAAAAATTGACACCCTTAAGTTTAGATCCGTTCATTGTTAAGTCTGCCCTTATATATTACAAATATATAAGTTTTGTTTGTTGTTCCTTGCAAGTGTTCCCTATGGTCACGGTTTATTCCCTACTCTGACACTTGTCTATTACTTACCACGTTGGCTATTGCCTTATCAAAACCCAGCAAGCACCACCTTGCTATTATCTAGGGTTTATCATATATCATCATGCAAGACAAACTATTGAGTTGTCTGCCGTTCAAAAAATGAATTTTGTTTTATCAGAATTGACAAAACTTTTTAAGATATGTTATACTTAGATTGTTTGGGGCTAAGTATAATTTATACTTATCTATGGGCTTTTGAATGTTACCAGCATTTGAAAGCCTTTTTCATTATCCTTATGTACATTTCATCATGTACAACCATTTTAATTTTTAAGATTTACTTTTGTTTGACTCTCCTTTTTAAGACTGTTTATAAGTTGTTGTTAATTGATTAGCTTGAAAGCTGGTGTTTCAAGTATCGGTTGTTATCACCACTCTTTTATGCTTCTCTCTTAACTTGTCTTTATTATATCATGACTTGTATTGTTATGTCAATACTTTTTTTAATTTTTTTGATTTACTTTTTTAAGTAAATCGTGATATAATAATATCAATCGGATTGGACTTGTATGTCTTATCCTTTTGACAGTTATAATTATACAATACTTGTATTGTTATGTCAATACTTTTTTTAAATAATGTAGGAGTAATTTTATATGTATAATATTGTAAAAAATCAAGATGATCTTATCTTACAAATAAAACACTATATGTTAGATAATAAGTTAAAACAAAAAGACATAGTAGCTGTAACGGGATTATCTAAACAGACTATAAGCAATCTGCTAAACGGCAGAAGCAAAAATATGACACTTGACACTCTTTTCATGCTTTTAAATGCTTTAGATTGCAATCTATCTATATCTTTAAATAAGAAAGATAATACAGACAATACCGCCAAAGATCAATAATACTGTTTGCTTTGTCCTATGTACTTACAAGCCTTTATAAGTCATTTAAATGCTTTAGAATGTAACTATGCAAAGAATGATCTTATAATATAGAAGAAACACGTACAAAACAGTATTATGAATATAATATACGAGTATACATATTATAGTATAGTGCATAACACTTGTCTATGTTGTAGGTGTGCTCTTATATAGTATAGTGTATATATACTATATCTATATATTATGTCATAGGTTTATGTTGTGTATAGTTGTATGTTATACTATTATATGTATTTATATAGTTGTTGTAGTTTGGATCTAGTTTTGCGTGATAGTATATCTTATACTATCGTATTATATTTGTATATGTATTTATATATGTATGATAGTTTGATCTTGTATGATTGCCATATATTAATTTGTTTAGTTTGTATTTTAATTTGTGTAGTAATCGCAAGTGTTGGAAGTCTGCCAAACATCGAACACTTGTTTGCTTAGTAGTGTAGCACTGTTGTGCTGTGCTGTCAAGTGATATAGATAAAAGCTATGGGTGGGTGGTTTGGTATAGGTTGGAGTTATAGGTTGTGAAATGTTAACTTGTGCATGGTTTAGTGGTTAACAATGATATAATGTGATCTTTTTTGATTGTTTATGATTTTATCAGATAGAGAAATATTGTTTTGCTGGTGTGGTGTTGCGTAAAGTTTTATTTTGTGTTGATGGCGTGGATAGATTATCCAACATATTATGTAAAAGTGTTGGATAATAGACAAGTGTATGATAAACAACACTTGTTGTGTAAATAGTCGTTTATTGGTAATCCGATATCGGACTATAACGACACGTACAATATATTGTACAGTTTGTGCATTATGCCGAACAACTATAGTTGCGGTATCCAGTACCCTGTCACGTAGTATCCTATACCATGTGGAAATAGTTGGAAATTATCTGCACTTCAACACCTGATCTTCCTACAAATTATTTACAATAATTTACAAAATCTATTTGATAAAATTATAGTATTTCAAATAGATTTTTACAATTTTAATCATGTAATTTTTATACCACCAGATCAAAAAGCGGGGTAGGTTTACATTTACAAAATTGGAAACTATTACCATTTTAGCAGGACGTGTTCAATCACCGTGTCAACAAAAATTTTTCGACCCCCTGCCACAAAATTCCCACTTTCCCAAGCAATTTCCTACACTTTCCTAGATAAACACTTTCTGCTAATCGAAAACATGTCTTCGGAGGCGTCGTCGAGCGAATCGTTTATTTTACTACTCTTTTTTCAACGCTCTCAGAACCCCTTCTTTCAAAAATCGCACTTTCCCAAAAAATCAGCCCCATTTTCCCCTTTATTTTCCCCAATTCTCTCGACGACACGTTTTTGTTTTGCACCATTTCATGCAAGTTTTACCATCAAAAACCTAAGCAATTCCTTATATTTTTCACACCAGATTTTACACAGTTTTACACAATTTATCGAAACATGATTTTTAACTCTTCTCGAAGCACGATTTTGACCATCAGTACCATCACAAATCCTAGTAAATTCCTACACAAACTACATCTCAACCTTTGCACGAAATTACTCCAAGAAAAATGCATGAATTCGACAAATCATGCTCTAAACTGATTTTATCTCCACAATCAATCGTACAAAATAATCATCACTTACACTTTATAATTACTGGACTTTTACTGATTTATGTACGAAATTGGTGACACCCTATATAGAAGGGTTGCACCAAAAACGTAGGCACTTTGCGCAAAACCCTTATAAATACTAAAGAAAACGATAATTGCAACAAATTACCTCTTCTCTCTTATCACAAGCAAACAAGCAATTTATTGCGCAGTTTAGGAGAGACAGGATAAGCATCAGCGTTCCTTCTCGACATTGCTACCGCAGGTAAATACCTTACAATCAAAATATATCTCTTCCATTTCTCAGCAGATCATGTTATACTTCCATTGAGGGATTAGGCAACCCTCAGCATCTACGCCAAAACAGACATAAAAAATGATACTAAGGTGCTCAAGTTGACACCCCAGATGATGTATTGGCAAATGCATTATCTGAATTTATGCTTAGGGAAATTTCTCTGGGCATATTTTTTTACAATTAACAATCTCTCATTGCAATAAAGTATCTTACATGATATAATCATATATATGGCATTGAACAAGACATTCAATGTATTCCATGTATCAATAAAAATAATCCCTCGTAAGGCAAAACATTTTATAGGATGGAACCCCTTGAACTATCAACCAGATTTGTGACAGATAGCGAACACAAGAAATCTATCAATCAGACACTCAGCCTTGCAAGCAGGGATTATTTTTATGCAAAAAATTATCTCTCATACAACCCTATAAAAAATCGCATTCTACGGATTATAAATCCATTTTACCTATCTACTCTAACAACTCTCCATGACATACTACAAAATTCATATTTGATGAATATACTCTTCTAAACATTGAGAATCACATATAAATAACACCTACCATCATGTAGCAAATTCCCAAATTAGACATCTGCCACAACTCATCTTAGATCCAGGGCAAAAATATCTCTTCATTATACCCTTAAAAAATGTACTCTGAGAAAGCAAATTTCAATTCTACTATCGTACCCTAACAAGTTATCGCCAGAACATATAAAATGGAAATTAGTACCCGATTTCTCATCTAAACATTGCAAAAGTACCCTAAGTAATTTCACACATGACCCATATCGCACACTCATACCACATAGGGGGTACACTTTACATTGAAAAGATCATTATCTGTACCAGTATATGTTGTACGTGAAAAAGTACAATGATATTTCCTATGAAAAAATACACTTGAGAGATCATAAATCAATTTAACACCTCTTCCCTACCAACAATACCAATTTGCCCATAGAATGGAAATTTATCCTGAAAAACTCTTCTAAATATACAGAATCTAATATAAAGGAACATGCCGCAGTAGACAAACATCATCTTCACATATCTTACCTTTAAGTGCTATTGACAAGCAGTTAAAGATATGCTAAAATACCAATATGCTTAAAAAGAAAACAAAGAAAGAAAGGATATATACTGTGAAGAATACAAATGATTTTACAAGTAATCGCAATGAAGAGACAAAATTTTCTTTTACTTTGCCACCAGGTATCACACCAGATATGATATGGCAGATAATCAATCATGGTAATCTGTGTAAAGATTCTTTCAGAGAATATATGTTGGCAGATACCAGAAAAGAAATTGCAATGAAGATTAATGATTACTGGAAAGATCATTCTGAGATATTATATCCAAGATCTTCAAGATCATATATGTGGTTGTACTACAACGAGATAACTAGAAAAAGATTACAGACATCGCAGAAAGAAAATATAAAACAATTATCATATATGATCTACATGATGAACAAAACAAAGAAAGGAGAAATGGAAAGATGATCAATCCAATTATCAAGACAGATAACACAGACAAAAAGAAAAGACAGATGAAAGATCAAAAGAGAAAATAGATGAGCGTCAGCGAACAAAGGCAATGGTGAAACCATTGGCTAGAATTTGTAATACCGATTTTTGTTTTTATGAATAGTGAACGTAGTGAACTATGAATAAAAATGAAAATCGGTATTACAAATGTTTAATATGCTTAAGAAGTATTATCTCCCCTAATAAGGTTTAATCTTTTTTAGCACCCCACTTCCCACACAATTTTGTGCGGAAATTTTACACCATTAACGCACATTTTTGTGGGAAAATTTTTTCTTGTCCCACATATAGTGTGGGTTTACCAATTATTTACAATTAAATTTTTACACATTTAAGAAAGGAGCGTAATATGACGATATCGCCACCAAAACAACGACCATTTTTTAAAAGGATTCCTTACGATATAATCTACGACCATGCAAGGTTTAATGATTATAGAGTCTTGTTCTTTCTACTACTTCAAAAACATACGTTGACTAATTCATGGGAAGAGCAAACAATGATATATTTAAATTATAGCTCAGCATTTAAATTAATCGGAATAACACCAGATAGACATAAAAATGCAAACATTGATCAATTCCGTGAATTAATTAATCAATTGATTTTGTTCGGAGACGTAACAACTTCTAACATCAGCACATCCAAAGATGCAATGTTGATTATTAATCCAGATTCTCAAATGTTTTATCCAAAGGAACACTTTGCGATTTTATATGACTTTGAAATTGATTTTATTTTAAAATCATGGAATACCCCTTCGTATTCTGGAATTAAGCCATGGAAACTATTACTTGTCCTGTCGTATTTAAGATTAAATATTAATACGAGATATGGTTCGGCTTATAATACGAAGAAAAACCGAGAAAGATATCCAGAAACATATCATCAATATTACACTAATATTAGCGATGACTTGGGGTTAAACCAAAGCACAATTGCAAAATGTGTGGATGATCTAGTAGAAATGGGAATTATTGCATGTAAACATACGTCTGGATTTAAAGGCTCTGCAAATTTATTAACTGGAAGAACTATTTTTGCAAATCAATATAAATACGATTTACAACAAAGAGGACGCTTAGATAGTATTTATGACTACAAAAAAGAAATTCAAGAATGTGAAGGACGTCTTACTTCTAAGAGAAAACAATTAAAAGCAAATAAAATTTACGAACATATTGAAGATGATATGGAACTTCCATTTGATTAATCACTTTGTTGGCAGCATTGTGAGTAATCAAGTAAACACAAATTAAAAATTAACTAAACAATAATATACATAACGAAAGGATCTAACAAATTTTCATGACAACACAATTAAATACAGAACTCAAAGACTTATTGTCTACTTCTGACCGTATCTCATTTGAGAACATGACGCAAGAACAGTTTGCAGTAAAACTAGCAGCACAGAGACTACGCACCACTCCTTCTTCAAAGAAAAGATTAAAAAGAAATGATGGTATTCGAGCAAGAGATAGTACAACAGATGCCGTGGTCTATAAGCCAACGCATGACCAGTATTATCGAATTTTCATCAACGATATCTTGAGTAACATTCGATCAGGTGGCACTGATTATTGTTTCAAATGGTATCAAGTAAAAGAATTGCTGCGGTTTCACAAGCACACGTTGATATGCAAAATGGTCAGAGAAAGCAGGAATGTTCGTGGCATTTATTTTAAGGTATCTCTTCCCAACGATTGGCGAAAGATTGAGAAGAATATTATACCAGAACAGTAAGAATGAGTTACTGAAATACATAATAAACACAAATTAATAATTAAACTAAACAAATACATAAATAAGGAGACTTTTAATGAAATCCAGAAAATTTAATAAAGAAAAGTATGCAGAACAGAAGGCAATGAAGAAAAAGAATCGTCCACAGCGCAGTTATAAAAGCCTTGGGACAACCATTGAAATTCCGATTAATCACAGAAAGCATAAAATTTTAGCTACTGCCCGACATAATGATGAGAAAGGCAAAGAGGACGAAACATTTACTGTAACGCTTTCAATTGCCAAAGAGACAGGAGATTTCCCAATTTGGCATCAGTTTGAAGATGATTTACAGATCACGGCAAAGAGATATTCTCTTAGAACAGCTCTGGTGGCTAAGGTAATTGAGCTTGAAACAGCTGGCGATCTTGATATACATATTGAATCTGCTGATGCTATCTACAAGCTTCTTGAATGTGCAGGTGATTACCTAAGCGGTAAGTCAAATACAGTGGAGGTGCAGTAGAATGATAGTTTTATCTAGGATTTTAATTGGCGGTGCCGTACTGTTTTGCGCAGGAATGTGTCGTTCTGCTACTACCAGAGAAATGATTACGGAAGATATTTATTGCCAGATCAAAGCAGAAAGTTTACATAAAAACGCTTTCAGGAAACCAAGAACTGAAATGGAACGGATGACAGACATGATTTTTGAAGAAAGCGAGGATGATGAATAGAATGGCATTAGATAAACAGATTCATGTACATTCTGTGGATACAGGGCATTTTTACACAGAAAAAGAAAAGGCTTTACATAAACAAAACATGTACATTCGGCAGGAACGTGCAGCAATACATAATAAATTAAAAGATTTAGAAAAACAAGCAAAAAAGCAAGGGTTTTCTGATCAGCAGATTAAAAATATCGAAGCAATTCATATGCGTAGACAAGATATTATTGACACCATATATGATAAAAACTTTAAAGATCTAAGACAGTCTGATGATATACTTGATCAGATTCAATATTGGTCAACGCTTAAAAGTTATAAAACTTTCCCTGCGAAAGATGTCAAAGAAAAACTACTGCTAAGGCTCAAGCGGGCGGTTGATACAAATGTAAATCTTGCAAGGCATGGGCATGAAGATCGAGTAAAAATTCGATGTTTTTATGAAAAAGACTTGAATGACACAAATACCGTATCTTTGTTTGAGTCATTTTTAAGTAGGACAATTCAAGCAGAAACAGACATGTTGTGTGAAGATTTGGTTATTGTTCAAGTATATTATTTCGATATTTTTAAAGATCTTTGTTTTCATGGTATGAATTACTGTGATAAAGATGGAGTAATTACAAAATATAGATACTTCACCTCTTCTGCTGGGCAGATTCGTACAAAGAAAGCTGTATTTATTAAAGAAGAAACATGGCAGAAATATGAGAAAACATTGATGTGTGGACTTACAATCGACAAAATTAATGACGAAAAACATCAAGGAAATAATGTTAATAAACACTTAGCTTATCTCGCATTAACTAATTCAGCAACTGACTTATGGGAAGATTTTGACATCGACAAGTCAATTGTCGTTGATGATATGGAGACTATGGTTTCAGGACTTTTTGATTCTATTGATGATAAAACATATAAAATTGAAAGAGTTTCTTCTTCTGTTCCAATTCCTCACATGGACGGATGCGGAATTGCAGATCCAAGTATATTAAACGCAAATGCAATGGTGCGCATCCCTTGGATTAAAGGACTTCTTGGGAAATTTGCATTCATTGAACTGATCAAAGAAAAAAGTTGGTCGCCAATTATTACAGATATTTATGGCAAAGAACATAATGTTATTGAAGAAGATATTAAAATTATTTTCACAAAGAGCCAATTTAAAATGTGGAAATATTATGATTCATGGGAAGAATATAAACAGTATTATCATGAATTTGGATGTACCGCAGGTTTGTGTAATGTTGAGGAAGAATACATAAAAAATGCTTCCATAAATTATCAGATGTTGCAGACGCTCACTGATATTACAGATACAGAAATTGAAACATTGAGTAAAAGATCAGTTAAAAAAATCTCTACACTTTGTGATTCTGTACAACATATGCAGAGAACTTTGGGAATCAATCCATATAATACTCACATGACGCCCTTTCAGGAAGCCGTAAAAATCTATCCAAATTTATTGAATGATACATATGCGAAAGACACTATCAGAGAAATTAAAAATAGTATGCTGAAAAAATATCGCAGTGGAAAACTAGATGTTTACGGAAAATATACTTTCTTAATTCCAGATTTATATGCAGTTTGTGAATACTACTTTGGACATATCGAAAATCCTAAAGGATTGCTTGATGATCATGAAGTGTACTGCAAGATGTTTCCTAAAAATGATAAGCTTGATTGTCTGAGAAGTCCTCATTTATATAAGGAACATGCAGTTAGATTTAATATTGCTTACGATGCTTATGGGGAAAGAAAGGCTGAAATTTCAAAATGGTTTACAACAAATGCATTATATACAAGCGTGCATGATTTAATCTCACGAATTTTACAGTTTGACAACGATGGAGACAAGGCATTGGTGGTCGCAGATAAAAATTTCGTTGATATTGCAGAAAGAAATATGAATAATGTTGTACCTTTGTATTATGAAATGAAAAAAGCAAAATCTGTTTTGATTACTCCAGAAAATATCTATAATGGATTGATTCATGCTTTTACTGGCAGTAATATCGGACCTTATAGCAATAATATTTCAAAGATTTGGAACAGTGATATTTTTGTTAATGGGTCTGAGGAAGATAAACAAGAAGCCATTGACACCGTAAAACTTTTGTGTATGGAAAACAATTTTGTCATTGATTATGCAAAAACTTTATATAAACCTGTTCGTCCTGAAAAGGTTGCTAAACAAATTGCAAAATTTACACAGAAGAAACTTCCTCACTTTTTTGTGTATGCAAAAGATAAGATGGAATCTCAGGTAGAAGAACGAAATCAGAGTTTTGTTAATAAATTATATGATATTGTTCCGAATGTACAGATTAATACACGGAAGCTTAAGATTGATGAAATTGAATACGATAAAATGATGTTTGATGTTAATACGAAAGTTGATAAAAATGTCATCAAAATTTATGATCGACTAAACAGACAATACAGATATAAATTTAATATCGTAGATGAACGAGTGGCAAATGATTCATTTGTTAAGAAAGCAGTTTTGAAAGAATTTGCAGCGACTGGATACTCTGAAATTGAAATTACGGACATGCTTGTCAAACACCTGTATTCTAAGAACAAACGATACAAACAGTTGTTATGGTTCGTATACGGAGAGTACATTGTTGAGAATTTGAAGCATCATATTGTAATCAAACCGACGAAAAAAGTACAATGTGTTGACTGCGGAGAATTGTTTGAAGTTCCGATCAAAAATAATAAATCTGTCAGATGTATGCACTGTAATAATCTTTTTAGAAAAAAATATAAAAGAGAAAAAGAAAGAGAACGTAGGACACGTTTAGAGTAAACGTGGACAAATCAAATTTAAAAAAATGTTCCGTATATACGGTACAAAATTTTATTAAAAATTAAAATGTACCGTATATACGGAACATGAAATGTGTATATATGGAGAAGCATTATAATACACACATATTTTGAAAGGAAGATGTGTATTGAATTTAAATAAATTTGAATTATATAGTCAAGTAGCTAAAAAAACAAATGTTAATAAAAATATTATAGACAAAGTTTTTAAGACTACGGAACATATCGTTTTTGATTTTTTAGCAGATGTTGACGAAAATGAAATTCGAAAAGTGTTTTTAATGAATGGAATTTGTGCAGAATCTAAAATTCTTCATCGAAAAGAACGAAACATTCCAAAAGGAAATACTTATCCAGAAGAACGTATTTTTGTTAATGCAAAAATTTCAAAAAGATATAAAGAAAAGATTAATCAGAACAGATAAACTCTCAAAATACCAATTTGTACTTTGTGCAAATGCTCACGCTGCTTGCAGCTAAAGAAATTTCACACCGTGAGTTCCGAGGTCTATGTAATCAAAAACAAAAATCAGAGATGGTATCCGAGACTTGCAACTGTTCTATTAATATAGTAGACCTCCAGAGGAAACTGAAAAGCAACCAAAGGAGAAATCATGAAAAAGAAAATTTCAATTATCACATTAGTTATGGCAATGTTACTGGCAGTTGGAGGATTCACTACTTCTACTGCTGTCTCTGCGAAAAATAAAAAAGTCAAATGTTTGGGAACATACAAGATTACTGCATACTGCGGTTGTCGGTCATGTTCTGGTAAGTGGGGAAACCGAACTGCTTCAGGTCGCAGAGCAAAACAAGGCAGAACCATTTCTGTTGATAGGAGAAAAATTAAGTTAGGTACTAAGGTAAGAATCAATGGCAAAACCTATGTCGCTGAAGATGTAGGCGGAGGCGTAAGAGGAAAGCATATCGACATGTACTTCTCTTCTCACTCACAGGTTAAGAGATTCGGCAAAAAGTACCGTAAAGTATATGTGGTAAAGTAACAAAAAGCTAATTTTATCACACGTAAGAAATATCGCCTATAGGGCATTAATGAAGATATTTTGGTGAGCATGGGACGCCATGCAAAACACAGAGGTATAAAGCTCGTATGTTTGGAGCTTGCGTATAGACATTTACCATAGAATTTACAGAAGTAATATGACTCTGATTTCAAATGTGTTGGACGCCTTTTAATGTATACGCAAATTATTCGTCGGTGACTCATGGACACATTAAGTAGTATGCACCGACCAATGGATATTTTCTCGGATAATTACCGAGCCTCCATTTATTATTCTGGCAGATGGCGAAATGTCATCTGTACATTATATTAAAGGAGAAAATGATTATGAATACAACAGCAATTACAATATTCAATAATGAAGAATTTGGAAATGTGAGAACTCTGACAATTAATGGAGAACCTTGGTTTGTTGGCAAAGATATCGCAGAATGTCTTGGATATTCTCGTTCAACAAAAGCGGTATCTGATCACGTAGACGAGGAAGATATAGATGGAATCCCAATTCAGGACTCCATCGGCAGAATGCAAAATACACCGATTATTAATGAATCAGGCGTTTATTCTCTTATCTTGAGTAGTAAGTTAGAATCTGCCAAGAAATTCAAGAAGTGGGTTACATCTGAAGTTTTACCGTCTCTTCGCAAGACTGGTACATATACGGTAATGGCGACTCAACCGAATACAACTTCTTCTATTATTGTTCAGCCAACAAGTGATATAGAGTTGCCAAAAGCAACAAATACTTGGTATCTAAAAAATAGAAAGCGTCTAAGAGAATTGTGTGATCTTATGAATATTGAGCGTAGAACTTTATATCATCTGATTCTGACAGAAATTGGAAATACGATTGACATTGAGCAATCAAAATCAATTTACACAAGAGATCACGGATTCCCACCAGAATTCATCATGGATGTTGTTGGTTATTTCACTAAAATGCAAGAAATTGCTGATGAATATCTTGACAGATTATTAGAAAAATATGAGTCTTTGAATTCAGATAATGATGAAGAAGATGAAAGTGTATGGTAATTTACCATATTATAAAACATTGCACCTTGCGTGCCCAACAAGAAATGAAGTGATCCGACTAAGATCGGTGGATTTATGCTATTAGCTGATAAAAGAAAACACAAATCGTTGAAAGAGTGATGCCGAAGTACAAGGTGGAACTCGTGTAGAAACTTGCGATACTCTAATCCAAGGTGTTTTGATCGCACAAAGAATGTGTGTCTTTTTATAGAGTGGTCTACAAAAATTATGTGCATGTGGCAGAGCTGGTTTAATGCACCTGATTGCTAATCAGGCTTACGTGGGAATGCACGTAACAGAGGGTCGTAGCCTCTCATGCACGTTTCAGCTGCGATAAGCCTAATTTTGGTAAGGCAGTAGTCTTGAAAACTACTAGTAGCCGTAGTGATACGGTGTCTCAGTTCGAGTCTGAGTCGCAGCGTTAGTTTGTCCTGTGATGTCTTTCGAGCTCACGGGCTTATATCCCTGTTTATCCCGCTAAGGAGGCGGATCTGACTGTAAATCAGATGGCTTCGGTCACGAGTGGATTCGATTCCCTCAACAGGGACGATTAGATCTGAGACGCATACGATGCGCAGATTAACAAATATGCGAATGCCCTGATGGCTAGTGGATATTGGAATGTATACCTCTTCTGATATTCTGATGGAGTTCATCACTTCAGTTCGCCCTAGAAAAGCAATACTTACACACTGTTGCTTTTTAGAAATATGTATTGTCTCGCCAGTGTGTACGTATGAGAGGCAAATATATATTCGTTATTGACATGTAGCTCAATTGGACAGAGCACAACGCTACGGACGTTGGTGTTGCAGGTTCGATTCCTGTCGTGTCAGTTTTCCTATATACCTCAGTTGGCAGAGGGTCATCACAGCAAGGATAACATTAGATGAAAGTCGCTGGTTCGAATCCAGCTATAGGAATTGTATTTTATACAAAAAATGCATCCAAAGGGATATGGTGTAGCGGTATCACAAGACACTTTGACTGTCTCGAGCCTAGTTCAAGTCTAGGTATCCCTGTCGCAGAATGGAGAAGTTTGGTTATCTCGTCAGGTTCATGCCCTGAAGATCGGTGGTTCAAATCCACCTTCTGCTATTAAAAATCATCATAATAATTTATTTAGGCTGGGACATTCGTGTCCCTACCATTTCTTGCGCAGTGGCGTAATGGTAAATAAACGAATAGATGAATTATTTAAAATTAAAAGTAAAACTAAACCTAATTATTTAGAGCAATGTATGGCTGAATTTTATTTTAACAATTAATTATAAGAGGATAGCTAAACAGTTACTATTGTGTTTTGAAGGAGATTGTGTATGGAAGAAATTTGGAAAACATTAAAATATCACGATCAAGTATATAATAGATATGAAGTATCTACTTTCGGAAATATTAGACATAAGATAAATAAAACCAACAGAAAATTTTATCTTGATAAAAAGGGATATTGTAGAACTAGCATATTTAATGGATATGTCAATAATAAACGAAAAATAAAAAATATTATAGTTCATATAGCTGTTGCTTCGACCTTTATCGATAACCCAGAAAAGAAAAGCACAGTTAACCATATAGACGGGGATAAGGCAAATAACCATGTTGAAAATTTAGAATGGGCTACAGTATATGAACAAATACAACATGCGTCATTTGTTTTAGGTTATAGTAAATTATATTCCGATACAATGAGGAAAACATTTTCAAAGAAAACTGCTCAATACAATAAACATAATGAATTAGTAAAAATATGGAATAGTACCAGAGAAATTGAACGATCATTAGGATTCAGGCACGAAAATGTAGCTGCTTGTGCAAGAGGAAATAGAAAAACTGCATATGGATATAAATGGCAGTATGTAAAAGAAGCGTAATGTCGCTATTGATCGTAGGTTCAAATCCTACCTGTGCAATCAAAGAGCTGTTTGGTGGTCAGTTCTTTTTTCAACAAAGATTTTTTCATTGTTAGTACAGGCAGATGGATTAATATTCGTCTGCCACTCCTTTCTGGCTTGGTAGTTCATTGGTAGAACGCAATACTTTTAATATTGTGAAGCGGTTCAAATCCGTTCCAAGCCATTATGCCTCGGTAGCATTAAGTCAGGTAAAGGCACAGGACATGACCTGAAGGACAGCTGGTTCAAATCCAGTCTGAGGCTTTCCAAATCCAGTAAATATGTACGACGACTGCCATGTGCAGCGTCAAGCATCACTGGAAATATTTTAAGAAATGGAGGGATCTTCTATAATTAAGATCACAAAAAATGAAGCTTTCTATCTTCGCTCAAAAGGATTCAAAGACAAATCTGATATTCATCAGACGTATTCTGGACATCCTACTTACTATGCAAGTGAGAAAAGAAGCGTAATGAAAGCTTTAAAGAAGTATAGAGAAAGATAGGTGTTCTCTATGAAGAAAAAACAAAACAATATCAGAGTATCATTTGTAGATGAACCTGCTGCCATGGATGTTACTGGTTCTATGGTTTATGTAAAAACAGATACTCACAACATTTTGATTGATGCTGGTTTACATCAGTCAAATAGTAAATATGATGATTTTCTTGTAAACAAGAGAAGATTCAAAGAATTTAAACCAAAAGACATTGATTATATCTTTATTTCGCATTTGCATTCTGACCATTTTTGCATATTACCTAGACTTTTTAAGGAAAATTGTAATGCAAAAATAATCACAGGAGACCACAATTCTGGAATTATGCATAGAATGCTTGAAGATTCTGCCTATATTATTGACAGAGACACAGAATTAATTAACAATCAACATGGGAAGAATTATGATCCATTGTATACTATTGAAGATGTAGAACGTACAATGAATTATGTTTCTGAATATCCTGTGATGAAAAAAATTGTTATTGATGATACTTTGTCATTTATGCTCATTCCAAACGGGCATTTGCTTGGTAGTGTGCAGATTTTATTGTATCTCAAACAGAATAATGTTGAAAAGACATTACTGTTTACAGGAGATATTGGGAATTCCAAAGTTCATAATTATTATGTCAATAAGTTTACTCCTATTGATCATGCAGATTTAGTCATCGGAGAGTCAACTTATGGAGATCGTCCAGATTTAAAAACTGGGCAAAAAGAAAGAAATAATGATATCGAAAAATTATTTTCTATTATCACACAACAAGTATGCGAAATGCATGGGCAGGTAATTATACCAACTTTCGCAAATCATAGACTTCAATTTCTCACAACAATGATTTATCAAGTCATGAAAGATTATGATTTTCCTTATAAAGTATATATTGATACACCGTTAGGAATTGATATTTTCAACGAATATCGCAAAATCTTATCTGGCGATGAATTAAAATTGTTTGATGAAGTCCTAAATTGGGACAACTTGATATTTGTGCGTGACGCAGAATCCAGTAAAGCATTGGTACATAGCAATGAACCATGTGTGATATTATCTACGTCTGGAATGTGTAATAATGGTAGAATTAGACACCATTTGAAAAAAGCAGTTCCAAATCCTAACGCTACTGTTCTATTTGTAGGATTCAGTACACCAGGAAGTTTAGCCGCATTACTTAAAGACAAAAATGTTAAATCTATCTCTATAGATAATAAGCAATATACTTGCAGATGTGCAAGTTTCTCACTCAAATCTCTTAGTGGACACGCTCCATTCTGCCAACTTCTTGATTACTACTCTTCTATTAACGCAAATCGAATTGTACTACATCATGGATCAGAAAAAGCAAAGTTAACATTAAAAGAGAAATTAGCTTCTGAGCTTGAAAAGAAATGCAAAAGTACACGAGTTATTATTGCAAATTCAAGTTTGAAAATTTCATTATAGAGATAAAATGCTTCGTCTTGGAATCGTAGACGAAATCATTTAATTTTTATTTATAAAAATGTTTAAATTTCCATTAATTACACTATATCACATTTTATATCAAGTGTATATAGGTTTTTAAAAAAATAATTGTAAACCATAAAAATAATTTAACAGAGAAAAGGAGAATGGATATGGCAAAAGCTTTATCTTATAAAAAATCTACTACTGTCACAGTTAAGGCGGCAGGTTATGTAGACATTGAAAAAGGAGTTATTGAAACAGAAGAAGGAAATGTATCTTTCAAAGATTTATTAAAAGACTTTGATGGAAAATATGGTGAATTCCAGATGAAAGAAAAGACTGATGAAGATCTGGAATTAAACGTACCTTCTGACGAAGAATAGATTGGAGTGAAGATTTATCAGTATTAATTTTGAACAAGAATTAGCAAAAATCGGATTAACTCCAGAAACATATGAAGCTGTCTGTGCAGATATTGACTCAAAACTTGATGGTGTAGTTGATATCGACTGGCAGGAAATTAAAGAAAAACATCATGTACAATGTGCAAGCGATACAATTCGCAAGTCCTCTTCTACTCCATTTGGTGGTAGATTCAGAGATGCTTATTTTCGCAGCAAGCAAAAATCTGGTAACGATGAAAAATCTGAAGATCAGTTATTATATGAAAAAATTCGTAAGGAACGACAGAAATTACAGACAGTTAATTTAGAGAGAAATCGTATTTCTCGCCAAGAAAGTCGTTTTGAGCTGTTCAATGAATATGTGGCTGAAGCAATTCAGATGCTACCAAACCCAGACTTCAAACCTCTGAGAGTTGAAGATAAATCTAAAGGATATGTGCTTTCTATTGCAGATATTCATTATAATGCAGTATTTAAGAGTGTTAACAACGAATACTCTCCAGAAATTTGCATTGAAAGATTTCAAAAATTATTATCTAAGACCATTGTGCTGATACATAGACTTGGCATTTCTAAACTCAAAGTTGTCACATTAGGTGATGATATTCAAGGTATCTTACGTCTTACTGACGTTAAGCTCAATGACTCTGCCGTTGTTAAGGCAGTTGTTGATATCTCAAAAATCATTTCACATTTCTTAAATGAATTATCCAAATATGTTGAAATTGAATATTATTGCGTAGGTCGAAGCAACCATAGCCAAACACGACCTATAGGAACAAGAGCTTCTGAATTATGTGCGGAAGACTTTGAATATATTATTGGAAATTATATCAATGAATGTTTGGCAAACAATGATCGTGTTGAAGTACATCTTGATCTGGAATCTGATTGTATTCACGTTCCTGTCGCTGGCTTTAATATTGTTGCAATGCATGGGCATACCTTAAGAGGAATTGATAGCGCCATTCAAAATATGGAGTCTATCTATAACGAAGATATTGATTTCTTGTTAGTTGGTCATTACCATGGAATGCTTGAAAAATCTCTCAGCGAAGGTATTACATGCGATAAGGAAATTTTAGTGTGCCCAAGTTTTGTAGGTAGCGATCCTTATGCAGACAGTATTTTTAAAGGGTCAAAGAGTGCTTGCAAACTATTTGAGTTCACAGAACATGATGGGCATACAGCATCGTTCAAGATGCAATTAAATTAACATTTCGGCAGTCTTTTTTAGGATCAATCTCTCAAAACAGGTCGGACAGACTGCCTATTATGAGCAGAGGATACTACTTCTTCTGCTCCACTTCTATAAATGATTTACGGGTACTAAAAAGTGGGTAGCCGTAGAAATTAGTCGAAAATAAAACATTAATTACAAAAAGGAGAATCGAACTATGATTACAACAAAAGAATTAGTAAAATCAATCGCAACAAAGAAAACAGAAACAGAAGGACGTAAAGTAACTCAGATCGAGGCAAAAGCAGAATTAGATAGAGTTGTTGAATGTATCGTTGATGCCATTGTGTCTGGAGAAGGTGTTCGCTTAATGGGGCTTGGAACATTTACTGTTGAAGATAAACCAGCTCATGTTGCAAGAAATCCAAGAACAGGTGAAACAATCAATGTTCCTGCTAAGAAAGCTCCAAAATTCAAAATTTCTGCTTCATTAAAAGATGCGGTAAACAAATAAGATTGGAGTGATTGTTATTTCTTATAAAGATAAATATAACAAATATGAGGATCTGAATATTACAGATTTCGAAGACCAAATTGAGCTTTTATTTACAGTTAACGATCAGTTGGTTGATGGAGATAGTTGTGTAGATATCATTGCAAACGCTGAGACAATTCGTTATATGTTATCCATTGCAATGTCAGAACTTGACTATGCTCCACATAAAATTAATATGGAAAAAGACGATGCCACATATTGTCTTGAAATGTTTGATGATGGAAGTTTGAGAGTTTTCTTATATGATAAATATAATGATTCTTTACAGGGAACTTCCATTTACTTATATCAAGAAGAGGTTACTCAGGATATTGTAGATTTTGTGTTGAATTTCTACTCTGATTCTGATATCTGGCTTTTTGGATATGAAGATGAAGATGATATTCAGATCAGCAAGGAAGATGTATCTGACTTGGATATCGTTGCTAAAATTATGGAAGATAAACATTTTGAAGTTTTGCCAACTATGTTGCCTTTCGAATATCTGTTAAAGGATCTTTGGAGATTTTAATATTATGAATTATATGCAGTAGGTGAATGATATCATCTACTGCTCTTCTATTATATAAGGAAAGGAGGGACTTATGGCAAGAGAATTAACGCCAGAAGAATTGGTAAAAGCCCCAATGTACATCAATAGAGACGTGCAATTTGAGATGCCAAGGCGATCTAATAGAGTAGATAAAAAATATAAATGCACATGCTGTGGTAAGAGTTGGGATAATCAGAGAAACCATTTCGCTAAATCTCCTTCTCCTTTATACCAGAGTAATGATGGGTATATCAATATCTGTAATGATTGTATGGACTTATATCTACAGAAGTTGATTAATTACTACAATGGAAATGAAGTCCACGCAATTAAGCATGTGTGTCAGCAATTCGATGTAGTGTTTCATGTTGACGCATACAAAAATGCAAAGGTTGAAAATCAACCAATTACATTTTCACAATATCTTTCAAAGCGTAATCTTCATCAGACAACAAAGGTTGGTAATACATATCTTGATGGAATGAAGACGAAATTTTATGAAGATGGATATGATCATGTTATGAGTGCAGAACAAGCAGTAAATGATGATAGTATATCTATTTCTGGTTCAGCTACTAAGAGATGGGGTGCTGGATTTACACAAGCAGATTATAAAAATCTTGACGAGCATTATAATATGCTGAAAGACAACAATCCAAACATTGATCAGAATCAAGAAATCTTCGTAAAATCGTTATGCAATTTATACATGCTACAAATACGTGCTCTACAGGCAGGCGATTCAAAGAAATATATCGACCTTAGCAGCCAGTATTCTAAAACATTCAACGATGCAGGTCTAAAAACAGTTGAAGAAAAAGATGAAAGTCAAAACACCACTCTTGGAGTAACATTAGCTACTATATCAAAATATACGCCTGAAGAGTTTTATAAAGATAAACCATTATATGAAGATTATGATGATTTGGCAGACTATGTGGACAGATTTATGCTACGTCCATTAAGAAATTTACAATATGGATCTTCTGATCGAGATAAGGAATTTTATGTTCCAGATGAAGAGGATCTTGATGATGAATAAAAAAATAAGCAAAAAAACTGCTGCCAAACGTCTTAGTAAAATGATTGAACAATTCCCTGCCGATAAATATCAGCAAGAATTGTATAAAGCATTCCCATCTACTCATTATCTAAGTAATCCTACAAATGTTATGCATACATTGGCATGGTGTACGTTTTTTAGAAAAAATTTACACAGATTCGTACAAGATTACTTAGGAATTGACATACATCCATATCAACAGTTATCGCTATATTATATGGGTGTTTCTAACTCAATTTGTATTGTTGCAGCACGTAATGATGCAAAATCATTCTTAATTGCCCTATATGCATGTTGTAGAGCAATTCTTTACCCAGGATCAAAAGTTGTTATTGGTTCTGCTACTCGTGGACAGAGTAAATTAATTATCACTGAAAAAATTCAAGGTGAATTAATGGAAATGTCACCTGTATTGAGAGAAGAAATTGAATACGTCAAGACAAATGGACAAGACGTTGTCGTTAAATTCCGTAGCGGATCTACGATTAAAGTGTTTACAGCGAACGATAATGCTCGTGGTATTCGTTCCACAGTCGCTATTCGAGAAGAGTTTAGGCAGATCAAGAAAAACATTGAAGACAATGTCATTTCACCTTTCCAGATGGTACGTCAACCAGGTTATATTAAACTTGCACAATATAAGAATGATCCAGTTATAGCAAAAGCTTTGCAAGAAGATCCTGTTGATATTTACATTAGTTCATCTTGGCAAGATCCTAGTCACTGGATGTGGACTATTGTGGACATGAACTATGAATCAATGTTAAATCATGGGAAAGGTATGCTCTTAGCATTTGATGAAAGCATATGTCTAAAACATGGATTTAAAACAAGACAACAGTTGATCAAAGAAAAGAAAAAGCAAGATCCTACCAGTTGGAAGGTAGAGTTCTTAAATCTTAGAATCAAGGAATCTGATTCTGCATATTTTACATATTCTATGCTGATGAATCGGCAAATTTCAAAACAAGTCTTTTATCCAAGAAATAATTTGGATGTTCAAATCAATAAGAAAAACCGCTATGCAATTCCTAAACGTGACAATGAGATAAGAGTTATTGCAGGCGATATTGCATTCGTAGCAGGTTCTCAGAACGACAATTCAGTTTATTCTTGTATTCGTGCTATTCCAGAAACAATGACGTATGGTGATAAGCAAATGGAACAAGGATATCGTAGACAATTCCCTTATATAGAATCAAACCAAATAGGAGACACAACAAAACAGGCAATTAGAATACGTCAGTTATATGAAGATTTTAACGCTGATTATATAGTAATTGATGTGCGTAACGGAGGTTTGCAAATTCTGTATTCTTTACAAAAAGTTCTATACGATGAAGATCGCAGTGTTGAATACGCCCCATTAAAATGTATGAACAACGATGAATACGGTAGATTGTGTCAAGATCCAGACGCAAAACCATGCATCTATGCTATCAATGGTACACAAAACCTGAACAGTGATATTGCTATGAACTTCAGAAAGAATCTGGTTGAAGGAAAGATTGATTTTCTTGTTAATTTTGAAACCGCCAAAGAAGAAATTCTTTCTAAGAACAAGGAATATAGACAAGCTATCGAAGTCGATGATGTATTCGATTTTGAGCGACCATTCTTAGAAACTCAGGCGCTTGTTAGTGAATGTGCAGAATTACAATATGAAAAACTAACCACAGGTGGTATCCGAATTAAGGAACGTGGAAATAACCGAAAAGATAGATATTCTTCATGTAGTTACGGATCATATTTTATAGACCAGTTGGAATTAGATATGGCAACTACAGATGAAGAATACGGATACGCAACATTTGTAAACTAATGGAAGGAGGGAAAATGGAAGAAAATGTAAAGCAAGACACTACATATGAATACAACAGTTATCAATATACAACAACAGATATATTTAACGCTATCTTTCAATGTGGTGTTTATGATTATTTTAATAAAGAAGAAATACGCAGTGTTTTAAGAAATCCAATTGAAAACCACGAAACCGCCATTAGATTGTCAAATTTTGTGTATACAAAAAACGGAGTTGTTACAAATTCTGTTGACTATATGGTTGCATTGCCATGTCTTGATAGTATATTAATCAATAAATCGAAAGCAAAAAAGAAAAATAACAACAAGGCAAAAAATAATAAACGCTTAATGCGCTCTACCCTTGAGACAATCGACGACAAACATTTCATTAGAGATGCATTACATACCGAGATGTTAGACGGAATTGCGTTTTATTACTTCGAAACCAAAGTAAGACCATCCGATATTGATCATACAAAATACATGAATGATTTTGATGTTGAGCGTATTATGGAGATAAATGACATCGGTGTCAATGTCTCTATTATTTCTTTGCCTTGGCAGTATTGTAAAATTGTTGGTAAGAAAAATGGGCGATTTGTTGTTGGTTTTGACTTGAGATATTTTGATGATTTCACAGACGATACACGGGAAAGAAAACTTAAAAAGTATCCAGAAGAAATCAGGAAAGGGTATTACGATCGCGAGAAAAGTAATGGCGTAAACGGCAATTGGTTAATATTAAATTCGGATAAAACAATGTGTAGAAAAATCAAATGCAAAGACTCAGAACCTTGGGGAAGATCATTGGTTATTGCTGCTCTTGAGGATGTACTATATAAAGATTATTTTACAGACACAAAACGAAATGTTTTGGATGACATGAACAATAAAGTTGTCTATCAGACATTCCCAGAAGGGAAAGAAAAAGGACTTTGTGCTTTAACCAAAAAGCAACAGGAAGCCCAACATAATGATGTTAAAACCGCTGTAGTTAACAAAAACAACAAAGGTGGATTAAGTTTCATTAGCGTTGCCGCAGGAACAAAGATCAATTCTTTAGATGTTTCTACAGATATTTTTAATGATAAAAATGAATCAAATCTTAGCAATCAAATCTCTTTGGATTTAGGTATTTGCGCTTCTTTACTTGGTGCAATGGAATCAGGTAATTTTGGAGCTGGAGCGAATAACCTCGAAATGATCACCGCCCAAGTATATACATGGGTGTATGAATGGCAAAAAGAATTAAATTACGTCATTAACAAAAATGTCATTAAAGATCAAAACAATCCAGTGGAAGTTTACTACTTCCCTACTTCTTTTGTAAATCGCAAGACATTCTTTGATATGTGCAAAACATTATATTCAGAGGCAAGCGGTTCCTTATCTTATCTTGTTGCTAGTGCAGGAATTAACCCAGAAGCATATTTTAATGTATTAGATGAAGAAATCGAAGATGGTGTATATCAAAAATATTTACCACATATGACCGCCTATACTAATTCTTCAAATAACACAAATGATCAAGGCGGTCGTCCAACTACGGACAACCCTACCGAAAATACAATTCGAAGTAGAAATAATAATGGGAACAATATCCCAAGTCCAAGTGACTCTAAATAAATATCAATAATGAAAGGTCGATTTTATTTAATCGGCTTTTTTGTTATACAAAACTTTTTTAAAGGAGGATACAACATGGCAATCGTAGAGTTATCTGAAAAGAAATACAAAAATGGGCGCAGACCATTTAAAGCCGTATTGTACGAATTACAGCCTCCTGAATCAGTAGAAAATGGTATCGGAACAAAATACAACAAAAATGGAATTACCTTTTTAGAGGAATATTGTGCGCCACAACTCGGCAGTATCACAGACATGAGTGTTCGTGTTGAATTTTTAGATGAAAACAGAACACTAATCTGCGGTCACGGAGAAACTGGTGTCAACGAAGATGGCTTAATAACATTTAGAAACGCAAGTGTTGTTGGACATTTTACAAGAGGCTATATTGACGACATTGATTACGAAGGTGAAACAAAGAGATGCGTATGTGGTGAAGGATATCTTGATGAAATGTGTTATCCAGAATTCGTTGCAAATCTTGAAAAAGACCTTAACAATGGCGTTGCCGTAGAAGGTAGCGTAGAAATTTTCAAAGCAAAAGGTAATACAGGAATTGTTTATATGAATGGATGGAGAGAAACAGGGAGAATCCCTGTGGAATTCATTCACTCTGGTTGGGACATGGTAATGAATCCAGCTGATACTTCTTCTATTGTATTGGAATTAAACGAAAATCAAAACAAGGAGGACAAACAGAAAATGGACGGAACAATTGATATGAAAGAAATCACTTCTGCTATCAAAGAAACAATTTCTGAAATCAATTCCAAAGAATCTGCATTAGAAGAGAAAATTTCTGAGCAGAATTCCGTGATTGAACAGAAAGATTCTGTTATCGCAGAAAAGGATGCAAAGATTTCCGAACTTAATGCAAGTGTTGAGCAGTTACAGAAAGCTCTTGATGATACAAAGAAAGAGCAAGAAACAGCATGGGAAGAAATCGAAATTCTTAGAAAAGAAATTGCAAAAGCTAAAGTTGCAGAAAAATTAGGTGAAGTTGACGAAGCTTTAAGCGAGTTCAATGAAAATGAAAAAGCAGTCGCAAAAGAAGATATCGACAAATTAAAATCTGATATTAACTCTTGCGAAAATATTGACGAATTAAATGAAATTGCTTCTGAAGTTAACTCTATCAAATCTAAGATTTGCATGAATATTGTAGCACAGCAGAAAGCAGCTGAGAAGCAGGCATCTGCCGCAGAGCCTACAGCAGAAACAAATTCAGAAAAAGTTGAAGATATCTTTTCTGAGGTATGTGAATCTATCGAAGTTGTTGATGATGACGAAGATGTAAGTATTTTTTAATAAGGAGGATAGATAAAAATGATTAAATTCCGCAATATTTCTGAAATCGAAAAATTATACCCATATGTAAAAGCCGTTGCAGGAACAGATGTTTATAATGGCGATTTCGGAACAGTAACAGAAGGTACATTTGCTTTAGCTGCTAATGCTAAACAGGTAGTAATGAATATTGAAGTTGGTGACGATGAAGGTTTAGATAAATACTTTATCGCAAAAGGATCAGATTTAAGAGTTTTAGATCTTGATAAATTAGATGGAAAGGAACTTGAAATTTATGGAAAACAGGTTCCTACTGGAGTAGCTAAAGGTGATAAGTTAAAATCTACAGCAACAGGCGATCTAGTTAAAGGAGCTACTGCGGCACCATATGTAGAAGTAACTGAAAACATCGGAAATCACAAAGGCATTGCTGTAAAAGTTGTTGCTTCTGCTCCAGCTACACAGGCAGCATCAAAATAGTTAATTGAAAAAGGAGGATAGTATAAATGTATACATTTGAATTAAACAACGAACGTAAGGATGCGAACTTTGCGAGCGGTCGTGTGTCTACAAAATCTCCTGTAGTAGAAATTTTCTCTGCAATGAGAGATGGAAAAGACTTAAAACGTTTCGGGAAAAAAGCAGATCAGGCTACTAACTATATTAAAGAGTTAAATAGTAAAGCTTCTGCTGGGGATTTATCCGCAGTTTCTGAATTAAACGAGATTAGACGTTTCGCAATGGAACCTCAGATTCTTCAGGAAGCTAAATTATTAAGCATCTATGGAAATTACAAAGCAATCGGATATAACGATTCTTGCGAAGTTGAAATCCCAGAATTTGTTGGAAACCCAGCAAACAAACAGGCTTTAGGTCAGGATGTTAACTTCCCAGTAATCAGAAAGAAAAGAACACCTATCGCTACAGTGGCTATTTCTGCTGGTTATGCAGTAGATTATAGAAAAGCTGCTATTGGTGACATGAGTGATGAAAACGAGTTAAAGAATCAGATCGCTATTCAGATCAGAAACAAGGCTGCTGCTTATGTTGTAGAAACAATCTACAAAGCAATCAAACATGCAGATGGAGTTAAATACTTCTTCGAGGGAGACGGATTAACAAAAACTGGTGTTGATGGAGTTATCACACCTGTAAGACGTTTTGGAAAACCAACTATCACTGGTGATTATGCTTTAGTTTCTCAGCTTAATGCATTCGCAGGATATCAGGGAACAACACCTGCTGTTACAGGTATTTCTGAAGCAGTTATGAAAGAAATCCATGACACAGGATTAATGGGAATGTATAATGGTGCAGTTGTTTCTGAATTACCAAACCCATATGATACTTCTCTAATGAATGCAGCTGGAACAGACTTCCAGACAGTATTACCACAGGGACTCGGATATGTAATTCCTGCTGGTGGACAGTCTCCAATCTATACAGTAACAAGAGGCGGATTAACATCTATTTCTGGAACAGACGTATCAACAGGTCAGTTAATCACAAGATATGACCTTGAAGTTGGTGCTTTAGTTGCGCCAGGAAGAGAATATATGATTGGTTTACTTGGAGACAAGAAACTGTCAACAGAACTTGGTACTTACTAGAATTCGTAAATAGTTGAAGAAATGTAGACCTTATGGGTCTTTTTTATTTGCAAAGATATATGGTAATTCTGTATATCTTTGCAATTAATTAGTTAAATAGAGGACATAGACCATGCATGATATTTACTTTTGCTATTCCAAAAAACTGCACTATTTTTTAATGGGGTTAGGCGAAAGTTATATTTCTTCTAATATCAACAAAAATACTGGTGTACGTTATTGGACATTCCAAAAGTCGAAAGATTTAGATGAAAAGATTGAATTGTATAATTCTGTAAAATACAAATTCAAGTAAACGATAATTAGTTGTGAAAGGATAAATAATTGAAAGAGATGGAAAATACAGAAGTTGTAAAAGAGTTAAGCATGGAAACAAAAATTACAGTACGCAGTCTTGCCAATTGGACAACAGGATTTCAGAGAATTGAATCCACAGGAGATGTAACAATCACACCAAATGGTACTACTCGTTTATCTCGTGGAGAAGTAATCTCACAGGTGCAGAACGGGAATATGCTTTTTACTGGAATTGATGGTGTTGGCTCTCATGCAACATTATATATTGAAGACGCTGATACTCGTGAAGAGTTAGACTTTGACAATAAAAAAGAAAAGAAAGTTCAGAAAATTTTAACGCCTGAATTAGTAGCAAAATTATTTTCCTATAAGGGTATGTCAAAGACATTTAAAGATAAAGTTTCTGAGTATATTGTCACAAGTGCTGAAAAATCAGCTGTCATGATGATGATTAAAAAAGGTAATTATAACGATTACGAAAAAATTCGATTCATTGAAAACTATACAGGACACAAAATGAAATAGGATGTAGGTGATTATAATGACAACCGCAGATGATGTAATTCAAAGTTTTGAATCTACATTTGCAGATAAAACGCCTCTGCCAGACTCTTTAGTTTTTCAATGGCTAAAAAAGGCAATTGCAAGATATTCTATGGAAATTGATGATCTTACATTTGATGTAGAAACAAAAGAATTTTCAGAGGATCTTGATCAATATGTTATAGATACAATGGCAGAATATATGCATCAATATTATCAGGAGCGTTACTACTCTCTTGTAAATAAACGTGTGAGTATTGTAACAAAAGAATTAAGTATTGATGGAAATAATGGGTCAAAAACTTCAGCAAAGAATGAGCTTGATGCTATTAAATATAATGCTGAAAAAATGACAAACAATCAGAAACCTACCGCTTATACATAGGAGGTGCGATAAATGCAAGATTGGTATTTAATAACACCTAATACACGACCTAACTTAACAGGCGGTTATGAAAATGATGCATATAACGATTATAAAGATGATGAATTTGCAGAAATTCTAGATACAGGCATTGCTTCTACGGTTGAATTATGTAACTCTGATTTATCAGAAAGAACGACTATCCGATGTGTAGTTCAAGATAATGATTCTGATACCTCATTAAAAACTATGCAGAGAACTGTACTATTTCCATGTAACACTTCCAAAGCAGGAATGTATGTATATTTTGAAAATAATTACTGGATCATAGACGGAAGACCTGGGCAATGTGGTGTATTTGAAAAAACAACAATGAAGTTGTGTCAGTCTACTGTAAAATGGCAAGATGCAGACGGTAATATCCATGAAAGATGGGCTTATTATCAATCGGCATCTAAATATGATGTTGGTAAAACAGGTAACAATATTATATTTGTTGGATCAAATAACTATACGGTAATTGTACCGCAAGACGATGATACTCTTGGGCTTGATGGAAAAAGAGTATTTTTTGATATTCGGGAAGTTCCAAATGACGTATTTACATTCACTCGTGATGATAATGTTTTATATCATTTTGGTACTGAACATGGTGGTGTATTATCTTTTATCGTTGACAAAGATGAATTTAACCCAGCGAAAGACAGAAAAGACTTGCGATTATGTGATTACTTTGAGCCCAAAAAAGATCCTGAACCAACGCAGCCAACGCAGCCAGAGAAACCAGAACAGCCAGATGTTCCAACTGTAGAACAGACATGTACTGCTACTATTAAGTATAGATACAAGAAAGTTTTTGTAGGCAAGAAATCTACATTTACCGCTTCTTTTAAAGACTTAGATGGAAACACAGTTACAAAAGATCCCCAATGGGATCTTGAATGTGAATTAAAAGACTCTATTAATATAGAAGAAACTGGTTCAAACATTGGAATCTCTGCGTCAAATTCTGCATTAGTTGGTCAGAAAATCATCTTGAAATTATCTGCAAAAGATGGAACTTCTTCTACTGCTTCTATTGAAATAACTATAGAAAGTCTTACATAGGTGAAATTCAATGACGAAAACAGAAAAAATGATGGAAAATCCTCTGGTTTCGCTTGGATTGATCAAAGAAGCCGTAGGAAATATTTTAATGACAAATGATGATGTTAGCACTCTTGCCATGCCATATCTTGATGATGAGGATTATTCTTTTGAGGATAATTGGTTTGGATGCAAAATTGGCGAAAATATACATGGGCAAGTGAAAGACAATCGTTTATTAGGACATTGCAAAGATGTCCCATATATGGATGAAACCATTACAGATACACGATCTATTATCTTAATGGAAACATATCCTAGTACATCAACATCTATTATTGATTACACATTGGTTATCAATGCCATATGTCATAGAGATGTTATCAAACTAGATGATGATGAAAAGTCAGAATGGCGTAAAAAAGGATACGCTGGCAATCGTTTAGATATGATTTGTCAAGCAATCAATCTTGCCTTAACTGACGAATCAATAAAAGACTCATTTGGTATCGGGGCTATGAGATTAGATACTCGTACAAGCCAATTACAGTCTTTTAAGCCGAACACTAACTTTTATGGCAGGACAATGGTGTATCGGATTGATGATATAAATATGGAGTTATTGTGTAAATGAGTGATGTAAATCTTACTTATTTACAGTTACTGTCAAGTGATCCAATACCTATTGGAATTGGACATATTAATCCTCCAAAAATCAGTGATCGCATGAGAATTGGTGAAGGATTATGGATGCAATATGCGAGTTATATGTCGTTGACAGTGGACAGCTACTACTCTGCTCTCCTGCCAGATAAATATGATGCTTTTTTAGCACTACCTTATGAAGAACGTATGGAAGTTAAATTATTCGATCTGGTTTCAGAAAATGTAGACGTTTTACAGACATATGTTCAGGCGTTCTGCTTTTACTTTGTCGAGGACGTTGTCTATAAACTGAAAGAAAAAAGATTTGAAATCTTAAGAAAGTATAAAAATGAAGAGACTGGAGAAACTGAGTCTCAGATCATTGGAGTTATAGATCGAGAAATCTTCGATGATGTATTACATATCTTGATGCAAATTTCAAATATCAACAATGAACGTACAGTGTCCGAAGAATTATCAAAGCAAAAAGATCCTGTTGTTATCCAAATGCAGCGTAGACGTGATAAGGCAAAAGCTAAACGTACTCGTGGCAAAAACTTAGATAAACAAGATCCTAAATATGATATCGGAAATATTATCTCTGTTGTATGTGCGTATCACCCAAGTATTAATTTTACTAATGTAGGGCAATTAACAATTCCTCAATTATATGATAACTTTCAAAGAATTTTAATTGATAGAAATTATCAAATCATGGCTCTTAATGCCAGTGTCTGGGGAACTGAAGGTAGTGACTTTAAAGAAGATTCATATTTGAAAAACCTTAACGAGGAAAAATAAGACCTATCTTTATAGGTCTTTTTTTAATACTAAAATTTAAAAATTCTAATGAAAGGATGTGACAAAATGGCAGCTAGTAAGAAATATGCAAGCCGTGACTGCGGTGTATTTGAGTTAACTAACTTAGCTACAAGCAAAAAGGCTTTAAGAGTTGATTATGCAAATACAGTAACATTAAATATTACAGCAGATTCTGTAAAAGCTAAAAAGAGAGGTAGAGATGCTGTAACATTTGCTAACCCAATGGAAGGAACACTTGAAGCAGAAATTCAGGTATATCCATTTGAGTTATTCTCTATCTTTGGTAACGGTACAATTACAGAAGGTGGAGATCGTGCAGAAATGAAGACGATCACTGCTACAGAAGCAGGAAAACTTACATTACCAGACGATCCAAAAGCAGGAGCTTTATTCGTTTACGAAAAAGGTGATGTTGGTGGAACACAGATCGAAGGAAGTGCAGCAGCAAAAGTATTCACAGCTACAACAGATAGCGATATCGTTGTTGGTAAGAAATACGATGTATCTTATATCGTAAATGACTCTACACTTCAGTTAGTTAAGATTAACGATAATCAGGAATTAGCTGATTTCAGAGTTGACGCAGAAATCAACCAGAAATCTGAGCAAGGAGTTGTAACACCATTACATATCACTTGCTACAAAGCTACTCCTCAGAGAAATATCGAATTAGCTTTCGCAGCAGAGGGAGATCCTATTACACTGAAGATCACATTTGACCTGATGACAGATGCAGATGATGAATTTGTAGATATTTATCAGATCAAGTCTTTAGCTTAATTTAAGGATATTATTTATCACTACTGGTTAGTTTATACTAATCAGTAGTGTATTAACTTGGAATATTGAACATGAAAAAATATTGCAGTAATCATATTATAGTTTTACATTTTAGTTAGAAGATAGGGAAGAGAACAAAACTTTAATATGGTTCACAAATTGGATTATATGATTTTTTTTGTTTTCTTCCCTATTTTTTACGATTTTAAAAGAAAGGGTGTATTTATTGAATTCAGAAATTATAACGCCTGAGCAGTTGCAGGAAGCCTATAAAGATACAAAACTCATTCCTGTTACAAGTTTGGCACAGGTTAAGTTCTATGTGGAACATGGCGTACAACCACTTCTGGTCTATCCATCTGAACGTGCAGATATTATGGCGTTCTGGTATCCAAAAAAAGATACATACAGGCTATATGTTGATTATAGAAAATATATTAACGATAAATATCAGGTAGGTGAATAGGTTGGCAAAGAATGTTGGTAAGAGATTTGAAGAAAATTGGAAAGCCAGTATTCCTTCAGACATATTCTACTATCGTTTAAAAGATCAAGCACAATCTTTTGGTGGTTGTAGTAATTTAAGATTTTCAAGTAAGAATCCTTGTGATTGTTTCTTATTTTCCTCTCCTTATATGTACGCATTGGAATTGAAAAGTGTTGGCACTTCTTCTATTTCTTTTGAACGTACCAAAGAAGAGAAAGGTGTAATCCATTATCATCAGATTAAAGGTTTAAGAGAATTTGTTGGTTACAGAAATATGGTCGCAGGGTTTTTATTTAATTTTAGAAAGAAAGATAACACAGAAACTACATATTTTCAGCATATCAATGATTTTGACAGAATGATTGCTTCTATAGATAAAAAATCATTCAATGAAAATGATTTGGAAAAATTTAATCCAATCATTGTTAATAGTCGAAAGCTGAAAGTCAATTATAGATATCATGTATCTGAATTGATTGAAAAGTTAAATGGAGAAATGGAGAGATAATTTTATGGGTAAAATTGCTTTTGAAACAAGACATTATAAAGATGGGTCTTTAAATAGATTTGAAGCAAATGATTTCGTTGAAGCCGTTGTCGCTTCTGCTTTTCCTGTAACTCAGGACGAGAACGGAATATCTAGTATGGACTATGATCCACTGAGTAAACTTATGGGAATCAAGATGAATATTATTAAATTTTATGGAAACGTTGATTTAGAAAGCATTGGTATTGATGAATTATATGCACTTGCATCGGATATTGATGTTGACGAATTTGTTGATGAAAATGTTATTAACAAAGTACAGTTTAAAGATATGTTAGCTGCAATTGATGAAAAATGCGATTACATTAAACAGCAGTTAATTGCAAGTGCAGTCGATATTAAACTTGACAGTAAAGATGTGAATTTTAAGGTTGAAGGTGTTGACGATTTAGTAGAATCTGTTGTGGCTTTAGCACCTGCTCTTGAATATATCGATGAAGTGTTTGCAAAGGCTGATCCAGAGGTAACTCAGAAGATGATGCAGTATTTTGCAGAGCATGGTTTTGACTTTACTGCCGAAGATATTACAAAAGCTGTCGTTGAATCTGATGATTTCCAGAAAAATAGAATTGATACACTGGAAGCAATTAAACAGGGTGCTGCTGATGCAGTCAATAATAATGTATTTTCTATTGACAGAAAGTAAGGTGATCTCATGGGGAACATGAGTGCAATGGCTGGATTATGGAGACAAATTCAGAATGAAATGCGTGATGCCGTAAGTGAAGCTGAGAGCAAAACATTCTTAACCGCCAACCAAGAACTTACTGCTTCTTATGCAGGTGGGGAGCCAATACCGCCAGAGCAAGGTGGATATAAGAGAACATATCAGATGAAAAACTCTGCAAGAACAACTGGCGTTGTTGGTGGCGGAGATTCTGTTAGTGCCACTGTGTATCTTGATCAAGGATACAATTATAATACTGGAACTTATTCTACTCCACACGTCTTCTCGGAAGCGGAATCTGGTGGATCTGGTATTGTATTAACTTCTGGATTCTGGCAACGTACAGAGCAAAAAGCTCAACAATATGCTGAACAGGCATTTGCAAAAAGATTTAAATAAATTTATCAGATCAATATGATCTGTATTGTAACAATCAAATTTTACTTTTATTTACTAGACGAGGTGTTAAATGGTAACTACTTCACATATTGGTGATCGACCAAATTTAATTAAAGTACAATTAGAAGGTTTGTCAACTGATAAAAAACCAATTAAGGAAACATCAGATGGCTTATCTATAAAAAATGGAAGCACGTTCACATGTATTGATACATTGGATGTGTTTTTTTATGATGAAGAAAATCACAAATGGGTAGGAGGTGAATTATGATAGATACAACTACTATTGCTGTGATTAGAAAAATGATTTCTAAATATGGTGGTGCATCTAGTTCAGATGTAAATGCCATCATTAAAAAATACTTACAGGATAATCCAGTTACAGCATCATCCATTGGTGCAGAAACTACAAGTGATGCAACGACTAAATATAATTCATTAAATAAGTTAATTAATGATCTTCAAACAAAATTAAATAATATTGCTGATAGTGACGATGAGACTTTAGATCAATTTAGCGAATTGGTTACTTATATAAAAAACAACAAATCATTAATTGACCAACTTCAAACGATCTTAAAAAAATCTGAAAAAAATAAAGTAGACAAATCCGTATTATATGATGTGTTACATAATACTCCACACGCAGACACTGTTGGGGATTTCTTTGACTTACGTAGAACTGGAAAGATTTATAGAACCAGATTTTATACATTTGCCAAGAATCCTACTTGTGAAGGTACAAAATTATTAGATAACACAGGATTACAATACGAACCAAGCACAGATACAGTTGAAGGAAAAGATGATTATTTAAACGGAGAGCACTCTCTTTTTGAATGGTACAACTGCAATTATAAAAGAAATGCAGACGGTACTGCTTATCCTACTGCTATCGAGGGAGAGGATGGATATACAACAACAGGTAATGTCGATGTTGGCGTTATTCAGCCAAGTTTCTATTATAATTTTGAGACAAATACCGAAGAGGGATATATTGATGTAACAATCTCAGACATGCCCCATCCACTGAGAACAGATATTGTGTTACACCCTTGGAGCGAATGTGTCCAAGCTGACGGCACGGTACTTCCTTGGTGTATTGGAAGTAAATATGTTTCAAGCTTAGGTGACGATGGTTTACTACATTCATTACCAGACGGAAAACCAGAAAACTTCCAAAGTTATCAAAATATGATTGCTAATTATCAGAAAAAAGGTACTGGGTATTGGGGTGCTGGAGTAGAAAGAAATACTTTTCAGATGATTTTTATTATGATTAAAGGAGCAACTAAAAATTCACAAAAATTATTTACTGGGTGTACGAGCTACTCCTTTCAATATAGTGCTTCTGTTGAAAGATCTGAAAAGGCAACTTATTTCCCTGTTACAAATGCACAAGCGAATAATTTGATCATTGGATCAACAGTATCTATTGGATATGCAGGATTAAGTAATGGAGCCGCCAATGTAGATCGTGGACAGTCTAATATACACAAATATGTCAATAAGGCAAAAATTACAAGAATTGACTCGCTAGACGACAATAATAAAGCTGTATATTTAGATATTTCTGAAGACCAAGGATTTACAACTACTCAAGTTACACTATCAGATACTGTAACTTCCCCTGTATATTTATCAACAATGGAATGGTATTCAGGTACTACAGATAAAGTCATTGGGAAGCACGATGGTTCTATGGTATCGAATACAAACGCAAAATACCCATATCGTGTTCAAGGTAGGGAATACTCTAACGGAGGTTATATGATTGCTTCTGATGCAGTAATGGTATTCAAATCCGATTACAGTAAAGATGTATATGTTGCTCCTCATGGAGTAAAACATACTACAACCGAAGCAGATATTAAGAAGAATTATACATTAATTGGAAATATTCCTGCTAGTTCTGACGGAAAAGGAAATGACTATTGGATTGGAGATATCAATGTTAACATAGACACTGGCGCTTGGTATCCTTGCTCTCAAGGGACGAGTGACCAACAAGGTTTTGCCGATCGAGTGTATTCAGGAGGAACCTCAACCTCTGGTACAAGAGAATATTGCCAAGGCGGTCATCTCTGGGATGGTTCGTCTGCGGGCTTTGCTTGCTTGTATTGCTGGTACTGGCTTGACGGGGCGTACTGGGATTGCTGCGCTGCCGATTAAAATAGGTCGTCGGGGGTGAATTTCCTCGCAGAGGAAAGAGGGGAACACCCTTTATGACGACCGTTCGATATAAAAATATAATTTTAAATGAAACATAGGGTCTCATGGTACAAGCGGTAATCTCAGGAATGGTTCGAATGCAGGCTTTGCTTACTTGAATTGCAGGAACAGGCTTGACAGGACGAACTGGGATTTCTGCGCTGCGGATATGTTAATCATTATATTTATATTTGTGCCATGTTTCGTAATTGCAAAAATTATTGTAGTCGCTTTTGCAACTACACCTTGCTAGATAGCAAAAATTCTTTTTAGAGACCAGTCGAAACTTTAGTATCTTACGAGCAATCGTATAGCGAAACAGGGACGGAGTTATGATGCAGTTGATCATAGCTGGGGTTAGTAGAAAAACCGAAAGCCCTCTTAAAGACAATCGATGTTAAAATTTGAAACGGGGTCTAAAACATTAAACGATATTGTAAAAACGTAGATATCACCGACAGAGAGTTGATATCTCGTGCAACTTATAACTGTTTACGTGGGAAATATTATCGCAATGATACATTGCAGTTATTGTCAACTGTCAGTGGACTAACACCAAATCAGTTGTATTATATAATGAAGAAAATTTCAATTAAAGCTATTTTTAGATTTGTTGAGTTGTTGATTGATCAAATCAGAATTGAATTATTTGATCGAAACTTAAAATTTATACCAATATGGTATCGAGATAAAATTGATGCCTCAAACGGTAAGTTAAGACGAATTGGAATACAAAACGTTAAACAGCAAATTTATGACTATATTGCTGTTGAAGGACTAAGTGACATATTAAGACGCATTGGAGAACATCAATACGCCTCTATCAAAGGACGTGGACAATTAGCTGGAGCCAAAAGGATTAGTAGATGGATGAGAAATAAAAATCTAAGATGTATTGGTAAAGCGGACGTAAAGAAATGCTTCCCTAGTATTAATCATGGATTATTAATGAATTTTCTTAACAAACGTATTAAAAATGATGATTTGTTATGGTTAATACAAACTTTGATTGATACATTTGAACAAGGGTTGTCTATTGGATCTTATTTGTCTCAATATTTATGCAATCTGTATATGTCACAATTGTATCATGAAATATCAGAAAACATGTATCGTATTCGCAAGAAAAGAGACGGTACTATACAAAGAGTTAACCTCACGTCACATGTATTAATTTATATGGATGATATTTTTATTACTGGTACAAATACAAAAGATTTGCATAGAGCAATGAAATTAATTATTAAATATTGCAAAAATAAATTAGGTTTAACTATTAAAAAATCGTGGGTTATTGCAACATGTAAATTTGGAAATAAAGCTCATGATAATGATTTTGTTGATATGATGGGATTTCGCATTTATAGGTGGCATATGGCAATCCGCAAATATGTATTTAAGCGGATTCGAAGATGTTGTTTGCGTTTATTGCGTCGATGGAAATCTCATAAAATGATTCCTATTGAGCAAGCGAGAAAATGCTTGTCATACTGGGGTATTTTAAAACACACTAACAGTTTTGGAATTATTCGTAAATATAAGGTAACCCAAATAATGGGATTTTGTAAAAAGGTGGTGAAAATTTATGATAAAAGCCAGATTTTCCGAACGGCAGCCATCTGTTAAATTCTCTAAAATTGCAGACAAATACTATATTTTTATTTGTTTAAACGAAGAAAAGAAAACAGATCAGAGTTATGAACAAGGAGAGCCTGAAGAATATTTTGAATATGATTATACAGAGATCATAGAATCTGAGACAAACATTAACATTGAAGATGTGAAATCGAATCCATCAAAGTATTTAAATTATCTGAATCCTGATGCTTTAGAAAATATAAAATCTTTAAAGCTAAAAGAGATTTCCGATAAATGTGAAGAGACGATTTATGCTGGTGTAGATGTTGAAATGACTGATGGTGTTCATCATTTCAGCTTAACCGAAAAAGACCAACTTAATATGTTTGGATTACAGGCAAAAATTTCAGCAGGGCAAACTGCTTTAGAATATCATGCTGATGGACAACCATGTAAATACTATTCTGTAGAAGATATTCAGAAATTAATTACTGCTGCCATGACACTTGTTTCATATAATACTACATATTGTAATTCTTTAAACATGTGGATTAAAGCAGAAACAGACTCTGCCGTCATTGAAAACATTTACTATGGAATTGATATTCCTGAAAAATATCAAAGCGATGTTTTGAAAAAATATACATCATCTAAGAGCAGGTAATATATCTTTTATTCTTTTCACATCAAATCTGATGTAAATTTCACAAAAATAAAACCAAGATTTTATATGCTTATCAACCACAATACATATGATTCATTTTTACGAATACCACTATATATTGTGGTTGTATTTATTTTACACATAGGAGGTTTTACCGTTGGCTAGATTTACGGTATATAACAAGATTACATCTCCAGAAAAACTAGCATTGGTCAATAAAGATAACAAAGATTTAGGCAATGAGTGGTTAGATTACCTTGCTTCTGTTGATCGTGCGCAGAGTACGATCAAAGGTTATCGCAATGACTTAGATATTTTCTGGTGTTGGAATCTGGAACATAATAAAAATAAGGACTTTGCTAAATTAACCAAACGTGACATTGCTAAATTTCAAAATCATGCAATTAACGTATGGGGGTGGAGTCCTAAACGAACAAGACGTGTTAAATCATGTCTTTCTTCTTTATCTGATTATATCGAAAATATGTTAGATGAGGAAGAAGAATTTGAAGGATTCAGAAAAATTGTAAATAAGATTGAGAATCCTGCAAATGAGGCAGTGCGTGAGAAAACGATTCTGCCAGATGAAAAAGTTGATGACTTATTAAAAACTCTTGTCGAACAAGAGAAATATGAAAAAGCGTGTGCTATCGCTATTGCTGCTTATTCTGGAATGAGAAAATCTGAAATCATTCAGATGAAGATGTCTTATTTTACTGAAGATGCTCTTGAATTTGATGGTGCTTTATATAAAACGCCAAAGATTCGCACCAAGGGTCGTGGTAAATTAGGTAAGCAGTTAAACAAATTTATCCTTGTTGATGTTAAAAAATACATTGATTTATGGGATAAACAACGTAAAGAACTTGGCGTTGACATTGATGATATCTTTGTAACGAAAGATAAAAATGGTTGGCATCGTAGATCAAATCTTGACAAATGGACAGCTGAATTTTCAAAGATGTTGGACGTAGACTTCTACTACCATTGTATGAGACATTATACTTGTACTGCTTTCGCAAAGAAGAATATTCCGATTGATGTTATCAAAGAATTCTTTGGATGGTCTTCTACGGAATTGGTTGGTATTTACAACGATTCATCCGCAGAAGATGACTTCGGAAAATACTTTACAAAAGACGGTATTAAAGAAGGAAAACAAGGTTCTTTGTCTGATTTATAGTATTGGAAAAATATACCTGTATACATACAATATATTACTATGATATACTCAAACTCGCAATGATCAATTACACAACAAAATCTATGACGTAACACCACTTATATAGTAGGAGATGATGTTATGATGATAGAGAATAGAAAAAATTACTATACACTTATTTGTGCTGAATGGAGTATGTATGGCGGAGGAATAGTTATACATGCAGAGGTAAATGTTGGTTCAGTTATCGAAGCACATGAATATGTTTTATCACATCTTTATGACTTCCCTACTGGTACATGGGTACTTAAGCCATGTTTGACAGCAATTAGTTAAACAACAAGTAACAAGTAATTGATCATTGCTCTCACGGGCGGTTGGTATAATGGAATTATACTGGTCTCCAAAACCAGAGATCGGGGTTCGATTCCCTGACCGTCTGTTAATTATATACTGGAACTAAAAGAGTCTATTTTGTATAGGCTCTTTTTATTATGCACAAAATTATGAAAGAGGTGAGTAAATGGATTTTCAAGCTGTCATTACAGCGATATTGGATAAGAGTACTGCTGAGTCTCAATTGAATAATCTTGTACAAGATAGGGATGTGCATATTAACCCTATTGTTGGTACGAACGGATCAACAAATACAACACTTAATAATCAAATTAAAAGACAGGCAAACGCTCAGGCAAAATCATATGTGCAGTATAGTAAATCTGCAATTCAAAAGCAGATGAAACATGCTTCTGGGACATTTTATACTAGCGGAGAAACATCTGTTGATAAAGGTCTTGTTAAACGTGCAAAAGACCAAGCTAAAGAAATGTCTAATGTTGCAAAGCAGATCGCAAACGAAGAAAATGTTTCAACACCAACTGCTTATCAATATGCAGACAAAGCATTAAAAGAGCAAGAGAAAGCAAAAAATAAAGCATTAAAAGAGCAAGAGAAAGTTGATAAAAAATATCAAGCAGAACAGAAAAAACTAAATGAGAAAGCTGCTAAGATTGAATCTGACATTCAAGCAAATAGATTTGCTTCTAAATCTGGAAGATATCAAAAACAATTTTCTGGGTATGTCGATAATAATAGCAAAGAATACAATGCTGTTTTGAGCAACATTCTTGACTATGAAAAGCAACGTAAAGAAGTCAATAAAATGTATGGGAACTTTAAAAAGGACCCAACTATAAAAAATCGTGACCTTTTGATTGATGCTCATTCAAAACTTGAGCAGTATGATAAAAATGCTACAAATAGTCTATCTTTATTAAATTCTTCTCCTAACAAAGTATTGAAGAGTGATATAGAGAAACAAGCTAAAAAACAAGCCAAACAAGAGGAACAATATAGTGATTGGTTTAATCAAGCTCTTTTCAAAGAGCAAGAGAAAAAAGATTCTTATGTGCAAAATGTTTCTAAGAATCTTGGAAATAAATCATATGATGCTAATTTAGCAGCACAACAAAAGAAACTTAGTGGGTATTACAGTGGCAGTGAAGAATACAAAAATGCGAATAAGTCTTTTGAAGAATATCAAAAGAATGTAAAAGGTTTGCAGGAATTACATACTCAATATCAAGCAAATCCTTCAACTGCTAATCAAGATGCGATCATTAAGCAGAATGAGAAAGTAATCCAATCATATGAAAAATTAAACAATGAGATGAAAATTCTCGATGCAACTCAGAGCAAGGCACTTAATCCTGGTGAAGGTAATATTCAAGCAAATAAGATCAGAACTTATATGGAGAATAATACTAAAGCTGCTAAGGAATATGGAGTTGTATTAGAGAATCTTGTGAAACAATCTGAGAATGCCACAACTAAAGGCGAAGCTCAAAGCATTAACCAACAGTTTAAGCAAATGCAGTCTGAAATTTCTGCGAAAGGACTTACTGGAAATTCAATGTTTTCAGAAGTTAAGCGTGGATTTAGCCAGATTTCTCAGTTTGTAGGAACATATGGTATCTTGCAATCTGGTATGAACAAAGCACAGGAAATGGTGCAAAACACATACGATGTAGATAGTGCCATGACTCAGCTTCAGATGGCTACTGGTGTATCAAATGACAAAGCCAAAGATTTGATGAAAACATATTCAAATATGGGGCATCAATTAAAGGCTACTGGTACAGATGTTGCTGCTTCTTCTACTGAGTGGATGAAACAGGGACAAAGTGTTGAAAAATCTAATAAGCTTGCTGAGAGTTCTATCAAACTTAGCAAGGTTGGTGATTTAACATCTGAAAATGCTACAAAATATTTAACTTCTGCGAGAAAAGGTTATGGCATTACGAGTGCAGAAGATACCTTGAAAATCGTAGATAAAATGTCTTCTGTAGATATGGCTTCCGCTACTGATGTTGGAGGTTTGGCAGAAGGTATGTCCGAAGTTGCGACGAATGCAAATTTAGCGGGTAAAGTAGATGCCCGACCATATGGCGACATATGGGCTATTTTTATAAATAGTAGTTATTACCCAAATCGGTTAAAACCTGACTTGGCTATCGTAGCCTAAAAGATAAGACCGAGATAACTGATAAATTTCATAACTATAAAGAAAGACGGTGAATAGTTATGATTATTGATAAACAAATTGAAATAATGACATGTGGGAAAGCCATAAAATACTATCAAAATTTAGGATATAAATGTGGGTATAGAACAAAAATTCTTGTCTCACAATTAGACATCCCGAAAGGTAGTATGCAAAAAGTTGAAGTAAAATGTGATTATTGTGGAAAACATTTTTATGCCAAAAGACAGGACTTAGATCGTGGGCTAGTAAATAAACATGCATGTAAGTCTTGTGCTTCTTTAAAAGCAAAAGAAGGAAATGTTATTAAATATGGCGTCTCTTCTTATATGGGGACGCAAGAAGGCAAAGAACGATATAAACAAACTTGTCTTAAGAAATATGGCGTTGAAAATGTTATGCAAAATAAAGAAGTGCAGCAAAATCAAATTAAAACTGTAAAAAAGAAATATGGCGTTAATAATGTATTTCAAAATTCAGAAATTAAGCAAAAAATCAGAGAAATTTGTATAGAAAAATATGGCGTTGATAACCCTCAAAAATCAGAACAAATACGAAATAAAACAGAAAATACTTGTTTGATGAGATATGGGGTAAAGACTCCACTACAATCAGAAAAGGTTAAACAAAAAATCCAAAACACAAATATGCAAAAATATGGAGTTCTTCATCCTTTACAAAATGAAAAGATTAAGCAAAAGCAAATTCAAACTGTATTAGATAAATATGGTGTTGAAAACATTATGCAATCTAAAAAGCATATGGAAAGTGCATTAAAAAAGACAAGGCAGACATCTATTGAACTATATGGTGTTTATCCTGCATCAAAGTCAGAAAGCATAAAAAATAAAATTAGAACAACTTTTGTTTCTTCTCACAATGTAGGCGACATTCCTGCAAGTAAAAATCAAATTCATTTATGCAATTTATATCATGGAATCTTAAATTTTCCAACTAAATATTATTTTCTGGATATTTTATTAGAGAACAATATTTATTGTGAATATGATGGATCTGGTCATAATCTAAATGTGATTTTGGGACACTTAACACAAGAAGAATTTGACAGAAAAGAAATTATTCGATACAAAACATTAAAATCTTCTGGTTTAAAAATGTTTAAGATTGTACATAAAGGAAAGAAACTTCCAGATGATGAAAAATTATTACATATTAAGCAATTAGCAACTCAGCTATTATCAAATACAGATAATAACTGGGTTGTTTTTGATATTGATAATGATTTATTTATTTTGAAGAACTATGAAATTAAATATGATGAAAATTTATCAGTATTGTAACGACTGTTCGGGTAGCTGTCTCTATGAGACAAATATACAGTCTGAACTATATAGAAATATGTAGAGAGGCGGTCAGTAGTAAACAGACTACTTTAAGAAGAACCGCCTCCGCCACATTGTACCTTTGATGTGGTCTGTAGCGTAGAGCAAACGTGAAAGTAACAGCTTGGTCAGCATGGACAAATTGCTCGGTTATTTAGCAACTATCGGTGAAACAACTCAGGAAGGTATGAGTTCAGTCGGAACTGGTTTGAACGCCATTTTCTCCCGTATGGGAAATATCAAACTAGCACGACTTAAAGATTATCAAAATAATGGCGAAGACCTAGACATTTGGGGCGCAGTGGCATAATACATAAACCACTGTGGCAATTCTTTCTTATGATCATATGAATAATATTCATATGTGCTTGGAAGCCGAGGGAACGGTCAATAAGGAGGAAGGATATATCTATATCCGCCTTGAACGACTGAGCGAAAGAAGATCATTTCGATGATTATGCGACAGTCTGAACACACTTCTATATTTCCTATAATTCCTTAAGAAGTGGAGTTGCGGTCAAGTGTAAAGACACTTTTGGAAGTACCGCAACCGCTTCTATGTAATGAGTTTCTTCTTATTATATAGAAGTCATATTGTCTCATTCTACAGGACAAAGTAACAGCATGGAGTGATGTAGAAACAGTCTTAAAAGGTGAAGGAATTAACCTAAGAGACAAACAAGATAAATTCAGAAATTTCGGTGATGTGCTTGATGAAGTCGCTGGCAAATGGACTAGCTACAGTGACGTATCTCAAAGAGCAATTGCAAAAGCGATGGCTGGTAAACAAAGATTGGTGCCTGAACATGCGGTGACGTATGAACGACGCTTTCAAAATATATCGTTAAGAATGATGCCATATCGGAAGAGAGCTGGGGACAGAGGATTCCGAGGAAAGACTGATATTTTGGTGAGATGTGCATAAGCACGTCTTTTTATTTTACACAAAAGGAGATGATTGTATTAAAGTTGGGAGAAATCCATTTACTGATGAAGAAGAAAAATATTTAATTGAGAACTATGCTACAGCTACATGGGAAGAAATACTCAAACATATACCAAATAAACGAAAAGATTCGATTGCACACAAAGCTATGAAACTTGGTTTGGTGCGTCGAAAAACGTGGTCAGAAAAAGATGTAGATTTATTGAAAGAGGTTTATCCGTCTGATTTGTCTATTGAAGAAATTTCACAACTAATATTTCATGGTAAATATACCGTTTGTGCTATTCGAACAAAAGCACATAAATTACGATTAGAAAAGTCGGCAAGATGGACAGATAAAGAAATGGAATTACTATTTCAATATTATACAATCTTACAACCAGATGAAATGGCAGAAATGCTACCAAGACATCCAAAAGGAAGTATTATTTGTAAAGCAAACGAAAATGGACTTGTTTCGTTTCGGTATTGGGGACAAAACGAAATTGATTATTTATTAGAACATTATTCTACTCAATCAGATGAGGAAATTGCACAATATTTACATAGAACTTCTGAGGCTGTTCGTGGACAAAGAGATCGTATGAAATTATATCATCCAATTGAAAGATGTATCTACGAAGATATCCCAAAGTTTTTAAGACATAAAATTAGACCATGGCGGAGAAAATCAATTGAACATTGTAATAATCAATGCATTATAACTGGTAGCACAACTTATGACGTACATCACTTGTATGCATTTAATTTGATACTATCTGAGACATTAAAGAAGATTGATTTCCCTTTAAAAGAAAACTTTACCGATTATAGTGAAGAAGAATTACAATATTTAACTGATGAATTTTTAAAAATGCATAATTCATATCCGCTTGGAATTTGTATTGATCGGAATTTACATAAACAATTTCATAGTATGTATGGACATGGAAACAATACACCAGAACAATTTAAAGAATTTTTAACCAAACAAAATATCAGAATCCGTAACGACTATGTGCTGGCACAGTGATGTGTCAGCCTACGCATCATATCTTATATTCATAAGATAAAGATAGAGTCTGCTCTGCATTTATAATCCTAAGCTAGTCCCTTAGATGAAGATGCAGAATCAAGAAGAAATTCTTGGTCGCCACATATTGAATTGTGTGGTATTATGCAAAAACGCATATAAAGTAACAAAAAAACCAATCATATGGAGCAATTTCTAGTCCTAATGGGTAACTATAAGAAAGCTCAAGAATACGAGAAAGTATCCGAAAATTCTGCTGGATCTACAGATAAAAAGTATGAAGTTTATAAGAATAGTTTGGAAGGTCAAACAGAAGATCTTAAAAACTCATTTCAATCTATCTCAACAACATTTGCTGATAAAAACATCCTTGGTGGTGGAATTACTTTATTATCAAATGTTCTAAATGTAGTTAATAAATTAGTAAGTAGTTTTGGATTATTGAACACTGCTGCCGCTGGCTTTGCTGGCATCAAACTTTTTAAAAACCTAGGTTGACCCTATCTCAAAATCATTAGGGTGACAGTGAGCCTACTATATATAAGGAAGAAACAGAAATGGTGTTTTGGACAAATATATAGGATACGGGGTTTTAAAATACACGTATCAGGAGTAATTGCTGGAACGAAAAAGGATATCAAAACTGAAACGGAATTGGCAACAATAGACGGAATAGTTTAAGAATTTGATATTCACATCGTATTATACGATTGTATCTAATCAGCCGCACACATTCTTACCGTATAGGAAAGTATCGGTAAACTACCGCATAAGAAATGTGCTTCGGGATAAGGCACAGTAGCTAAGATATTTTAATAAGAATGGATGTTCAGAGACTACCGATCCTGACAGATAATGACGACCTTATGATCATTGTCTGGTAATGTATAGCCCAAAAGTGTAAATTAATGTCGATGTTTTACCTGCTATCATCGTTTGCGTACAGAGATATTGTATCTCTAAGCAGGGAACTTAAAATTCAAATTTTATGTAAAAAATGACCATCAAAAAGTCCTTATTTTATAAGGTTTTTTGAAGATTGACATTTTTATAAATTGTACTTCTATTAGTACATATGAATCGAAGTTATTTTTAACTTGGTATAAATATTGTGGAATAGCTTAATATATTAGCATAAAACAAAAAGGCACCCACTCGGATGCCCTTTTGTATTCCTTTTTTAACTAATGTTTTGCAATTAAGCTACCACCCTTAATTACGGTTTGTGGGTACAAATGCTTTTGTATCATTTCTTATTACACTTGTATTATAGAATATTTTCTAATAAAATGCAAGTATTTCTAATATGTAGCCCAATCATACAATGATACTTTTTACTTAAACGGTTATCTTTTGTGGTAGATAGATAATACGATATTTTTACACATTAAAATACTGTTTGCATTGTTAATTCAAGTCTTATCTAAATATTGCAAGCAATAACTGAATAATCAAACTTGCAATATTGAGTGTTTTAGAAACACTCTGCCAGTCAATATTCTGTAATAAGTGAATGACGCTTTGGAGCATTTGTCACCTCCGTTCCGCATCTGCCGTAAGGCACTGAATGGCGTGCAAATCATAAAACATGATCATTCAGCAACAAAATTATATCATACAATGGAATAAATATCCATAACAAAAAACAGTCTATCAGAAATAACTTGCGGTAACTAATAGACTGTAAATCCTTTGGAAATGCAATGACGAACTTGGAAGATAACTCGTTGCATTTCTTGTAAACTTAACCATATAACTTGACAAAAATAAGTTATATGGGATATTGTCATATTACTACAGAAATGTTATTTTGTCAATAATTAGTCGTGGAAAGCTGATTTGTTGCATAAATAGAATTAAGAGAGGTAACCGTTGAGTTATCTCTCTTGTGTTATACTCTTTATTAATTTAGAAATTTGCTGTATAATAAATTATAACTATTAATTTATATATACGAAGGAGAGTATAATTATGAGTAGACAAGTAACAGACAAAGACGGAAATGTACATATTATTGAAACAAATAGTCAGCAAATAAATAGTATGACAAACCAAGAACGAATGTTGGATAAAATTATTCAACACCAACAAACTCAGAATAACAATAAGTCAAAGGAGTGATAATTTATCAAAGAACTTAGTTTAATAATTGAAGCTGTGCCTAGTATCTTGCAATATTATATACCAGGCGTATGTTTCTTATTTATATTTCAGCTAACAATTTCTAAAAAACTTTCAGGATTTGCATTTAATGTTGGAAGCTGCATTATTAGTTATATGTCGTTAGCAACAATCGCATTATTACGATTAAATATCTTAAAACATGTAAAAGATACGTCTTGGATCAATAATGGGATTTCTATTATTTTATGTATTATAGTAGCATTATTATTATCTCTTGTGTTATCTAATGACAATGTCAAGAACTGGATCGCTGATCAATTTCATATCACAACGAACAACAATGTTCTTGACGATGTATTTGATTACACAAATGGTAGCTGTGTAATTGCTCGCCTAAAAGATAAAGATTATTTCTTTATGGGCAACTTACGGTTAACAGATGAAGGGAAAGACAAACAATATATTGTGTTAAATGCTTTCACAAAATTTTCGCAAAACGGTAGTGTGCTGGCTACTTATGCAAGAGCTGAAGGGCAGGAAAATGCAAATATCGTTTTGAAGATTAGTGATATTGATTATCTCGAAGTATATAATAACGGCTTTGAAGATATTGTAACTGTGTTAAAGAGAGAGGATTGATAGTCCTCTCTTATTGTTATGCTTCTCTTATTACCACTTATATTTACATTTGTTACATTGATATGTATTTCTTGCACTACGGGTGGCAGTGCGAACAAGCTGTGTATCCACGTTGTTCTGCTTCAGATTTAGAGATTGATATCGAACTCTTTTTAAGATATCTACAACCAGCCGCATGATACTTTTGTCCATAATCTGTTATGTAAACTGTATAACTTGCGGATGAAGAATTATCAGAATCTGAAGAAGACGAATTATTTGATGATGAACTGGTATTGTTTAAGCTAGATGATTTTTTTGAGCTAGATTTTTTCGGTTTTGCTACCTTTTTATATTTTGCTTTTAACTTATCGTATTTGTCAATTAGTGACGTATATTTATACCATAGATCATTATATTCTCCACTAGAACGACTCAAATCTTCTTGTATTTTATCATTCTCTTTGGAAAGATCATAATAACGTGAATAAATATCATCATAAGAACCTTTTACATCTTCGTATTTTGACCTTATTTTTTTATGTTCTTCGCTAGTTTTGATATTAGTTCCAACACTAAATGATAAACAAATTGATAGAACAGCAATCAAGGCATGTCCTTTGTTTAAATTCATTTGCGTACTCCTACCATTTATATTTGCATTTATTACATTGATATGTTTTACCAATATTAGAACTTAGAATACCAAATGTTAAACCGCTTAACATACGGGAGCCAGTGGTAATTCTTTTGATATTGGTACTGTTGCAGTTTGGGCAATGAGGAAGATTTTCTTTCTGCTTGGCAATTTGTTCATTTCTACGATTGATTTTCTCTTGGTATTTTGGATTTGTAAGATTGCCATAGCTACCATCGCTCCAAGGTAAAAAATTACCCTCTTTAATTTCTTGCAGTATACAATACGCTGCACTTGCTGAAATTTCAGCAGAATTTGCTATAGCATCTATACTAATTTGATCATCTACACCAGTTTCTATATTTGATAGTATTTCAGAGATGTCATAAACCTCGTGATTAATATTAATACTTTGGTCTGCCTTATATAATTCGTTGATTATATCCCATGTTGGACAACCACAATTTGGACAATGATCAGCTTTAACAGAAAATTCTTTACCGCATTCAGTACATTTTATCAAACTCATTCTTCATACTCCTTTTATAAACTTATTTAATTTGATTATATCATTATAAATATTGAAACGCAATCAATATACCTATAACACTTTTGTCATTTAAAGAATTAGGTAATTTCGTTAATCAAGTTAAAAGTTTAAAAAAACTAAACCCATCTGATCTTAATATGCAAAATGAATTGTATAAAAACTTCGTAGATTCTTTTGCAAATTCAGGTTTAAACGCAAGTCAAGTTTACGATAAAATCTTAAAAAATGGCGGAGACTATTCACTAGCAGAAAACATTCTGCAATCAATTGGACTCTCTGACAAAGTGGAAGATATCAATAAACAACAGGCATATGACGAGATTCAAAAACGAAAGAAAAAAATATCTTCTTCTAATAAAGTAGACACCTCTGACCTCTCTAAAGTTTCATCAGAAGCCCAAGCTACAAAAGAAGTCCTCTCAGATTTTGGACAGGTCAATCTTGATAATGTAAATTCGAGCGCATCTAAACTTGGAGAAACATTTAGAACTGGTGTAACAAACGGTGTTGAAAAAGCCAAATCTGGCATTAAATCATTAGGATCAAACATAAAATCTGTGTTATCTGGTCTTAGTGCAACACTTAAATCCTATCTTCCTCTTCTAGCAGTACTTGCTGCATTTGAAGGAATTAAAGCAATTCATTCTAACATACAAAGTCAACGTAAAGATGAATTAAACGCAGGTCAGAAAAATCTTGATAAATATAACAAGAAGATTGATAAAAATAATGACAAGGTTAAGCAGGCTAAGAAATTACAGGAAGAATTCAATACTTTGTCTTCTGGTGTTGACTCTAATACGAATGAAAATATCGGATTATCAACAAGTCAATATGAGAGATATTTAGCAATCAAAAAAGAATTAGTGAAGTTAAATGGTGATCTTGTTACTGGATATAATTCAGAGGGTGAAGCTTTAATCAATAACAACACTGCTATTCAAGATACGATTGACAAATATCAAAAATTAGCAGATCAAAGCAAGAAAGATATTGCTAGTAAAAAGAATGTAAGTATCCAGAATGATTCTATGGCATTAAAGGCACAGAAATCATTATACGGAAGTACATTCGCTGACGAAAGTCTTGGCACAAATCTAAAACGCTCTTTACCATATACGTTTAGATCAGCTAAAAATCTTGCTAAAGACGGATTAACCATGAACGAAGCATCTGTTAGACAATCTTTGTATTCTAATACAGATTTTCAAAAACAGGCTGCCAAAATTCTTGGGAAAGAGAAAGTTGATGTTAGTAAATTAACATCTAAACAAATCCAAGAGCTTGCTAATAATGCAGATACTTTTAATTCTGAAGGATTTATCGGAAAAAATGATACAAAGAATCTTAAGAAATTGTTAGCGGCTTCAAAGACAAATTATGATCAATTACAGAAATACTCTGATAGCTTTAGGAAAAACACTTTATCTAATATCTCTCAGGCAGTTGATGGTTATGATAAATTGGATCAAACAACAAAAACATTTGCGTCTAATTTTATTTCAAATATGGATATTGATCCATCTAAAATGTTAGACACAGATTATCTTGATAAACAAGAAAAGACTGTTGAAAATCTTACTAAAAAGCTTACTCAGAATAAAGACGTACAAGACCAAATCAAAGACTTCCAGAAAACACAAGTAAATGGAAAAATGAACGCCAATAAATGGCAACAAAATGTAAATGATCAATTTACTGCATTACAGAAATCTACTGGTATTGATAAAGATACGTTGGCATTAACTCTTGGTGTTAAGCTTGATGACAAAGAAAATGTACTGTCTTCTACTGGTAAAGATATTGCTAAAATGCAGGAAACATTAAATGACACATTTAAGAATCAAGATATCTCTAAGTTTACAGATTCTTTAAATTTAAATGACTTGTCAAATGCATTCGATATTGTTACGGATAAGACAAATATATTTACTGGTTCTGTAGACCAGTTAAAAGAACGTCTGAAAATGTTAAATAGTTCTGCTGCTTCTGCTTCTTATACTGTAGAAGGATATAAAGCAGCACTTGATACAGACGACGATGATTCTGCTTATAATACTCTTGTTTCTGGAATGAAGCAAACTAAAGAAGAGTACGATCAAGGTAAAGTTGGTACGGATCAGTTTAAGACATTTGCTGGAATGATGTCTCCAACTGGTAAAACTGACGCAAAGAATTTTAAAGAGAATTATGATAATCTGAAGAAATATTTTACAGAGGATAATTCTGGTGTATATACTTTCTTTGATGATCTGAAGACAAAAACAAATGATTCTGGCAAAGCTTTGGCTGACTTTGATAAGAAAACTCAGAAATGGAAAATCAATATTGATTCTACTGCTTCTGCTGCCAAGAAATTTGGTATGGGAGTAGAACCATTTGAAGCATTGCTTAATAATCTGAAGACATATGGATTTGATGTAAATTTCAGTTCTCTTACAAAACAGTATGAAGAAGCTCAGAGTAAACTTGATGGTTGGGCTGAAACATGGCAGAAAAATGGTGGAACCGCAGGGGATGAAGAAGGACAGCGTATTGAGGCTTGGCGACAACAAATCGATCAGGCAAAAGAAGCTGGCAAGGAAATTCCTGATACATGGACAAAAGTTATTGATTTTGAGGTCAATATTTCTTCCCTGCAATCACAAATCAAAGAAGCAAAAGATGAATACAAAGCTGCACAGTTAAATGGAGATACAGAAGCTCAACAGAAATCTATCGACAAACAACTAACGGCTTCTGCAAATATTCAAGCTAAATTGACTGGTGGCGAAGATGTCGGCAAATCTGGATTGACCAAAGGTATTAAAATACCTGTTGAAATTGAGACAAAAGCCAATGGTATTCAAAACGAAATTCAAAACCTCGTACAACAATATCAGTCTGCTTCTGGACAAGACAAAATCAAACTCGGATTAAAAGTCGAAGCAAAACGTGAAGAGTTATTAAAAGAATTACAACCATATCTTGATCCTGAGACACTTAAAATTCTTGGTGATAATTCTGACGCTAAAAAGAAAGCGAAAGAAACTAAATCTGAGGCAGATAAAGTTCCAAAAGAAAAGAAGACTACATATACCGCTGATGCTTCTGGTGCTAAAAAAGGTGCAGAGGAAGCACAAAAAGCAGTGAATAGTGTTGAAGATGAGCATGTAACGCAAATTAAGACACAATATGGTATTGGTAAAAACGGTAAAGTTTCTCAAAAATCTACAAGCAATATGGTCAAGAATAATTATCTTGGTAATGCAATTGATCAAACAGGACGAGGAGCATATACAGCATATACAGCACCTAAACAATCAAGCACTTCAAGTGGTAAAACTAGCAAACAAAGCAAGACCGACACTACTTCAAGTAAGTCAGATACTACTACTATAAAAGTAAACGTCAAAGGAAATGCCAAAAAGACAATTGATTCTATCAAGAAATCTTTATCTGGCATGAAATCCAAAAGCATTTCTATTAAGGTTAAAGGAAATGCAAAGAAAACAATTTCTTCTATTTCTAAATCTCTTAAGAAATTAAAATCCAAAAGAATTTCTATTAAAGTAAAAGGAAATGCTTCTTCTGTCATTAAGAAGATTACTAATGCTTTAAAGAAACTAAAAAATAAGAAAATTACTGTTAAAGTAAAAGACAATGCTTCACATAAAATTAGTAGCATTAAAGGAAAACTGAATGCATTAGGTAAGATGCATCCGACTCCAAAAGTTACTATCAATACAAGTGGATTACCTGCCGTTGAAGCTGCAAAATCAGCGATCAATGGCTTACATGATAAGTCTGTTAATGTATCTGTAAATTATAGTCAGAGTGGCAAACCAAGTGGTGTAAATGGAGCACATGGTATTGGTTTAGCACATGGATCAATGGCTTGGTCAAAAGCATTTTCTCAAGGAACGATTTCAAATCTGACAGATTTTGATGATTGGAACGGAAATGCGTTTGCGCATGGTTCAGTAAAAAAATTATCATCTCGTGCATTAGCAAGTGGCAATCTTGGAGCAGATTATTCTGGAACAACACTTACATCCGAATTGGGACCTGAGCTACTTGTTCGTGGAAACCGCTGGACTTTACTTGGCGAAAATGGCGCACAGTTTACGAATATTAAACGTGGAGATATAGTTTTCAATCATCAGCAGACAGCGGATTTACTTTCCAAAGGGTCTACAAATAGTCGTGCTTCTATTAAAGGCGGTATGTCAGCATTTGCGCATGGTACTGCTTTTGCTTCTGGACATCGTGTTACTGGTAGTGGTGCGTTCCAAGGTGGCGCTGCTTCTGGATATAAAAAACATTCATCAGGTTCTTCTTCTACCAAGAAACATACATCTTCCACAAAGCGCAATACAAAAGCAACTGACAAGAACACTTCTTCCAAGAAGAAAAACACTAAGGCAACCAACAAGAATACTAAAAAGAAATTAACATTAGCAAAACTTATTGATTCTGTTGGTAAACAATTCGACTTCATTGCAATTAAATTAGATCGTGCTTCTGCTGCTACAGAAAAGTTTGCTAATATGATCAATGATTATGTGAAGTCCGATACAAAAACCAAAGCGTTATGGAATCAATATAAATCTGTTGGCACAGAAATCTCTACAAACAAAAAGGCTGCATCTAAATATAAATCTGAAGCCAGTTCTTTTGCTAGTAAAGCAATCAAGAAAGCTCCTAAAACTAAAAGTACATCAAAGAAAAAGAATCAAGCAAAGTTAAAGAAATACTTCGCTAGAGTTCGTAGTGGTAGCATAAATATTAATACTATCTCAAATGATAATATGCGCTCTGCTGTAGAGCACTATCAAGAATTATATGAGAAGTATCTGTCATGCACTCAGGCTGCTCAACAGCTCAAGAATACTCAACGTGAGTTATTTAATCAATGGTTAAATATGCCAATTGAAAAAGCACAAAAAGCAATTGATAATCGTGCAAACATTTACAATTACTACAGTGCTCGTGGTTCTGCTGCTTCAACTGGTGAATCTGGTGTAAATGCTTTAAGAGGTGTATATGGTGATGAGATTGAGGCAAATGAGAAAAATGTCAAGAGTAAAACTTCTACTCGTGACAAGGCAAAGAGGTCAGACGATGCTGCGAATAAAAATCTGAAAAAAGCTAAATCTACGCAGACGAAAGCTAAAAAGACTAAGACTAGCAAGGCTAAATCTGCAAAGAAAGCAATTAAATCTCAGAAGGGATTATCTCGGTCTAAGAAGAAATCTTTAAATTCTAAAATTTCTAAAGGTCAGAAAATTTCAACAAAAGGTCTTAAAGGAAAGACTAAGAAAAAAGCACAAGAGTATAATGCTTCAGTCGATGCTAAAAAGAAAGCAGATAAAAATGTAAAGTCAAAACAGAGTACGAAGAATAAAACTTCTAAGAATCTGAAGACCGCACAATCTAATCTTAATAAAGCTAAATCAGAATATAAAGCTGCTCAGGCATTGCAGAATGAGGCGGTGACTGCTGCAAAAGCCGATCTTCCAGCATACTCTTACCAGAATGATATTTTGAAAAAGCAGGTAGAACTCAAAGAAGCTGATTATAAAAATCAGAGGGAAGCCCAGAAAACTGCTCAAAAAAATCATGATAAATATCAGAAAGAACTCAATAGTGCTAAATCTGCTAAAACAAAAGCTCAAAAAAAGACAAAAGATAAGTCAAATACTGTAAAGAAAAAAGGTAAGAAGATCTTATCAAGGAAATCTGCTAAAAAGCTAACAGGTACTCAAAAGAAACAAATTAAATCTGGCAAAAAAGTTAGTACAAAAGGTGTTAATAATAAGAAATTATTAAAACAACTTAAGGACTACAACAAAGCTGTTGAGGCAAAGAATAAGGCTAAAAAGGCTGAAGTTGCCGCATCAAAGAAAGTGACATCTGCTTCTATTAAAGAACGTGATGCACAAAATGCATTGACAACTGCCGATAACAACGCTAAACAAGCGGCTGCTGAATTGGCACAAGAAAAAGTTAATGCAGCAATGCAGTCTCAGGCAAATATTAAAGCGTATTATGATGCCAAACAAAATTATGAATCAATCCAAGGAAACAACGCTTCTTCTGCTGCTAAGTTAAAACAGGCTAAAGGAGAAGATTTGATTACTGAGGATTATCAGAAGCAGATTGATTCTAATGAAAAACAGGCTCAGTTATATGAAGAGTCTGCTAAGACAATGCAATTAAATCTTGATGAGAAAGTAAAAGCTGGTGATATCAAGAAAGGTTCTCAAGAGTGGATGCAGATGCAAGGAGAAATTGATGCTTGTACGAGCAGCGCCAATGATCTCCGTACCACAAATGAAGAACTTAAAAATAGTATGCGTGATGATATTTATTATCGTGGCTTTGAACGTGCTATTAAAGCGGCTCAGAATTTACAAAATTCACTTACAACAATATCTTCTTTGATCGATGAAGATGCAATGTTTGATGATGACGGAAATCTGACTGATTATGGTACTGCTGCTATTGCAACAAATATTGCTAATGTCAAATCTGAAAAAGAAGAATTGAATCAATTGATGCAAGAACGTGCTAAAATGGCTGAACATCGTGATGAATATTCTGACACAGAATGGGCTGACGCAATTCAAAAGAGCGATCAAGACATTGCAGATGCTGTTAAGAGTATTAAGTCTGCCGAAGATAGTGTGACAACTATTCTGAAGAATAACGCAAAGCAGAAATTGGATGCGATTAACAAGACTATTTCAGCATATTCTGAAGCTATAAAAAAATCTAATGACTATTATACATATGACAAGCAATTGAAATCCTCTAACAAAGATATTCAGATACTAAGATCACAGATAAATGCACTTAATGGGGTGAGCGATGCAGCCAGCCGTGCGAAGAAAGCACGCCTTGAAGCAGAACTCCAAGAGAAACAAGATGCACTTGATGATACAGTAAAAGATCATATTTATAATCTTCAGATTGACGGACTTGATAAGTTAAGCACACAGCTGAATGACGATTATGAGAAATACTGTAAAGAGTTATCTTCTTCTGTTGATAAGATTGAAAAAACATTTATATCTTTATCTGGAACAATCAGTTCAGAGGGTGCAAAAATTGATAGTACGATTACTACTATCTTAGGACATTATGGCGTTAAGCCAAGTGATCTTGGACTGACAGACAGTAAAGTGACAGGTTATGCTCAAGGTGGATTAGTTAAATCTGTGCATAAGAACGGAGATGATGGTCTCGCTTCTCTCGCAGTTGGTGAGGAAGTTGCCACTGTTGATGTTGTTAATTTGGCAAACAAAATAAGACAAGATAAGGTATTAAATGCCTTAGCAAATGGACATACACTGAACGGAATGACTATGGATGGAATTGGAACAACGGAAATTAATGTCAACTTTGGCGAAGCTATTGGTGCAATTAATGTTCCTTCTGGAGTATCTGAAGAAGAGCTTCAAAGAATCGTTAATGAATCCTATAAATATACTTCTCAGAAAGTTACTCGTGACATGGCTAAAATCGTTGGTCGTAAACGTCCAGTTTAAAACCTTATATAATAAGGAAGAAACAGGTTGAGTGGTGCGTAGAAATACGCACTCTTGCCTGTTATTTTTATGCAAAATTTTATACAGAAAGGAGACCACATATATGTTGTCATTTGAATATAACGGACAATCTACAAAAACAATCTTAGATACGCCTCTAATGGTCGTACAGTTTGATGTGACAAATGACATCACAGGATTTTCACGAGAGATTGTTAAAGGTGAAAAAACAATGTTACGTCAGGAGACAAATCATTATGGTGCAATGTATTCTGATGAGAGCACATATGAATTTTACCTTGTAAAAGAAAATGGGCATGGGTTCACAAATTCAGAGCAAAGAAAAATCAATAAATGGTTGACTTCTCCTACTCTTGTAAAACCATTGACGGGAATTGCAGATGATAAAGAGACTGTTATTTACAAAGGAATCTTTCAGAATATCGGATGGAAAATGATCACATGCAAACTTGGGCAACTTGATGCAGTTCAATGCAGTTTCGTTTGTGATACCCCTTTTATATGGAAACACTATGAGATTTCTGGCGAAGTCGCAACAAGTAATAAATTCTCAACAAACATCTTTGTAGATAGCGACGATGTGGAGTATGAGATTTATCCAAAGGTAACGATCACTTCTAAGACAAGTCAAACAGTAACAATCGAGGTTCGTGATGAAAACTCTATGTCAGTACTGTGTAAACCTGCTTTACCAGTATGTATTGATTGTAAACATTGTATGGTAACAGATGGAACTGTAACAGGGTTGACTAATTTTGAAGACATTGGATGGGCTGATGTTGGAAATATTTCGTGGCTTAAACTGCATGATGGATATAATGTTATAAACATTACAGGTGCGTGTACTTATAAAATCGAGTTCGATGTGCCACAGAAACGGATCGGTGATCTGTTATGATTAAACACAATGCAAAAATTTATTTATGTCGTCCTGATAGAACTGTTATTTGCGCCTTAAATGGAGTACAAATTAAGAGCGTTGAATACGAACAGCAATTAAAGGATTTCAATCGTCTTACATTTAATGTAGACAGGTATATAGATATTGATGGCGAATACGTTGAATCTGCTGGCTATGAGAAGCTAAAAGATCATATGACAATTTATCTTGAAGGACTTGACTATTTTCAACTTCAAGAACCTTCTCTGCAAAATGATAATGGTAGATATGAGTACAAAGCATGTGAAGCGTATTCTGATGAGAAAACCTTTGAAGATAAGGATATGAAAGGTTTATCTTTCAACAAAGGTACAAAAGACTCTATGGAAATGTTGGCTACAAATAACGTAGACGATATGGGTTATGCGAAAGAATACATCACGTTTTGCAACGACAGAAACCATGAATTATCATTGATGCATTTGGTATTAGACAGAGTTCCAGGATGGAGTGTTGGTTATATTGATCCTACAATAAAGAATGAAAAATATTCGTTTGAGGCAGATAATACCAATGCTTACGCATTCCTTAACACGACTGTAGCTAATGTTGTAAAATGCGTATTTTATTTCGATACAATCAATAGAACGGTAAGTGCGTATGCCAAAGAAAACATAGGAAAAGACACGAATATCTTCATTGGATGGCGTAACGCACTTAATATGCTTAAAATGACTCCACAGGCAGATACAATGTATAATGCTCTGACCATTCAAGGCGATGAAGAGTTAGATATTACGAGAGTCAATTATGGTCGAAGTTATATCTATAATCTTGACTACTATTTGACTACAAACTACTTTCCTCAAGAAACTATTGATAAGATCAAAATATGGCAAAAGTGGCAAATTGATAACCACGCTAAATATATTGAGAACGGAAAGAAGTCTGCGGAATATCAGGCAAAGATAGATGAGATTAATTATCGTGTGCCAAATGATGGAATCCAGATTGCTCAATATAAAACAATGGATCAAGAAACTCTTGAAAAAACTCTAAAAATGTATGAGCAGATGCTTACTACAATCCAAGTCAGTGTAGATACAAGAGATGATCATGAGAAAGATTCAAGTGGAAATTATACAAAATGGGATAAACCAGATGATATTCAGAATCGTGTCTATAAACCTTGGACTACTCCTTCTGGCGAAGTTGATCATGAAAAATATCTCGCACTTTTAAAAGAAAGCAACAAAGGATATTATACATATAAAGAATTAAGAGATTATATTATTCCAAATATTAAGGTAGCAATTCAAAACTTGCATTTAGCCGATGATAAGAAGATTGATTATAATGATGAATTTGAATCAAACTGGGATTTATATGGAATCAAAGAACTTGAAGGTAAGCGTGACGAATACAAAAAACAGATTTTAGATATTCTTGCTGCATATCAAAAAGAATGGAATCAACTTACTGATGAAGAAATCAGCAAAGCTGGTGTAAAGGATGAAAAAACATATAATGTATTCCATAAGAATTTTATTAAGTACAAAAATTGGCTTGGTGATGAAAACACAAAAGGCTCACTTCTATATAAATTAAAAGAGTTAAATGCACAGGTCGATGAACTTGAAACTCAGAAGAAACCATATGACGATGTAATGACAGATATGAATACTCATTCTGAACTCAATGATCCGCAATTTGGATTGACAGATAAAGAATACACTGCTGTCATGAACATTGTTCGTATGGGAGATTATACAAACAATAATATCTTTACTACTTCTCTTGATGACGCAGTAACATCTTACGAGCATTGCGAAGAATTATATCAAGATGGATTAAAACGCATCTCTGAAACTTCTCAACCACAATATCAGATTGAGACTTCTCTCGACAACATTCTTTCATTAAATGAATATGCAGACGTAGATTCGGATGATAAACAAGGTTGGCATAATCAGTTTACTGTTGGTAACTTTATTCGAGTTGGTGTGCGTGATGATTATGCAGTTAAGTTAAGATTATTGACAATTGCATATAATCCTTGCACAAAAAGTTCGGAAATTAGTGTGACGTATACTAACATGATCACGAGTCTAACAGGTAGGGATGATTTCTCTTATCTGTTTGACGATACTGCTGCTTCGCAGAAAAATAGTATTTCTGTCGGAACAGGCGATTCCAAAGATTCTGTTGAGTATATGACTAATATGCTTCAGAGAATGACGAACAGTTCCTTATTTGGAAATGCAGTGAACAATAGTGTACAAAATGTATTAAGTGATCAAGGAACAATTAACAAACTGTTTGGAGATTATCTGAATTATAAAGTAATTAATGTCGGGAACATCACAGGTGACAAGGCTGAGTTTAATGAGTTGTTTAGCAAATATATTAACTCAGAATATATTGCTGCTAATTCGGCTGATATTCAAAAGTTAAATACAGACGTTGCCAATATTAATTCTGCAATCATCGGTACTTCTTCTACAGAAACAGGTATCGTATTCAACCTTTCCTCAGCAAATGCTAAGTTTGACTCTGCATGGATCATAAACGGTATCGCTGGGAAAATGACAATTGGAGACTTAGCCGCAGGCGATATTACAATCTCTGACACAATGCGAATCTTATCTGAGAACGGCAACTTTATAATGAACGGGTCTGCCATGCAATTCTTAGACACTGAAGGCAATGTTGGAATTCAAATTGGTTATGATACAAACAAAAATCCTAGCATTATTATCAAAGACGATAAAGGTGCAACGATCATGACAAGTCAAGGCATTACTAAGGATGCGATTGCTGATGGATTGATTGTAAATAATATGCTTGGAGATAAATCTGTTTCTAAAGATAAATTAAGCTTTTCTACTGTTGAAGCGAACGCACAAGGCGGAGTTGATATTACACAGATTTATGATGGTAAAGGCGGTTTATGGGGAGAAGAGTATACGACATTTAAGGAAAGTGTAAATAGTACATTAGATGATTTTGATTCTCAAATGAATGAGATGGGTTATAATATCATTCTTACTTCTTCTACAGGAGCAAGGCTTGGTGTGGACGGAACATCTACATTGAGTATCACATTGACAAAAAATGGTTCAGATGTAACAAACAAATGGTCAGAAAATCACTTTGAATGGTGCAGAAAATCATCTGATTTAGACGGAGATACTTATTGGAATGAACAGCACTCTGGTATGAAAAGTGTTGTTGTAAATAGACAAGATATTATGAATGGAGCGACTTTTGGTTGCTCTTTTGTTGTTGATGGGGAAACATTAGCAACGACTTTAAATTAAGGAGGAAAATTATATGGGAAAAGTGCTTGCCTATGGCGAGATTACAATTACAGACCTAACAGACGGGAAGCAGATACAAGCATATGTGACATCGAACCAACCAAATTTTGTATCATACGATCCCAATGCAACTACAAAATATAATCCTGACTGGTCAGCAAGTAAATTGGTACTTACGCCAGTCATTTTTATTGATAATAAACAGGTGTCATTAACTCAGACTGGGTTAAGCATTACTTGGCAGAGAAAAGTTGGATCAGCAGCATCTACAAATATTGTCACAGGAGAAAGTGTATCTAGTGGAGTGTTAAGTGTTAGCAAAAGTATGTTAGTGCCTAATAGTTCAGAAATGATCACTTATATTTGTAGTATCGTTTATACTGATCCAGATACACAAATTAAAGCAGAAACAAGATGTCAGATGTCCTTTACTCTGGTGAAACAAGCTACTGAATTATCCGACTGTAGCATTACTGGAGATACGACATTTAAATACAATGGAGATGGAGCAATTACTTCTGCTTCTTCTATCACATTAACTGCTGTGTTAACAAATACTTCTGTAAAACAATGGCAATATAAAAAATCAGATGGGACATTCGCTGCTTATCCTAGTGCTGGCACAACTACTACTCTTACTGTAAATCACAATGATGCAGTGTTTGTAAACGATGTGGCAGTTATTAAATTACTTACAAATGATGATAATGTTTATGATATTCATCAGATTGTTAAGTTAAGGGACGGAGCGGCAGGTAAGGATGTTTATAGTTGTGTATTAAGTAATGATACACAATCTGTGCCTTGTAACGCCAATGGTGGATTATATAGTTCATCTCTCACAGGTGCTGATACTACAATTACTATCTACAAAGGTGGAGTTGATGACTCAGCAAACTGGACTATCAAAGCTACTCCAAGCAATGGTATCACAGGTACATGGGATGGAGACACAAGAAAGTATACTGTTACAGGAATTACTGTTGATTCTGGTTATGTTGAATTTGTATGTACTAAATCAGGTCAGGCAAATATTACAAAAAGATTTTCTTTAAATAAAGATAGATCTGGTAGTGATGCAACTATTTATCAGGTAAATGCCGAAGCTAATGTGCTGAAATTAAACGCTTCTAATGTATTTAGTCCAACACAGGCTAAATTTAGTGCTACTAAAAGAGTTGGAAATACTACATCTGCAACAGCCTACTCTGGTAGATTTAAAATCTCTGAAAGCACAGATGGAAATACATATACAGTTAAATACACATCAAGTTCTGATCAAAGCAGTGTAAACTATACACCTTCTAGCACGAGTATTAAGACAATCAAAGCAGAATTGTATGCTTCTGGTGGTACAACTACATTATTGGATACTCAGACCGTAACAATTATTGCTGATGGTAAAAATGGTACAAATGGTACAAACGGTACTTCTGCTGTAAGTACAGTTCTTGGAAATTATAGTGAAGTAATTCCTTGTAATTCTAATGGGACTGCTAGTGCTGCAAAAGATATCACAATTCCTTATTCTTGCTATAAAGGAACGACAAGAATCGCAGGTAAAGCTACTGTAGGGACATTACCAAGTGGAATAACTGTAAAATCCAATACAGATGCAACTGCTTCTGCTGAAGGATCAATTATCTTAACTGTTGCGAATGGAGCTTCTTTAGCAAGTGCCATGAGTGGAGATATTACTATTTCTATAGTTGCAGCAGGATTAACATCTACGCACAAATTTAATTGGAGCAAAAATACGAAAGCCACAAATGGCGTAAATGCTATATTATTCCAAGCTTATGCACCTAATGGAAATCATATCATCAATGGCGAGAACACGGTTTTATTACAAACGACATTAACAAATGGTACAACCACTGTCACTTCTGGTGTTACATATCAATGGAGCAAATATGTTAGCGGAGCTTATCAGAATATCGCAAGTGCTACGTCTGCGAATTTAACAGTAACGCCTAGCATGGTAGATTCTGTTGCTTCGTTCAGATGTAATGCTGTTTATGGTGGTAAGACATATTCTGCATATGTTAGTGTTATTGATCAGAGCGATCCATGTTCAATTAATGTATTGAGTTCTTTAGGAGATCAGTTGATTAACGGACAGGGTGCAGGTGCTTTATATGTAATCGTTACAAGAAACGGAAAAGAAATTGATACATTGAAATCTACAACATTCTCTACTTCTGCTCCTACAAAGCCTGCAAGTGGAGATTTTTATTATAAAGTAGATGCTTCTGCTAAAACAGTTACTTTAATGAAATATAATGGAACGGCTTGGTCAGCAGCTACTGGCAACGATCTTCCAAAATATACTTACAATTGGACTCGAAGAGATAAAAAAGGGGTTGAATTAGACACAGCTTCTAATTATGCATCTGGAAAAGCAATTTTCTTAGATTCATCTGTTGTAAATGGGAAAATGATTTTCGGCTGTGAAGTCGTTGACGATAGTGAATAGGCAATAATGTCAGGGCGTACATTATTGTCTTTTTTTAATGTACGCCCAATTATCGTTAAGGAGGAAATATTTGAATGGGTAAAACTTTAGGCTATGGTGAGATTACTGTTGCCAACGTGACAGAACCTTTCACAGTCATGTTAACAAACGAAGCACAGCAATTCGCTACAGATTCAAATAGAAAAGTAACTTCCGCACAAAGTTACTATACAGACATTATTGTTATTCGTGGTAGTCAGGAGCGGACTGATTACACAATTGGAAATATTACTTCTGGTAGTGGGATTACTGTCAGTAAAAACAGTAAAAGAGTTACGTTTAGTGTTAGTGCTGGTACTACTATCGGTGCCGATGCAGGAGTAATTGAGATTCCTATTACGCTTGATGGGCAGACTGTTAAGAAACAGTTTTCTTGGAGTTGTGGGAAACAAGGACCTCAAGGTGTTAAAGGTCAAGATGGGAATAGTTTTGCTTGGAATATGTTAAGTGAAACAAATTGTGGTAAAAAACATTGGGGAACAGAGTCTTCTGGCGGAAAATATTCTGTTGAAGATTTTATTACAGAAGATAATATCGATGCTGTAAAACTAATTTGTACTGAGGCTATATCTACATCAAATTGGTCTTATGTTTCATTTAAAGATATTAAGATGTTGAAACAACTGAAACCATCTACAAAATATACATTAAGTTACGATATTAAAGCAAACAGATCAGGAGCTATAAGTCACTCTATATGTAAAGGAGATGTAAGTAATTTTTGCACTAATACTGTCGTTGTAAACAATATAATTGGGAATGAAACGTGGCAACACATCGCAGTAGTTTTAACTACGAACGATTTAAAAACAACACCTACAAACGAAATTCTATATCTAGGCAGAAATGCTTTAAGTAAAGTAGGTTATTCTATCATCAAAAATCTCAAACTAGTTGAAGGAGATATCGACACTCCTTGGAGTCCATCTCAATCAGATATCGAAGGAAAAGGCGTTGTAGAAACAGTTCAATACTACTTAGCAACATCTCAAGCCTCTGGAGTAACTTCTTCTACTTCTGGTTGGAGTACAGACATTACAACTCAAAAACTAACTGCTGATAAAAAGTATTTATGGAACTGTTATCAGACAAAATATAGTGATGGCACTAGTGAACCTATCAGCACACCTAAGGTTATTGGTGTATATGGAGATAAGGGTCAAAATGCCAAAAAACTCTCTATCACACCTTCATCTCAATATTTCAAGTCTACAGATGGTGGTAAAACATTTGCACCAAACACAATCACAATCAAACCTACTATTCAAGGAGAAATCAGCTTTGGTAAATGGCAATACAGTATTGATGGTGGAATTAGCTTCGCTGATGTTGTGAGTGAACAGAAAGGCTTGACGGTCAGTAATAATGTGTTGACTGTTAGCAAAGATAGTAGTTTATACAGTGATGCTGTTACTATGGTCACTTTCAGAGCTGTTGCTAGTGATAGTAGTTTTTATGATACGTGTAGTATTGCTAAGATTTATGATGTGAGTGATATTGGTGATGGTAGGAATTTATGGATTACTAGAGATAATATTACATTACAAGCTTGTGAAAAAGATAAATATATATATACAACGACTGGTACTTCAGCTGTTTGCATTGGAGCCACTGGTAGTTCGGTGGGTACAAACACTATTGCGTTACAGACTGGAACTAAGTATACAATTTCATTCGTAATCAGTTCTCCATCTGAGGTAGGCAATACTCAGTGGTATTTTTGCACTGCGTTAAATAGCACAGGTGTTAAAAATTATGGTGGATATGGTGTAAAATTAGTTACAGGCGAGAATATTGTTAGCCAAACAATTACTGTAGATACTTCTTGTGATACAGCTGGGTTAGTCTTGTATAATCTTCCAACTGGTTGTGTTATTAAAGACATTCAAGTAGAAAAGGGTTCTTCTCCTACTGGTTGGACACCAGCTCCCGAGGACGTTCAAACAGCGATTTTATCTACCAAATCAGAGATCTCTGATGTGAGTTTAAAGGTGGATAAAAACAAGCAGGCTATTGAACAAAGAGTGGAAAAGACTACTTATCAGCAAGATTTGAACTTGGTTAAGGGTGATATTAGCAAAGCGAATGAAGGACTGAATAAGTGGAGATATGAGATTTATCCTAAGAGTTTGTTTGCAAGTGAATATCAAGGCAAGAGTACAATGGATGTATTTGCTAAGAATACAAATCTTACACCTAGTCAGAGTGTATTAATTAATGATACGGATTTTGGGAAAAGCTGGGCTTATGGAGATAACTATATTGGCTACGCTCTTACTTTTGTGAAGTTCTCTGCTGCTAAAAGTGTTGCGATTACATTTAAGCATGACGATGGAGCACATTTGTACTTAAATGGCAAATTAATTGGCGGAGATGATACATGTAATACTAGTAGTGGGGAATCATTAACGCTTAGTTTTATCCAAGGTTGGAATTGTCTTGAGGTAGTTTTAAATGAAAAATCTGGTGGTGAATATATTGGATTAGGTACAACTATTTCTGCTCTGTCAGAATGTCAGCTCATGAACTGTTACTATGGTACACCTGTTGCTAGACAATCACATATTACGAATCAGCTGGTGGAAAACATGACTAATATTAATGGTATTAGTACGAAAGTCAGTAAGGTCATGAGCGTAATTGGTGAGGACGGTAAGAATTTTACTGACTTTAAGAATGACTACAGTGATTTTAAGCAAACAATGAATGGATTTAAAACGACTGTTGGTCAAACTTATGTGACTAAGGATGATTTTAATGGACTTGAGATTGGTGGAAGAAATTTATTGCTGTATTCTCAAACTATTAGAGCACATAATAATTATTATGGTGTTAGTTATTTAATAGACGAAGTCGAAACATTTAACGGATGCCCTGTATGGTCGGTTAAAGATCAATGGGGAAAGTTGGCGTGGTCGTTCAAATCACATGTTATTGATAGAGGATTAGTTAAAGTTGGAGATACATTGACATACTCCTTATACGCCAAAACAAATAACGCATCTGGAAAAAGCATTAGTTGTTCGTACCGATTCAAAGGAAACGCACAGGCTTATTGGTTCAAAGGTTCAGCTTTTAATATTGGTACAAGTTGGGCAAGATATTCTGCCACATTTACAGTTACAAAAGATATGTTGGCAACTGATACATATATGAACGAAATTGGATTCGAAGAAACAGTTTCTATGTCTGGAGACGATAAAGTTTACTTTGCATGTCCTAAACTTGAGCGTGGAACAAAAGCAACCGATTACACTGAAGCTCCTGAAGACGATAAAATTAACGGTCAGAACTTAGTAAGTAATCTTCCTTCTAATTGGGAGCAAGGAACTGTCTCAGAAAGTTCTGCTGTTGGAACAACATATGCCAACACCAAAAGTTCTAACGCTGATACCATTCGTCCAAAAGAATTAATTCCTGTCCATGGAGACATTACGATTTCAGCTGCTTATTCAAATCAATCTAAGAAACCTATTAGACATTGGATTGCTGCATATGATATTAATAAAAATTATCTTGGACAAGATTATGTTTTATGTGCGTGGAATGACTTCCCACAAACTCTTAATATGAAGGATGCTAAATATATAGCCATTATGGTTGGTTATACTGATGGTTCACCCATTGCTCCTTCTGACATTTCACAAATCTGTTTAAAGATCGAACGTGGTACTTCTGCTACACCATTCACATTAGCACCAGAAGATGTAAATGGAAAGATTGTTAATGTAGAAACTATTGCTAATCAGACCGCTAATAAATTTGAGTGGATTGTTAAAAGCGGAGATAGTTCTAGTAATTTTACTTTAACTGATCGTGTTGCTGATCTTGTCGCTGAGAGGATTAACTTCAAGGGGTTGGTTACTTTTAGTGGGTTAAGTACTGATGCTAAAAATGAAATTGGAAAAGTAGCACAGAGTAAAGTCGATGGTTTAGAGGTTGGTGGCAGGAATTTATTAGTTCAAAAAAATATCACAGAAGGCTATTTGTCTACAGATGGTAAAGGAAGTTTTATTGGTTCTGGCGGTGGAGATCAAACTAGTGATTGGATAGATGTTTCAGGAAATAAATATATAACAGTTACTCTATATGAAGATTTTACAAACACAAATAATTCAGGAAGATATTGTGAGTATGATGCCGATAAAAATTGTATAAATACTGTTGTTTATAATCCAAGACAAAAAAGCAGTATTATTATAGAACTGAAAAGCAATACAAAGTATATAAGAGTTACTGCAATAGAATGCAAAACACGAAGGTATAAGATTGAAGCAGGAAACAAAGCCACAGATTGGACTCCTGCTCCTGAAGATGTTTCTCAGGATGCAACTAATAAAGCAAGTCAAGCTTTAACAGATGCCGAAAACTACTCTTCTAATGCAGTTAACTGGGTAGCTAGCAATGGTTCATCAACAACAAGTCTTAATTCAATGGTTAAAAAATGGACAGATGGAGCAGTAAGTGACACTACGCAGATTAATGGTGGATGGATTAAAGCAAATACTATTACTGCTAGTAAGATTGCTGTTGGTGATTTTACGAACTATTGCCAATTAGATAAAGACACCGCATCTTCTTATGGTTTTACAGCTACAGATGATACAAAAGGCGTTTGGTTTACTGCTAGTCCGATAGATAGAGATAAGCATATTTCTCAATGGTTTACATGTGAAGGTGGTCAAAAACTATATGTAGAATATGATTTATCAACTACCGTGAAAGGTAAAGTTGAGGCTTCTGATACCGACATTTCTTATTTAACGTCTGGAATTATGATATATGCAGCCAATGGTGCCAAGCAAATTGTTTCATATATGAGATCCAAAGGCGTAACGGCTACATCAGACGGGGCAATTACACATGTTAGTTTAGTTGAAACATTGCCAGCTGACACAAGATTTTTTAAGGTTGTCTTACAAACTAATGGGCAAGGAAATACATTTTCTGGCACATTAAAGATTCGTAACCCTCAAGTTAGAAAAGCTACAACTGGTAAACTTATCGTAGACGGTTCTATCACAGCCGATAAAATCGCAGCTAATGCTATTACAGCAGATAAAATCGCAACAGATGCCATTAAATCTCACAACTACATCTCTTCTGGTGGTACGCAGGGATCATTTTTGAATCTGAAGGATGGTAGCTTTACAGCCCCTAATTTGAGTTGGGATTTAAATGGTAATTTGATTGCCAAGAATGCCAACTTAAGTGGTGAGATTACTGCTACGAAAGGTAGTATTGGTAAGTATAAGATTACTGATCAATGGCTAATTACTGGTTCTGGTTCTACCGCTACTGGTATTGGTGGCAATCAAGCTTTCTGGGCAGGAAGTAGTAGTTCCAATGATGCTCCTTTCCGAGTTGGCTATAATGGCAAATTATATGCTAATGGTGCTACTATTTCAGGTGATATAACCGCTACGACTGGCAAGATCGGTGATTTAACACTAAAGGATGGAATACTGACAGGCACTGGAAGTTATAGTGAACCTTATACCGAAGATGATGATGGTACAGTAACCTCTACCATTACAACCAACTATATTACAAAACTGTTTGGTAAGGGATTAACTATTGATTCAACAGTTAAATATTCAGACGAGGACGATGTTTACTCCTATAAGGTAAGTGTCTTACCTGATGAAATTTCTTTTACAGACGGAGAAGAAATAGGTATGTTGGGCGCAGGTGGATTACAAATCTTGCAAGTTAACGACAATTCTGATAGCTATAGTAGCGAAGCTAATGAAGTTTCGTTATCAAGCGGCGCTTCTAATTTCTATTACACTACCCCTGTTAATCAGACTACCGACAAATACTTGCATGTTTGTTTTTCTGCTGATGGTGCGTCTTTTATGGCGTCTCAAGGAGATAAATTTAATTCTTTTGATATAGGGTATTCTAGTGCAAAATATTCTGGTAATTTCGCTGCAAATAAATTCGTGTATACAGGAAATTCTTTAAACTATGTAGAATGCCTTGAAGCTAACGATACAACAAATATTTATTTTCATTCAAATGGTTACTATTCATTCAGAGTAAACAATGAAGGCAACTGGAGCAATGAAACTCAATCTGTTTACATTACCGAACGTGGAATATCTGTTCCTGGACAAATTGGATTATATTCACAAGAAATGAGCAATTATGTCGCTAGATACTATATTGCAGGTTCAACCAAATCAACAGCTATCGGTAACAACAGTTATCAAACACGAATCTATGGATCATCTGTATGGGCAAATAAAGCTGTTTCCACTTCTGACGTTCGTCTGAAGCAAGATTTCCAATCCTTAGACAAGTTTGAAGATTTATATATGCAATTACAACCAGTCAGCTTCAAATATATTGACGGTTACGACAAATCTGAAGACAGATATTTTGGATTAAAAGCACAACCAACAGAAAAATTGTTTGAAGATATGGGTGAAAATCCAGATGATTATGCAATGTTCAACAAATTCGGCATTGATCACGAAGATATCAAAGAAAGAATCGGATATGATGTAGACTTTGATGAAGAACACGGATTAGACTACACAAATCTAATTACTTTGAATACTCACATGGTTCAGAAAACTCGTAGAGAATTAGCCGAACTTCAAAAAGAAAACGCTGAACTTAAAGATATGCTTAAAACAATCGTGAAAAAAATAAATATGTAACAAAAATTAAATAACTACTACACAGATTAGAGCAGTTTTCGGACTGCTCTTTTTGTATGCTCAAAAACAGAAAGAAAGGTGAAATACATATGGTATACACAGTTAAATTAGATGGCTCTGACGACAAAGTATTTAATCTTATGCAGTTTGATTCTATGACTTTTGACATGGAATGTAAACTTGTCGTTTGCACAGATGATCTAAAAGAAGTTAAAACAGCATTTACAAACTTTAAAACATTAGACATCTACAGAGATGATGTGCAGATTGCAACTTACACATGCTTTAACAATTACAAAGAAATCTCTTTACAACAGGGATTATATAACAACACAAATGGAGAATGGGAAGATGCACTGATTGTATCTCTTACAAGAGCGAATATTGTAGAACAAGTGCAACGACTTGATGAAAAAGTTAATCAGGTTGTTGATATTAATGCTCTAAGCCTTGATGAATACAAGAACTATTTACAGGAGAAAAACAAAACTGCTCTCGCTGAGTTCTTAGCAGATCAGAGCGTGGAATTCAATGGTAAGCCTTATGGAGTATCTGAAGAAGATCAGAATGAAATGGCTCTGAACTTTATGCAGTATCAAGCTCTTACTACTGCTGGTCAGCAAGTAACTCTTGAATGGCATAGTAAGAAGAGTGCGTGTGAAACATTCACTGCTGAGGAATTTGTGCAGTTAACAGCAATGATCAAGGCATTTGTCTATCCTTACTTTCAGCAGATGAATGTCATCAAACAACAGATTTTCAGTTCTACTAGCAGAGAAGAATTGGACAAGATTGAAATTAAGTATGAAGTAATTCCTGTGCAGTCAACAGAACCTACTACTCCTTCAGATGGAAAAGATTCAACTACGACTGAAGAATAATTAGTTTAACAGAGAAAAGGAGAATTTTAATATGGAAATGACAAATATGCAGGCAGATATGATCTTAGGACAGTTAAATACAATTTATGCATTCCTTATGAAAAACAGTGAATTAGTACCATGTACTTTAAGTGCTGGGCTTGCCAAGAATATTAGAAAGATTCAAGGAGAGCTGAAGGAATATTTTGAAGAAAAACACAAACTCTTACAGAAATATGATATCACTACTGATGCCCAGATCAGTGGTACAGAGAACGGGCAGAAATTCTTAGCAGAGTTTAATCCTTTAAGCATGGAAAACTCAGGGGTTGAGTTCCATAAGATGAGAATGACTTTTAGCGAAGTTTGTGATGTTATTGAGAATTGTCAAGGAATTCTTGAGGGAGACATCATGATTTTACAGCTTATTTGTAAAGATGAAAGTGAGAACGAAGATCAAAAAGAAGGTGAATAAATAAAATGCTACATGTAAAGAAATCATGTAAATATCTTGTCCTATTCCTCATTGGGGCATTTGCTTATTGTGGAATTGAGATCATCTGGCGAGGATATACACATTGGACAATGGGAGTGTTAGGTGGTACTTGCTTCATTCTTATTGGACTGATCAATAACAGCCGCTTTTTCTACCATCTTATGCCCTTTCGTGAGCAGATGGTTCTCGGAGGATTGATTGTTACTGTAATGGAATTCATAGCAGGTTGTATTTTAAATTTATGGTTAGGTTTAGGAATTTGGGATTACTCTCAGATGCCTTTTAATCTGTGTGGGCAGATTTGCTTACCTTATACAATCTTATGGATTCTATTGAGTGCAGTATGCATTGTTGTGGATGATTGGTTGAGATATTTAATGAAAATGAATGGAAAACCAGAATACATATGGTGATTTTAGTTGAGAAAGAGGAGTGATTTTATGTATTAAGTAGGAAGGTAAAAGACATGAGTGAATTAGAAACAATTATAAAATTTTTATCTCAACATGGAAGTGCATTGATAGTTTTTATCTTTGCACTTCTGTTGTTTTTAGATAAATTTTTTGGCACTGTAAGCAACTTGATTGAGAGATTTGGGATTGAAACAAAAGCAACTCTGGAACGCAAGCATCAGAAAGAAGTTATTGAAAAGCAGGAAGAGATAATCCGACAACATACTAAAACATTAGCCAAGTTAACAGAGATACTTGATAACCAGAATAAGAATGTTCAAGAGATCAAGAAAATGGTTAGCGAACAAGCAGAAATGTTAAGTGAACAAAGGGTCAATATGAATAGATTATTCCAACACACTGCTGAATTAGCTCAGAAATTAGATGATGCCTGTGGTACTGATACAGCATTAGTAAACGGAGTTGCCGCACTGTTAAGAGACAGAATCAAACAGGCTCATAAATACTATAAAGATAAAGGTGGAATCTCGCCTACAGGACTAGAGAACATCGAAGCTATTTATGTAGTTTATCACGATCAGTTACATCAAAATGGTGTCGGAGAAAAAATGTATAACGAAATCAAAGCATTGCCTATCAAGAGTGAAGAAACATTCTGATAGGTCTTTTTTATTGCAAAGGAGGATTGCATTATGAACAAATTTAAAGAATTTTTAGCAAGCATTAACTGGAGTGAAGTTAAACCACATACTGTTGTGAGCTTGATTTTACAGGTGTTAGCGTGGGTCAATATGGGATTAACTGCGGCAGGCAAACCAGTGATTGACGTACATGAAGATGTGATTAACCAAGTAGTTGGTATTGCTTTTGTAGTTGGAACATCTCTGTATGGAGATTGGAAAAATCATAGTTTTACATGGACAGCTCAGTTTGCGGATGAAATTGCTTATGCTCTGAGAGACGGTAGATTAACTCTTGAAGAGGCTGAGGAAATCAAGAATAAGATTGGTCAAAAAGACGTGATCGTAAAAGTTGATAAGGATTTATTTGAAAAAGAATTAGATGATGTTGCAGAAGGTAAAGAGTCTGACGACATTGTTGGATAATTTGCTAAGTGAGTAATTAGTAATTGAATAATTAGTTATTTGGAGCAGTCTCTGTTATGGTGACTGCTCTTTTTAGATAAAAGAAAGGAAGTTTGATATTTATGGCATTAAAATTCAAAACAAGAACGGCAAAGAGCGTGAGCTACGGAAGTAAACGTAGCACGAGTTCTATTAAGTTTATTGTAATCCATTTCACAGGTGGGGAGAAAGATAGTGCAAAGAATAACGCAGATTATTTTGCTACTGGTAACACTAGATCTGCTGGCGCACATTATTTTATTGATGATGAAGATATTGTATGGAAATCTGTTCCTGTTAACAGAATAGCATGGGCGGTTGGAGGTTTCTTCACTCAAGCAAATGGGGCAGGAAAATATTATAAAAACTGCACAAACGCAAACAGTCTGAGTATTGAAATGGCAGGTGTAGCTAATGGCGTTTCTAAAAAGACATACAATAATGCTGTTGCATTAACAAAAAAACTAATGAAAAAATATAATATCCCTGCTAGTCATGTTATTCGTCATTGGGACACAAATGGGAAACGGTGCCCAGAACCTTGGTGTGGAAAAAATAATAAACAGTGGGCTAAATTCAAAGCAGACATTTCTGGTTCTACAGTAGTAAAACCAAAAGCATCTTCTAAGTTCAAATCATACAAAGTGAAAGTAACTGCTTCTGCTCTTAACATCCGTAAGACTGCTTCTACTTCAGGTGCTAGAGTAGGATCATATAAGAAGGGAACAACGGTAACAATCAAAGCCGTCAAAAACGGTTGGGGTAAAACAAGTAAAGGTTGGATTAAACTGTCTTATACAAAGAAATGCTAAGTGGTATGAAAAAATATGAGAAACAGTTATGATTGATCTGGCGATCAGTCGGTATTTTCTTTATTGGTTTTCTTTGTCACTGATAAAGAAATGTTACTCTCTGCTGCGGAGAGGGTAAATATGAGCAGAATAAAAATTTAAGGGTACATCAGATTAATTTCTGGTGTACCCTATTTTTTTACGATTTTAGAACATTGAGTTCTGTTGTTCGAGTGCTACTAATAATGCACCCATTGTCATTGGTTTAATCTTTTCTCCATCTTGAAGTTCTGATTGGTCTATTGGAGAATCTTCATTAATGAAGTCGTAATTTGTGTAAACTGTTACTCCGTCAATCTCTTTGTACCAAACTGCTACAATATAGTCATTTCCAAATTCTAAAATATCTTGTTTTAGATCTGCTATAAGCTCTAAGCTTTCATAGATAATATGAGTGTTATTTTGATTAATTAATGCCATATTGTTTCTCCGTTCTGATACTTTACGCTTTTATGGTGTAACTTCTCTTCCATGTAGGAACTTTCTCAGATGCATATTGTGCGCCCATAATATAATTCAAATAATCTTCATCAACTTTTGCAATTTTCCTTTTCATATGATCGTCATTGTATGAAAATGCATAAAGCATCATCCCGTGTAAAATCTTATCACCAGGGAATACATGCTGCGATGATTCATGCCTCATAAACCTATTGGCTTTTTGATACTCATTCATAACATTTTTGCGAATATTGGTCATGCATGTCATATTTGCATGTTGTTCGATAGATGTTAGAATCATAGGATATGGTTTCTTTAAGCGTGTGCTGATTAATTGAAAAGCACAATTCAAAAAACCGAGAGACCATAATACTTTCTCTCGGTCTGTTGCTTCTGGTTCCTCGTCAATCTTACCACCTAACTTCATGTGTTCGTAAAATTTATCTCTTTCTTTTTTATCTGAATAAAACATTGTATAACTCCTTTTCTGTGTGAATTGATAGTTATACGCCTTGCGTTACGGTTTAAATTAAGAAATAAACTAATTTCATTTCTTTTATAGGTTTCAAAACATCCTATGTTACGGTTTAATTAAAGAAAAGTAATATTACCTCTTCTTATATAAATTTCAAAACACCATGTGTTGTGGTTGATAAAATTGTAGTTTTATGTGCAAAAACAACCTACATGAAAATGTTATTTTTTGTTTATTTTACTCATAAAATTAACATTCCACTATGACCCTATTATTCTAAAAATATCATTAGTATACTTTAGATTCCAATATGGATCGATTAAATATGTGGGTTACTTTCTTTATAACCATATTAACACCAGAAATAATACATGTCAATATAATTTATTCTACTCTACACATACCATCTATTTCATGCTCAGACAAGTATAAAGGCATCCCACATTTCTCGTCAAAGAATGAAAGGACATATTCTGTAGAATCAATTCTAGCCCCATATAGGGCTATTTTTATAGGCGTCTGAGAGTCGATTTCTGTGAGTTGTACTGTGTCACCTATGTGGAACAATCCGCACTCTGTATTGAGTGCCTTGTCGCTTTCGTTGTATTCGTATATTCTCATTTTGTTTCTCCTTAGCTGTTTAAATAACTCTGTGATTGTAATAGGTCTGTATATTCTCCGCAGATATACCATGTGCCAGATGATGGAATGTATTTTAGTATCTTTGTCTTAGTAGAGATGTTGAATCGTTCTAACACTTCTATTCTGCTTTTGTAATATTCTACTTCACGTTCTTGTCTTGCTGAGTTGGTTTCTTTTCTAGTACCCTGTAGGAGTAATTCTCTGATGTGGAATTTTTGAAGGTTACCATAAGAATCTAATATAGACATCCAGATATCAGGAGGCGTGTCTCCTGAGATGTTTACTCTCTTGGTAGCCTTTGGAATGTTTGTTGCATTATACATTTTATTTCACCTCTTGGATATTATAACACGAACGTGTGTTTGGTGTAAAGATTGTTTTGTTTATGAGTATGCGAAAATATTCTTTGGATGCCGTGTTGTAAGAATACTTTAGTATAACCATAAAAACGTAAAAAAATAAACCACTCGAAAGTGATTTCAGTTAATTGCTGAGGAATAATTGTATCGCACATACAGGATTTCCTCCTTCTAATTTTTTAAAAATTACTTGACATTTTTTTTAAATATACTAAAATAATGGTGTTTGCATTAGCCCGCAAGGAATTCTAACGAAAATTCCAGACAAATGTTCTGATACCTTGGTTGATACCCTTCTTAAAATAAGGTGCTAGAAACTACGTATTTATGCGGGTTTGAGAATACTCTTGCGGGTTCGACTCCCGCCTGGTGCGTATTTTAATAAATAAAATATATTATAGAAATTAAATATCGTCTTTTAAGAGACTATAGATTTTACTGTTTCTGATCGTTAAACAGCAAAGTCTATTGTCTCTTTTTTATTGTTAAGGAGGAAAATTATTTT